GCACCATCACCAGCGTGCTCAACTCGCTCCTGTCGAAAGGCGGCATCTCGCAGGCCGCCATCAAGGCGATCGACGTGCAGGTCAAAGCGGACACGTCCCAGGCGGCCGCGAAGATAAACGCGCTCAAGGCGAAACCGGTCACGGTCGACATCAAGGAGAGCGGCGCACGGAACGTCCAGGCCGCGATCGACGCGATCCGCGGCCGGACCATCCTGGTGACCGTCAAGGAGAGCCTCCAGTACGCCGCCGCGACGCGAGGGCCGCTGGTGCCCGGAGCCCAGTCGGGCGGCCTGGTCCCCGGGTCCGGGTCCGGGGACATCGTCCCGGCGATGCTCGAACCCGGCGAGGCCGTCGTCCCCCGTCACCTCGTCCCGCTGCTCTCCCCGTTCCTCGCCGCCCACAAGGTGCCCGGGTTCGGTGCCTCCTACATGGGCATCACCGGCCATTTCGCCGCCGGCGGCGTCGTCGGGCCCCCCGCTGGCGGCGCGGCCATCCCCGGCGCGGTCATCGCCGCGACGGCTGCCGAGTTCATGCGGGCGATCGAGGATGCGCTCCGGAACGCCCGGATCACCCAGGCGGCCGGCGAGCTGGCCGGCAAGCTGGCGGCCGCAGCGGGGAAGCCGTCCCATGCACAGCAGTTCACTGTCTCGCTGGTCAGCGGGATCACCGGCAGCCTCAAGAACCTCCCCGGCGGCATCCAGGGGGTCGCCGAGGGCCTGCTGAAGAAGCTCCAGCAGGAGATCGCGTTCGCGAAGCAGGTCCAGTCCGCGGCGATGCCGCAGCTCGCAGGGATGCCCCTCACTGCCAGCTCAGGGTCGGTGGGGGACCAGATGAAGTCCTACCTCGGTGACGTGAGGCAGTTCACCGCCGACCTGAAGACCCTGTCCGCGCAGGGCCTGAACAAGCAGATCCTGCAGCAGCTCATCTCGGCCGGGCCGCAGATCGGCGGGCAGCTCGCCGAGTCGATCCTGCACGGCGCCAAGGCGCAGATCGCCTCGGGCCTGACCGGCGGCCTGAACATCGCCGGCATGAACGTGGACCCGGCGACCGGGCAGGGCAGCGTCGGCGACCAGATGCAGTCCTACGCCGCCAGCATGAAAGCCTTCCAGGGAGACCTCACCAGGCTGCAGAAAGGCGGCCTGAACAAGGACATCCTGCAGCAGATCCTCGGCGCCGGCCCCACTCAGGGAGACGCCCTCGCCCAGTCCATCCTCGGCTCATCAGGCGGCGTGGGGCAGGCCAACTCGCTGTGGAAGCAGATCCAGCAGACCGCGAACCAGATCGGCGCCCAGTTCGGCGGCAGCGCCGGCACCGCGATGATCAACAAGGTGTGGCAGCAGCTCACCGGGGCAACCCAGGGGCTGGGCCTGGCCGCCGCGAGCGGCATGTACGGCGGGAACCTCACCACCCAGTCCGGGACGATCACCAACAACAACGTGTCCGTCAACATCTTCGCCCCGCCCGGGACGAACCTGACCGACCTGTCCGCAGCCGACCTGAAGAAGCTCCTCGGCGAGATCGAGGCAGCCCTGAACAAGAAGGCGAAGAAGAACCCCAAGACCCCGGTGAAAACCACCAGCCGCGGGAGAGGAAACAGCTGAACCACGACCGGGGGGTGAGCGGTCATGACGGTGACGGTCCCCAACCAGTGGTCCGGCACGTTCGCCCAGCCGGTCGCATTCGGCCCGGTCCCTCCCGCGCTGCAGTCGGCCGTGATCGCGCTGACCCCGGCGACGTCGGTCGGCGGCGGCAGCGGCACCCCCACCGCCGGGAACTGGCTGTTCTGCATCGCAGGATGGAACCAGGCAGCGCTCCCGGCCGCGACGATCGCGGCCGCTGATGACATCCACTCGTTCTGGCGGCCAGGCCAGGTCGTCACCGCGTCGTGGCCGGGGAACACCGCCTCAGGCTCCGCCGCGGTGTCGGCGGCGTCGGGGAGCACCCGGACGAGCGTGTGGTACACGCCGAACCTGGTGCGGGTCCCCGGGGACGTCTACGCCGCGCCGGCCAGCGCCGTGGCGGGGATGGCCGTCCTGGTCATCGAGGTGGCCGGGCTCGGGCCGTGGGACACCGTCACAGGCGTCTACACGAACTACGCGGCAGCGGCGACCAGCCTGAACCTGGCACTCGGGGCACCCTCAGCGCAGGCGTTCCTCCTCGGTGCCGTCACAGGCGACTCCACCGCGGCCGGGCAGGCTTTCGCCCCCGGCGGGTGGATGGCCCTCTCGGCGGTGTCAGCCAGCAACGGCAGCGACCACACCGACGACGCCGTCCTCACCTCCGCGTGGATCACCACCGGCGGCAGCGTCTCGGTGAACGGGACCGCCAGCAGCGCCACCGACCTGTCCGGCGTCCTCGTCGGGGTCCTCACCGCCGCCGCCAGCCCCGTCCCGGCAGCGCATAACCCGAACTGGCCGCTGGTGCGGTTCGAGGCGGCGTTCGGCGGCGGCTACCAGACCCCCCCGGACCAGCTCGCCTGGACAGACCTGTCGTCACGCCTGTGGTCGTGGGATGAGACGACGGGAATCCAGTACGAGTTCGGCGAGGTGCAGTCCACCGACCTGAACGTCGAGCTTGACAATTTCGACCAGAACCTGTCATCGGACTGGCCGGGCGCCCTCTACTACTCGAACGCCCTGAACAGGAACATGTCGTTCCAGTCCGGCGCTGCGCCGTGGGCAGCGTGGGGCGGCTCGTCCCTGGCGCTGTCCTCCGCGCACGCCTACGCGTCCTCAGCAGGCGCGGCAGCCACGTTCAGCCTCGCGGTCACCCCGAACGGCACCACCGCAAACCCCGGCGCCACCTCCGAGTACGTCCCGGTCACCGGCAGTACCGCGTACACGGTGTCCGGGTGGGTCACGGCACCCGCCGGGTGGGCGACCGGATGGCAGTGCTCGGCGATCTGGTACGACTCGTCGAAGACGTTCATCAGCTTCGGGGCCGGCAGTACCCCGCTCGCCGTCACATCGGCCTGGCAGCAGGTCAGCAACACCCTCACCTCCCCCTCGAACGCCGCGTTCATGATCCTGCTGTTCCAGGCGGCAGGCACCCCGCCCGGGTCCACCGTTTTCTACCTGGCCGAATGCGCCGCGGTCGCCGGATCCGTCGTTGTGGCTACCGGGCTGATCACCAGCGGGACCCCGGTCCGGATCAGGGCAGCCGTGGGCACCGCCGGCGGCCACGCAGTGAACCGCTGGTACGTGATCTCCCGGAACGCCGCCGAGTGGCCGCAGCAGATCATGGACATCCGCCGCCAGTACGTGCCCGCGACCGGGTCCGACATCTGGGCCGTCACGTCGTCGTCGTGCCGGTCGCCGTACCGGGGGGAAGTCTTCCAGGACGCCCCGTACGCGTGGTGGCCGTGCGATGACCAGCCGCTGGCCGGCGGCGTCCAGCCCGTGAGCCTGCGGAACATAGCGCCCGGGAACAGCAGCGCCCTGTCCATCACCGCCAGCCCCGGCGGCATCACCGCCCAGGACGCCTACGGCACGAACAACACCGACCTGTCCGCGTTCATCGGCGCGTTCCCGAACCCCCCGCCGCCCGGCATCGCCATCTACAGCGCCGGGCAGAACCAGGGCTGGATGTACGGGGACCCCGCGTCGTCGCTCGCGTCAGCCGCCGCCTCCGGCGGCCCGGTCACCGCGTCCCCCGGTGCCGCCAGCTGGCAGCATTCCGGGATCCTCGGGAACACCGGCCAGCACGGATGGTTCCTGGACGTCAACGACGCCGCATTCCCCGGCCTGTCCGGTGGCGTCACCGTCGAAGGGTGGTTCCTGTACCCGTTCTGGGCCGGCGACAAGGGGTTCACCGGACCCGTCGGCGGAATCGGCGGCGGCAACCAGTACAACGTCTACCAGCAGCCCGACGCCCCCATGAGCCTCCTGGAACTCGCGACGGCGTCAGCCCCGGTCGCCATCCTCCAGATGGACACCAGCGGGCACCTGTCGCTGATCACCTACAACGGCGGCACCGGCACCAGCCAGAGCGTCTACACCACCTCGGACCTGCGGTGCAATTCATGGTTCCACGTCGCCGTCACCCTCACCGCCACCACATGGGCCGTCTATGTCAACGGGGGCCTCACCGCCACCGCGTCCGGCAGCGCGACGATCAGCCCCGCCGCGTGGACATGGCTCATCGTCAACGGCGACCTCGGGACAGGCGGCGGCAGCACCCTGTCCGGCATCACTCACAGCGCCAGCGTGGCGGTCAGCCACATCGCCGTCTACCCGAAAGTGCTCACCATCTGGCGGATCCTGGCGCACTACAGCGCCGCCATCAGCGCGTTCGGAGCCCTCCCGGCCCCCGCCTCAGTGCAGCTGTCCCAGGTCAGCAACGCGAAACCGACCGGGTTCACACCTGACGGCTCCAGCTATAAGGGGACGTACGGCTGGGTGAACGCCACGACCCTGTCGAACTACACGTTCTCCGCGGAGGCCGCCGCCGTCGCCGGCGCCTACACGTCGGGGCCGTCGAGCCGCGCCACGATCGCCGGGCAGGGCGTCAACGCCGCCCAGACGCAGGGTCAGGCGGTCTGGGTTACCTGGCAGTCGATCGCACCCCTCGTGCAGGTATTCACGGCGGCCACTCCGGCTTCCGAGACCGAGGCGGCCGCATGCCTCGGGTCCGGTGACAGCTTCACGTCCGGCTACGGGTCCGGTGCCTCCGGCCACGGGGTATCCCAGGTGTCCGCCGGCACCGGGGCGAGCCCTCCCGCGGCGGCGTCCGCCCTCGGCGACACCGTCCAGCAGCGGCTCGAGCGCATCCTCGCCTACGGCCAGTGCACCTACCCTGGCCGGTGCATCGACCCGGCATCCCAGCTGGTCCAGGCGGCCACCGACGTCGGCGGCCAGTCAGCCGGGGCGAACCTGCAGAACATCGCCCAGTCCGACGGCGGGATGCTGTTCATCGACAACTGCGGGAACATCACCTACTGGTCCCGCACGCACCTGGCCTCCCAGTACGCCTCCCCGGTGTGGACGCTCGGCCCGGGCGCAACCCCCTACATGCGGGAGATCGACTGGAAAGCCGACCCGCACCGGGTGTGGAACACCATCAGCATCACCCCGTTCAGCCCGTCCGGCGCATCACTGCCCGTCATCACCCCGCGCTCGGCGGCCGCGGTGACCGCAAGCCAGGCCCAGTACGGCGCCCAGCCGTTCCAGCAGGTCAACTACCTGCAGTCCGCCACCGAGCAGCAGAACCTCGCCGACTGGATCCTGGCCACCTTCGGCGGCCTGCGGATCAGGGCCGACAGCATCGATGTCGATGCAGCCACCTACCCCGCAGCGTGGCCGCTGGTCCTCGGCGGCAACGTAGGCGACATCGCCACGGTCCAGAACTGGCAGGTGGGCGCAGGCGGGATCACCGGCACGTTCCGCGTAACCCAGATCCACAGGCGCCTCGTCTTCGGCGGCATGTCCGGCGACGTCCGCGCGGAGATCACCCTCACGACGGATTTCGAGCCCACGTCGTACTGGACCTGACTGGCCGTATTCGCAGGCTCGCCCTCACCTGAGAGACGGGGCCGCCCGCACCGCACCCCAGTTTCCTTGCAGGGACGGGGGGGCTGTTGGACACCGCGCTGCTCACTGCCGTGACCAACCTCGGCTTCGGCGGCATCGTCCTGATCCTCATCATGCTCGGCTGGCTCGTCCCCCGCCCGGCGCACACGCGGGCACTGGATGAGAACGCCCGGAAGGACGAGGCGATCGAGAAACTCCAGGAAGCACTCGCCCTGGAACGCCAGCGGTCCAACGACGCCACGCAGGCAGCCGCCGTCACCAACCAGCTCATCGGCGCTCTCACCACCCTCGCCACCGAGCACCGCGCAGCGGAGAAGCACGAGCACAAGCAGGCAGCCGACGCCGCCTACGCCAGGGGCGCCCCCGCGACGCCGCAGATCGCCGGCAAGGACACCGGCCAGTGAGGTGGCGCAGGATGAGGCGGCCGGTCCTGCCACACGGTGCCGGCCAGGTCGCGGCGGCTGAGAAGGAAGTCGAGCTGTCCCGCCGGCGCCTGCGCGAGACGCACGAGAAGGTCATCGTGCCGCTGCGCGCTGCGGCAGACCGCAACAACTTCGCCGAGCTGATCGCCGCCTCGCTCGCGCATGGCCGCGGGAACCAGTCAGGCGGGTGAGCGCATGCTGAAGCGGGTCACATGGCGGAGCTGGGCCGTGCTCGCGGTCCTCGCCGGCGCCTACGCTGCCCTCGGGTTCCTGCTGGGCCGCAACGGAGTCATCGAGGAGGAGATCTACAAGTGGGGGCTGCTCGGAGCATCCGCCGCCCCGTTCGCGCTCGTCGCCGCATACACCGCTTCGGGGAACCGCTGGTGGGCGAACGACGTCGGCAGCGCGATCGTCCAGATCAAGCTGTGCGTCGCGCTCCTCGTCGTCCCGCTGACGTGGGTGTTCTGGGTGGACGGCGGCATCCTCAGGCCCGGCTGGCTGGCGTGGGCCGAGGTGTCCGCCCCGGCCCTGGTCGCGCTCGCGCTGCTGCGGCTCTGCTGGGTGTTCTGGCGCATCCACCGGGCCGGTGGCGGCAGGAAAGGACCGGAGAGTTGACGGAGCCCGCGAACGGCCACGCAGCCGCGCACACTGAACGGCGTACGCTCCGGGAGACCGTCGCGTACCCGCCGCACGGCCCGCGCGAATCTGACCCGCATTACGGGATTTTCGAGCATGCGAAACACCATCTCGTGCACGTGCTCGGCGCGGGGTGCTGGATCGGCGGCGCGACGCTCGCCCAGGTGAAGGCCGGGCTGCCCGGAGGGCACCGCTGCGCAGGCGCAGCCCAGCTCGAGGCGCACCACGCTGTAGCCGAGTTCGCGGGGCTGAATGAGATCGACTGGCAGAAGGTTGCCGCGGACTTCCCGCAGGCTGGCCTCCATTCGGACGAGGAATTCAAAGCCTTCGCCAATAGCGAAGGCGGCCTGCTTATCCTCTGCGATGTCCACCATCGCCATCCGGGTAAAGGAATCCACAGCGTCACATATCCGGCATGGCTGCTTGATAAGTACGCGAAGGACGAGTGGGAATTCCTCCCGGATCAGGACCGGAGCGGGACGTGACGGCTCCTGGCGGCAGCGGGGCACCCCATACACGGCTCGACAGGGTGCTCGGCTGCGTTCCCCGGTTCCTGTCCAGCCACGTCCACGTGATCTGGCTCATCGGTCTCGGCGTGTACCTGATCGTCCTGCCACTAGCCGGCGTGAAGGTGAGTGCCAGCGCAGAACTGATCGGCGGCAACTACACCAACGTAACCTCGGACATCGGGGCGTGCATCGCCGCCGGCGGCACCCTGACCGCGCTGAAGCATGCCCGCAAGTCGCACCGGATCATGGCAGACCTGTACAGGCGGCACACAGGCCAGGATCACCCGGATGCCCCGCCCGGAGGCAGCCCGCCGTGATCTCCGGCCTGGACATCTCCAACGTCAACGGGGCACTCGACCTGGCGTCCCTCGCACGCCAGTACCGGCTGAGCTTCGCGATCCTGAAGGCCACCGAAGGCACCGGATTCCGCGACCCGCTGTTTCCCGCCGCGTGGGAGGCACTGAAGCAACTCGGGCTCGCACGAGGCACGTACCACTTCGCCCACCCGTCAGGCGAGCCTGACGCGGAGGCGGCCTTCTTCCTGGCGTACGTGCGCGAGAACGGCCTGCTCGACGCCGATGTTCTCGCCCTCGACCTGGAGGTAACGGACGGTCTCCCGCCTGAGCAGGTCGCCGGGTGGGCGCGCCGGTTCTGCTCCCGCGTGAGCTCCGCGTCCGGGCGCCGGCCGCTCGTCTACACCTTCATCAGCTTCGCCGTGGCGGGGAACTGCGCAGGGCTCGGGCGGTATCCGCTGTGGATCGCCGACCCGTCAAGCACGCCGGGATCGCCCCGGGTCCCCGGTCCGTGGACGACGTGGGCGGTGCACCAGTACGGCCAGCAGGGCATCGACCTGGACGTCGCGAACTACCCGGACGCCGCGGCGATGACCCGCGCGCTCGGCAGGCCCCGGCCTTCCCCGCCCGCACCGCCGAAGCCCGTGGAGGACGACATGGTCAGCATCTCCCCGCTCCAGCTCCCCGCGTACCAGTCCGGACCGGCCGGCGCCACGGCGGCCGTCACGGTCGACCTGTCGTCCGCGGGCACCTTCAGGGCCATCGGGTTCTCCTCGCACTGGTCGCTGGCCGGGCAGCCGCAGCCGGCCATCCGGGTGGAGGTCCACTCGTACAGCAAGGGGTTCACGCAGACCGTGCCTGAGCTGATGATCCCGCAGTCCGGCAAGGCCGTCGTTGTGTTCACCGAGCATGACGTCGATTACCTGTCCGTCAGCAGGGCGAACGGCAGCCCTGCGCTGGTGTCAGCGGGGACGTGACGGTGAGGGACTGGGTCTCGTTCCTGATCGCCGCGTTCGGCCTGCTGCTCCTCCTCGCGGACACGGCCGTCGCGGGCGGCCAGGTCCGGATCGACAATCCGCAGTGGCTTCTCCCCGGCGGCCTCGCCTGCTGGCTCCTCGCCTGGATAATCGCGATGCTGCCGAGGAATTAGGCCCCCATCGTCCCCTGGACGCGCGGCATCGTCCGCCCTGACCTGACGCAACGGAGGCACGTGACTATGCCTGCCCGCAGGCCGCTCGGCCGGCTCCCCGAGGACCGCTCGAAGCCGCGGCTGCTGCTCACCCCCCACCTGCGCGCCACGCCGCCCCCGCCCGCGTCAGCGGACTGGTACAGCCACGTCCCGGCATGGGGGACGCTCGGGAACACGGACTGGGGCGACTGCGTGTTCGCAGGCACCGGCCATATCGCCGAGCAGCAGACCGCAGCCGGTGAAGGTACCGAGGTGATCGTCACCGACGCCGAGATACTCGCTGCTTACACCCGGGTCACGGGCTTCGACCCGGCCGCCGGGCCGCCAGGCCAGAACCCGACCGACAACGGCGCGCTGCTCCAGGACGGCCTCGCCGACCTGCGCAGGAACGGGCTCGCCGGGCAGAAGATCGCCGCGTTCGCCCGGCTCGCGGACGGCGATGAGGACGAGCTGAGGACCGCTGTCGCCCAGCTGGGCTGCGCGGCCATCGGCGTGCGGCTCCCGCAGTCCGCCCTCGCTCAGTTCGACGCCGGCGAGCCGTGGACACTGGTGCCGGACGACGGAGGCATAGCCGGCGGCCATGCAGTGACCGCCTTCGGGTACGACCAGACGTACATCTACCTGGTCTCCTGGGGAAAGGTCGTTCCCGCTGCGTGGGACTGGCTGCGCGCCTACTGCGGCGAGGCGTGGGCGGTCGTGTCGCAGGACTGGGCGGGACGCGACGGCAGGGACCCGGAAGGCGTAGACCTGCACCAGCTCGGGAACGAGTTCGCGATGCTCACCGGCTCGCCGAACCCGTTCCCGGCCCCGCCCGCGCCGCCGCCGCACCCTGCACCGGGACCCGCCGCGCAGCTCGCCGAGCTGGCCGCTTTCATCCGCGAGGTCGCCGCGGACACTGCCCGCGACGTCACCGACATCACCCGCTGGCTCAGCCAGCACGGCATCTAGAGGAGAACCGCCTTGACAGAGACGGGCACCGGGCAGGTACCTGAGCCGTCGCACCCGGGATTCCTGGCACACCTCCGCGACCACCTGCTGCCGGAAGTCGCGGCCCTCCGCGCCGACGCGGAGCACGCCAGGACGGCAATCCCGGCCGCGCTCGCCGGCATCGGCACCCTCGCCGGCATCATCGGGTCGCTCGCCAGGATGGCGGACCCTTCAGCCGGGCCGGAGGTCACCGCGATGATCGCCGAGGCGGATAAGGCGGCTGCTGAGGCGGCCGCGGCAGCGGAGAAGCTCCTCGGGAAGATGTAGGCCCTCAGCCCCGGCTAAGAACGCACCGCCCCGCTCCTGGTCACGCGGCCCGGAGCGGGGCGGCTTCCGCATGCCCGGTGGTGGGCGGCGGCCATCTCAGGCGGCATCGTTCCCGCCTCGGGAGACCGCGTACCTCACTGGCTCGCGGTGCGCCATGAATGACCCGGCCTGCGAGAACGCAAACGAAGCCTCCGTCGAGGCCCAGCCGTCAAGCAGCCCGATGGTCTGCGACCTGGACGCGTCCGGGACGACGGTGACGTACCCGGCCTGCGTGACACGGCTGAGCTGCCAGTCGTATCCGGAGTCGAAGCCGCGCGTCCCCGAGTCGCATTCCCAGTCCCACACCGGGCGGATGGCCCGCTCCCACCGGCTGCGCCACGTGCCCCAGCACCACGCGTTGAAGTACGGCAGGAGCCTGACCGCCGACTGGTCCGCGTCCGTATCCTGTGCCGGCTCGTGCGGGTCCCATCCCTGGCCGCCCCGGCTGTGCGCGCACACCGCGAGAACCTGTTCGTCCTGCGCGAACAGGCCGGCCGCCCAGCAGAAGTACTCCAGGACGTCGGAAGACACCACCACGTCTTCCTCGCCGAAGATGACGAACTCCGCCGCCGGGTCAGCGAGCACATGGTCCGCGGCCTCCGCGATGGCCCTTCCCATGCCCCTTGACGCCGCCGCCGCGGCGGAGTCCGGCTTGATCCGCACCCGGGCGCCCAGCCCGGAGGATGCGCGGAAATCGCTGATGACCTCAACCTGCTCAGCGAACTGGGCCTCGTCGTAGCCGAGCGCGATGGTGAACGAGTGCACGCCGCCGAGGCCGCGCGCCCCGCGCCAGGACTCCAGGGTCTGGCGGAGATAGTAGGGGCGTTTCAGCGCCGTCACGATGACCGCAGGCTCACAGCTCATGCCCATACGACCCCCAGTCCGTAGCTGCCGTGCCGGTTCACCCAGGTCCGCCCTGTCTCCGCGCAGTAGATGCCCAGCGCCTCGGTGACTGGTCCGCCTGGCTCGCCGAGCATCCTGTCCCCGTCCGGCATCCACTCGGTATCATGCAGCAGCGCGAGGCCGCCCGCGCGGATTCGCGGGACGTACAGGCGCAGCTCGGCCAGGGTGTGACTGGTGGCGTGGGACGTGTCGACGAACAGGATGTCGCACGTGGCAGGCAGCCACTCCTGCGCCTGCACGCTGAGGTCATCGGCCTGGAGGAAATGCCACCTGGGCAGCCCGTTCCAGTCCGCCGGCACATCAGGCGGCTCGATGTCGGCCGACCAGACGTGGCCGTCGTTGCCGGCGGTCCCGGAGAGGAACGCCGCCGTGCTGTTCCCGGAACGCACCCCGAGCTCGATGATGACCGGTCTCGTGAATGCTGCCGCAGTGTCGCGCAGGAATCTCATATGGCCTTGCATGTCGGACTTCGCGGCGGCCCTGGCCTCGTAGTCGCCTGCTATCGCCGTCACGCTGCGCCTTCAGTCATGCGCGGCCGGAGCCAGTATGGCGGGCACCTGCCGTCGCGGATCCAGGCCGGCCACGTCTCGTCGACAGTCACTGGGACCACGCCGGAGTCGGGTGCGTGATGCTCGCCGCGATTCCAGGTGGCGCCGGTCCGGATGGCTTCCCATTCCGCGCGGGGCATCTCGGTGTGGCAGGTGGCGGCGAGCTTCCGCTCACGGTCAGCCTCCGTGCCCAGCCACGAGAAATGCCAGCCGCCGTCCTCGATGACAGGAAGGGCGTGACGCTGGTCGCGGACCTGGCTCAGCGATGGCCTCCTCGGCCCGCTGACGCATCCGGCGCGGACGACGACTGACGTGAGCTGAGGGACTGGGTACTCCCAGTCGCAGGCAGAATGGAAGACCCGCTGCCTCAGCGCCGCCGCCCCCTGCTCCGGGCAGCCCCCCAGCGCGGCATCAGATGGGATCTCATCGCAGTCAGCGACGAGGAGGATGTCATCCGGGCGCACGCCTGCCAGATGGTGCCATGCTGCGTCACGCTGGGCGTGCTCGCGTTGCCAGTGGTCAGACCCCTCAGGGAGCTCACTGACTTCCACAAAGGTGATCCAGTCAGCGAACGCGGCAAACCGTTCCCGGTTCTCTGTGTACCGCAGGGGCTTGGGGACGCCGCGGTGGGTCACGCTAGCTTCCGTTATGACCGTTCGATGCACCTTTCCGGCGAGATGGTTCAGTCTCATCTCGAGCATGTCCAGTTCACCGTCGAACATGATCAGGTCCCAGACCCGGCCGGTAAGGATGCGACCACCCCGGCATCCTGGCCGCACCAGGGCGGCATCGGCGCCCCTGGCGGAAGGACCGCTCCGCCTGCCATGCACCCGCCCGCATCGCGGCCGTCGTGTCCGTCAAGGCGGTCACAGTCCGGCAGGCAGTGCCGGACGAGCGCCCTTACCTTCGCGGTATCGGCTGCCATCCGGTCGTCCCGCCAGCGTGCGTAGGCGTCCCGGTCGTCCTGATGCAGCGCCTCCGCGTCGGCATAGGTGGCGTCCAGGGCCGACTTGGCTACGCCCCAGTGCATGTGCTCGATCACCACGTCCGGGACGTAGGAGAGGCAGCCGGAGAGCTCGCCGATGTCCCTCCAGCACAGGTCCACGCACATGTGGCGCATCGACGGCTCGCACATCCAGCCGAGTGCTTCCACGATGCCGGCCGAGATGACAGGAGCGGTGGGAAGCCGGCCGCCCATGATCATGTCATTCCCGTACGCGATGCCGGTTCCCCCCGTCCGCCCGAGCGCGGCGAGCAGCAGGCCGTCCCAGTTCCCGGTCCTGGGCAGGTGGTCATCACCGAGGGACGCGAAGGCCCGGTAGCGGCCGGAGTGCCGGCTCGCGAGCTTGTTTGTCCACCCCGTGAGGGTGTCGCGGGGCCCGGTGAACATCCGGACCCGACCCTGGCAGTTACCGGGGACGGTGCCCGCGTAGAGCAGCGCCTGGTCGTCGTCGACCGCGACCGCAACGTCCGTCGCCGCTCCTGACAGGCTCAGGCAGGCCGCGAGCATTTCCTGCAGCCGGCCGGGGCGCCCCCGGGACGGCGTGATGACCAGCAGGTCCCTCACTGAGCGCCGGCCCGGTCTCTGGTGACGGCGCGCAGGTCAGCCGCCGTGGCGGCTGCATGTGCTGCCGCGGTCCGCTCAGCGAGCTCGCGGGCGTCCAGTTCCCCGGCGTCCCACGCTCCGGCGAGCCGCGCGATGACCTCATCCCTCGCCGCTGCCGGCACAGCGACAGGCAGCGCGACCAGGTAAGGGGCGCAGCCGTACATCCCGGCCGGCCGCACCTCGTACCCGTATCCGCCCAGGAGCCCCACCAGCTCGCTGCGGTCGTAACAGCCGTACACTGAATGGTCCTCGATCCACAGCACCGGCCGCAGCCGGCTGAGGGTTTCCCGCATGCCGCGCAGGGCGTGCAGGTCCGCGCCTTCCACGTCTAGCTTCACCAGGTCGATGCGCGGCTCATCCGCGAGCAGGTCATCCAGCGGGCAGCCGGTCACGGTGCCGCCGTCATCGGGGATGACCCGGGTGGACCCGTCCCGCTCATGCCCGGCAGGTGAGTCGAGCCGCAGCAGGGCGTTCTCGTCCCATGCGGCGACCTCGAGGACCGTGACGTTCCCCGGCTCGTTGAGGGCGATGTTGTCGCGCAGTCTCGCTGCGGTAGCCGGGTTCGGCTCGACGGCGATCACCTTCGATGCGGCCTCTGCCGCACGGAGGGTGTAGTGCCCGACGTGGGCGCCGACGTCCAGGAACACCCCGCCGGGCGGGAGGAGCGACAGGAGCGAGTCTTCGACGGACTCCTCGTGGAACGGGCCGAGCCGGTCACCGTGATCTTCCGGGCCGTCTACCCGCCAGTCCAGGCCGGCGTGGCGGACGATCCGGCGGTCCTCCTGGCGCATCTGCTCGAGCCGCGCCAAGACCGGCTTCCAGTACTGCTCCAGCACCAGGTCGGCGTCGTACCCGAGCGCGAACTCGCGGGTAGCCTGCCGTTTCGCCTCGATGGCGCCCGACATGGTCAGCTCGTAGGCTTCCTCGTAGGCGGCCTCGATATCGTCGATGAACGGGACCTGCCAGCTTTCCCCGTGCCACTCGTTCCACCACGGCTGCCCGCGCACTTTCCAGCCGGAGCCGCACAGCTCGGTCATGGCTGTCGCGTCGTTCACCACTACGGGCGTGCCGCACGACTGGGCTTCGAGGACGGGGATACCGAAGCCCTCCCCGTACGAGGCGGAGGACAGGACGTCGATCGCGGAATACCACTCGGCCAGCTCGGCGGCCGTAACCGCGCCGATGGCCATCCTGTACTGATCGCTGAACGAGACAGCGCCGGCGACGCCTTTCCTCTGCGCCATCCTGACGAGGTTCAGCCCGGTCGGCACGCCGCCCTTGACCGAGTGCACCGACAGGATCGCCTCGGGATGCCGCGCGTGGAACCGGCTGAACGCTTCGAACTGTTCGCCGAAAGCTTTCCTTGAACTGTCTTTATTGGCAGCCGCAATGCCTACGATGAAGCGTCCGTCGTGCCCGAACCTGCGGCGCACCTCCTCCCGGTCCGGTGCCGGCCTGAACACGGAGGTCTCGCAGGCGTGCGGTACGTACGCCGCGTCGAAACCCCGCGCCGTGAGCTGGGCCTGCCCGTGCCTGCTCATCGCGACCGGGAACGCTCCGGTCTCCCGCAGCCAGTTCTCGTCGGGCTCGCCGAGGGCAAGCGTGTCGACCGGCATCCACGCCGCAACCGGGACGCCCTGCTCCTGGTGAATGGCCCTGATCTGGCCCTTATCGAGAACCCACGCATCCATCAGCGTGATGAGCGCGTCGGCACGCGACTGCCTGACGTGCTCGGCGATGATGTCCGATCCGTACGCGTCTATGCCTGGCGGGAGGACCAGGTGACCTTTCCAGTTCCCGGTGTCCCCCTGGATGCCGTAGAAGGCCGACGCGATGACCTCGTGTCCTAGGGCGGCAATACGGGTGATGAACAGGCCCGCTTCTATGCCGTACCCGGTGGGCAGTCCCGGGCGGTTCGAGTGGAAGAGGATTCGGATGGGAGCCACCAGGGGAATCGCGGGGGAACCTGACTTCCGAAGATTGTGCGGGGTAACGCCCCCGTAGCGGCAACATCAGCGAGGCCGGGAAAGGCGAAGGCCCTGCGGGGAGCCGTGGCTGGAAGCTCGGCGGCCCGCGAGCCCTGTCCTTCAGGGCCGGGTTAGCCCGTGCCCTAGGAGGGTTCGGCGAAACCCTTAGCTCCTGGTAGGCGGTGCGGGCAGGGGCTTGCCGGGTGGGGCTGACCCCAGATTCCGGTACTGGTTACCCCAGGAACGTGAAGAACGGGCGGCAGGTGATCTGCCGTCCGGTCTTGCTGTCTGCGGTGACTGCCTTGACGTTCGACGTCACGCCACGCCTTGGCTGGCTTCCGGGTGTACGCCGCCTCCGGTTCTTACCCCGGGCGTGTCTGCCCGGTCTCCGGTGTCGCCGGGCACGGGGCGGGACTCCTGCTCGCGGATGACCTCGGTGAGCCGCTGCTGGAGCTGAAAATTTATGATCCTTACCCCAAAGGCGCGCGCCCAAGGCTGACAAGCTTGGTATACATGCGCCCATGGACGACCTGCTGTATGGAACCTCCCAGGAGGACGGCAACTACTCGCATGCCGTTGACCCGTCTGACCGCACCGTCAGTATCTGCGGGAGGATTCAGAACCCCACGGTGAACGGGGAGTCATGGGCAGATGCCCCAGCGCCGCGCTGCCAGGAGTGTACGGCGCAAGCGCGCTGACGGCTGATGTATCGAACGGGACGGCCGCCTGCATGGCCGTCCCGTTTCCGTTTTGGCGCGGCGCTTGACGGCTACTGTTGCTGCTTGGCTAGCTGGGGGCAGTCTCCCGCTTGAACACGAACGGCGGCTGGAGGCTGATCAGTTCCCAGCCTTCGTGGCCGAGGGCGTTGAGGATTCCCTCGATCTCGTTGACGTGGTTCTTCTCTACTGAATCGGCCAGGCTCTTGTGGGTGCCGCCGACCATGACGGTTCCCCTGCCGAGGACCTTGTACTCTGGCATGCTGGTCTTCCTTCCTCGTGGTGCTTGCCGGCCCGGCCTACTGGCCCGACTGGATGGGGAACTGGACGGGCGCCATGGGTGTCTGGATCGCCCTGATCGCGTAGGTAGCCATCTCCTTGCTATCGAGCCACAGTACGAGCGTGTACATGCCGGGCGCCGGGATCTCGACGTTGGTCACGGTGACGGCGAACGGCACCTGTGCCGGGTCGCCGAAGTGGGCCTCCAGCGACGGTGCGGTGCGGAACCCCGCCTCGACGCGGACCGGCAGCTCCTGGCCGTTCTCGCCGCGCACGCCGACGCGGATCATCCGGTCGGTCATGGTGTCCTGGAACGGAAGTTCGAGCACTGCGGTGATGCCGAGCGTTGGCACGAGCGCCGGGAAGGCGTGGAAGCGCAGCAGCGTGATGAACCCGCCGTTCACGTACACCTTGCCGTCTGCCCCTGAGGCAGCGTGGTCGGATGCGAAGAACGCCACGACCCTGGTTGCTGTCAGCCGGGCTGGCGAGTCGGGGGCGGTGCTCTCCTGTGTCATACACGAATGATATCTTCTGTATTACCAAGGCTCAAGCAGAGGAGGGCAAGTTGCTCGACGTGGGGAAGTACGACCTGATCGACTGGGATGACCCGGAATCCGACCCGGACCCGGCCACGAACAACCTTCTCCACTGCCAGCAGGCGGACCACCTCGGAGCGCAGGCTGAGCTGGTCGTGTACGAACTGCTCGCCGGGGTATGGGCCGAGGTGAACTTCAAGACCATGACCGCGCAATGGGCCATCGTGGGGCTGGCACTGTCCCGGGTGTGGCTCGTACTGTTGAAGGAATCGGAGAAAAGAGGCGACTGGCTCCGCCCGGTCACCGGGTGGCCGGCCGAGACCGCTGAGATCCGGCAGTGGGAGAAGCTGACCGGGCAGAAATGGAGGGGACGATGACCGCCGACCGCCCCCAGGGCCTGATAGAAGACGCCGGGCAGGCCGGGAAGCCGCGCCGCCTGGACCAGATGGTGTCCGCCCGGCTCGACCCGCCGCTCGTCGCGGCACTGCGACGCTTCGCCAAGAGGCGCGGCATCACCTTCAGCGACGTGATCCGGCTGGCCAGCCTGAACCTGCTGGCCCGCGAGGACGCCCAGAACGTCATCGTCTTCTCAGTCCGGGTGACCAACGAGACACTGCCGAAGGCGGTCACCCGTTCGTACTGCGAGGAAATCCCGGCCGCCATCTGATCATCCGGGCCCAGCCCGGCGTTGTGCGGGGCTGCCATCCGCTGCGGAAATCGAATGTGTGGCCGTGCCGGCTGGCGGGTGTTTCCGGGGTTTCCCTCATCCGCCCCGGCGCGGGAGCGTACCTGTCCGCATGCCCGGTGGTCCGGCCGGCACGGCCGGCTCAGTTACCCGGTGGCGGGGTGGGGATGAGTGCCCATGCGGTGCGCCCGGTGTCGTCCCCGGTGATACCCCAGTTGCCGGGTCCGGTGAGGATCTCGGTCACGTCGAGTCCGTGTGCCCGCCCGTCCGCGTGGCGGCCTCGCCGCCATGGACCGCCGGCGTCCTCGACCTCGATCCGGATGTGACCGTGGCGGATCTCGGCGCGGAGGGTGAACTTACCGCCGTTCCCGGACGCGGAATGGAGTATGGCGTTGGTGGCGAGTTCGGATGCGACTAAGGTCGCGTCGTCGGCGGCGGGATGGCCGTGCAGCGCCTGTGTGAGCGCGCGGCGCGCGTGGCTGACTTGTGCGGGTTCTGCGGGGTAGGTTCCCTGGAACCGTCTGGTGCCGGGTGGTGCCGCCGTGTCGTCCATCGTGTCCCCTCCGTGCTGTGCTGGCCTATTGCCGATCACACAGTGAAGGGGCACGCTTTAGCTACGTGACCGAACTGCCCGCCACGATCCGCCACGGTGATTCTGGAGGCATGCCACATGACACGGCGCGACCCTGACACCGACCCGCGTGCGTTCCTGGGCGGCGAGCTTCGGCGCGGCCGGATGGCTGCTGGTTTCTCCAGCCAGGAGGCGCTGGCCGCCAAGCTCGGGTTCGACAGGACCGTTGTCACGAAAGCGGAGACAGGGAAGCGCCCGCCCACGGCGGACGTGCTGGTGGCGTGGTGCGTGGCGTGCCGTATGGACGAGGAACTATTCACGCGGCTGGCCAGGCTGGCGCGTGCCAGTGACGGGCCGGTACCGACGTGGTTCGAGGACTGGCTTGAGGCTGAGGGTGAAGCTCAGTCCCTCCGGATCTGGTCCCCGACCCTGATACCGGGACTGCTCCAGACAGCGGACTACGCCCGTGCGCTGTTCCTGGCCGCGCAGTCCGACACCAGCGATGACCTGATAGACGGGCTCGTCACGGCGCGGCTGGAACGGCGGGCGATCCTGGACCGCGCCGGCCCGCCTGATGTGGTGGTGGTCCTGGACGAGGTGGTCCTGCACCGGCTGATCGGCACGCACGAGATCATGCGGGACGCGCTGGTGCAGGTCGCGGAACTGTCCCGCCGGCCGAACGTCGTTGTGCAGGTGATCCCCGCATCTAACGGCGCTAACGCGGGCCTCGGCGGCGCGTTCGACATCGCGGCGGCGGACGGCATGCCGGACACGCTGCGGATGGAAGGCGTGGAAGACCAGACGATAGAGAAGCGCTCCCTGGTGCGCAAGGCGGCGGTAGCGTTCGACCGGGTGCGCGGGGACGCGATGTCACGGGGACAATCGAGAGACCTGATTCTGAAGGTGGCAGAGGAAATATGGAAGCCATAGACCACGGCTGGCGCAAGGCCAGCTACTCAGGGAACGGCGGAGGCAACTGCGTCGAAGTGGGGCAGGACGCGGACGGGACGATCCTGGTCCGCGACACCAAGGACAGCGGCACCGGGCGAGTGCACCGCATCTCATCGGCTGACTGGCGCACGTTCCTGGCACGTGTGCGCTGCGGCGATCCCGGCACGCATGGTTAGGGCTGTTATCGCATCGGATGAACCTCGTTATCCGCTCTCTCTGGTTTTAGCCCAGTGCGGGTGATTACTGTACCCTCATGGCACCAGGATCGTCACTTGGAATGCTGCGGCTGACGAGGCTTACGTTCTGTGCGCATCCAGTTGCTGGGCCGGGAGCATCGTGATGACACTCCCAGCTTGGACGGAAGTGGGTTTACTACCTGCTGGCGCGCACCGGTCAGACATGCCTGGCATTTATGACCGCTTCGTGCTTGATGCCCCGCATCGGGATCACCGGGAACTGCTGTTCAGCGCGTTGACAACACATCTCCGGCTAATGCAAAGGATCATTCCTGCTGGCGTAGCTTGGATAGATGGAAGCTTCGCCACGTGCAGAGAGGAACCACCGGAGGATGTGGACGTGGTGGTCCTGCCGATGGACTGGGCTGCGGTCAGGTCGCTGCCTGATGTGGCGCGCATGAACCTTCATGCGCTCCTGACCCTCAAGGAGGTCTCCATCGCGCACCCGGAAGACCTCTGGTTCTCCAGGTTGCAGCCCATAGGCGGCCTGGTAGACGCCTACCTGTGCGCACCTGGCCAGGAGGCGACATGGCAGGAGACGTGGTCGCGGGTAGTCGATGCTAAGGGTGTGGTCATCGATGGCCAGGTCAAAGGCTTTGCGGAGGTGACGTGGTGACCAAGAGCTTCAGCGAGGCCCGGCAGGAGATCACGGGCGACTCGTGGCTGGACAAGCTGGCCCGCGCGTCGCTGCTGGCTGCGGAGGCGAAGTTTTCCGGCCGTGAGATTCCGCTACTCCGGGTTGTCGTCTCCGGGGTGCGCACTATCGATGCTTACGACTCGTCGCAGGTCACAAAGGCTGTCCAGGACGCGACTGCGAAACTCGGCCACACAATCAGCTTCCCTAACGCGGACAGGTCCAGCGCACTCGCCGCCGACCGCGAACGGGCACGATTGATCCAGCGAGGCCAGACCGGCAACGTGATCATCTTCGGGTTCCCTGAGCCCAGGACCCACGAGGACATCCTTGGTCTCACCGTTGAGACGCTTGCGGAACGGGCAGTCCGGGAACTTGTCAGTGTGCTCCCAGGATCGACGGATGACGATGCCTCGCTCGACGCAGTGCTGGCTCAGCGCCTGACCGTCCGTAATGCAGTCAACGACATCGCGCGCGCGGTGCCGCAAAGTGCGGCCGGCCTCGGATTTCACATGGCCTCGGCTGACGGCGAAGAGATCGACTCGGTTCTCTCACAGGAGCAAGCGACGGTTCTCAAGAGCAGCCTCGGTGAATCGCGGGTTGACCGCCGCACGGTGACGGTTGCCGGCCGTCTGGACGGGGTTCGCACAAAGCGCCGCATCTTCTACCTCGAACCGGATTCAGGCCCAGAAATTCATGGCGCTATAGAACTGGAGCTGATGGAGACGGTTAGGGCCAGTCTCGATCAGCGCATTATTGCCACGCTTGAGGAAGAGCGCACGCGGACCCTCGCTGGTCGGCAGAGTGGCCGCCTGTTCCGCCTTGTCAGGATCGAGTCGGCCCCAGGAATTTTCTAAGCAGTGGAAATTCCGGGGCGTCTGTGCATCCTTTTTGTCAGACCCTGCCGCTATTATCGGAGTGAGAAGAAAAGGAAATAGCAAGCGGCCCCCGCGACGCGCCAACGTCCGAGGGCCTGGACCAAGGAGCGCAACTCCATGGCCACTCCGACCATAGCACGCGACGCGTCGCACGTCGCCGCTCTGCTCGACAGCCCTGAGATCGCCGCGCTGATCGGTGAGCTTGAGGCGACCCGGTGGACCGGCCGTCCCGGCTACCCGCTCCGCTCCCTGCTCGGCCTGGTCCTGGTCAAGAGCGTGTACTGTATCCCGACGTGGACCCGGGCCGTGTCCCTGGTCCGTGACCATGCCGCGCTGCGGGACGTGCTCGGCGCTGCCCCGTCCACGGACGCGTGCTACAGGTTCGCCCGCAAGCTCCGCAAGCACAGCGCAATGCTGGCGGAATGCACCACGCGGATTCTCGGGGAACTGCATTCCCTGCACCCGGATATGGGCAGCACCGTTGCTATTGACGGCTCGGATCTTCCCGCTTACGCGAACGGGCAGAAATACGTTTCCCGTGGCGGGAAACTTCGGGAGCGGTTCTCGGACCCGGATGCGTCATGGGGTCACCGCTCATCCATTTCCACCCGATCGGGCGGCGGGTACTATGGCTATAAAATTCACGCGGCCGTTGACGTCGCGACCGGGCTGCCGCTGGCGTGGGAGGTCCGGACTGCGAAGGACTCAGAGATACCACTCGTGCCGGACCTGCTGGACGCCGTGACCGCGCTCGGGTTCACGCCGGGTGTCGCCGTGCTCGATCGCGGGTACGACTCGCAGGCTGTCTATGAGGAGATCGAGTCGCGGGACATCCGCCCCGTCATCCCGCTGCGTGAAACCAAGGCCGTCAAGGACGGCCAGCACCTTCCCCCGTCCTGCGACCACGGCACATGGACATTCGCTGGGTCCGACACCAGGCGGGGAGCGTCGAAGTGGCGGTGCCCGACCGGCGAGTGTAAGCCGGCGTCGGTCTGGCTCAAGGCTGACCGGCTCCACACTCTCATCCCGCGCACCACCCCACGGTGGAAGGCGTACTACCACAAGCGGTGCGCCGTCGAGCGGGAGTTCGGCGTCCTCAAGCACCAGTGGGCACTGCTGCCGCTCCGCGTCCGGGGACTCGCGAAAGTCCGCCTCCACGTGAACCTGACCATCCTCGCCCAGCTCGCCGCCGCGCTCCTCAAAGCCCGGACCTAGAACCTGCCCGTCCCGCACCCCGCCGCGAGCGGGACCACCGGCATGCCCGGACACGGGAAACCCGCCTCACACGCAATTGCGCGGCCGCACGGCACCCGCTAACTGGACACAGAGGACAAAAGTCCAGGTCAGTCCGCCATCCCGCTCGATGTCAGGTCGCTCAGCACCGGGTTTCGCCGGTCCTATCGCCGATCCCTCCTAGCGCGGCTCAGTAAAGGCAGTGAAATATGAGTGTGCTAGTATCTCAGCGTGAGCAGCCGGGTGGTGAAGCGGGCGTACAAGTACCGCTTCTACCCGACCCCGGAGCAGGCGGAGCTGCTGAACCGGACGTTCGGGTCGGTGCGGTACGTGTACAACCGGGCGCTCGCGGAACGGTCCCGGGCGTGGACACAGGACCAGAAGCGGGTCACGTTCGCGGAAACCTGCCGGATGCTCACCCAGTGGAAAGCGGACCCGGAGACATCCTGGCTGTACGAGGTATCCAACGTCGCGCTCCAGCAGGGGCTCCAGCATCTCCAGCAGGCATACCTGAACTTCTGGGGCAAACGCTCCGGGTACCCGACGTTCAAATCGAAACGGAAGTCGCGGGCATCAGCGACGTTCACAACCTCGGGGTTCCGCTACCGGGACGGGCAGATCACGCTGGCGAAGATGGATGTCCCGCTGGATATCCGCTGGTCCCGCCCGCCGCCCGAATGCGCGGAGCCGTCCACGGTGACGGTCAGCCGGGACGCGGCCGGACGGTGGCATGTCTCGATCCTGGTCGAGGAGACGATCGAGCCGCTTCCCCCGGCGCCAGCATCGGCGGTTGGGGTCGATGCCGGGATAACGTCGCTGGTGACCCTGTCGACCGGGGAGAAGATCACCAACCCGAAGTGCGAGAAACGGGACCGCGCCCGGCTGGCGAAGGCGCAGCGGAACCTGGCCCGCAAGCAGAAAGGCTCCCGCAACCGGGCCAGAGCGCGCGTCAAGGTCGCCCGCGTGTATGCCCGGATCACCGACCGCAGGACCGATTTCCTGCACAAGTTGTCCACGAGGATCATCCGCGAGAACCAAACGGTGATCATCGAAGACCTGACCGTCCGCAACATGCTCAGGAACCATTCCCTGGCCCGCGCGATCTCCGATGCGTCCTGGTCGGAGTTCCGCAGGCAGCTGGAATACAAGGCGGACTGGTACGGCCGCACCGTCATCGCGGTCGACAGGTTCTACCCGTCGAGCAGGACATGCTCTGCGTGCGGCCGCCTGGCCGCGTCGATGCCGCTGAACGTCCGGGAATGGGCGTGCCCCGCGTGCGGCACAGTCCACGACCGGGATATCAACGCCGCGAGGAACATACGAGCTGCCGGGCTGGCAGTGCTTGCCTGCGGAGATGGCGTAAGACCTGCCCGCACGTAGTGCTGGTAGGCGACCGTCCGTGAAACAGGAACCCCGGCCCGTGAGGGCCGAGAATCCCCTCCCTGAAGGAAGGGGAGAAGTCAAGCTAGGAGGGAACCCCGAAACGAGCCGCGAAACTCAGCGCGGCGCGGGTTCCGGGTTCCGGAGTTAGCGTCCGGCCTGCGGTTTTGTCCTGTCTGTCCGGTAGTGCGTGTCCGCGCGGGACCGGGCGCGATCTCATGGCCGCAATTCTCGTGTCCGGGCATGCCTGCGACCCCGCCAGCAGCGGGGTAATAGGCAGGGCTGCCTATGTCCGGGCGATGAGCAGCGCGGATGCGAGCTGGGCGAAGATGGTCAGGTCCACGTGGAGCCGGACGCGGTAGATGCGCCGGACCCGCAGCGGCAGCGCGCCCCACTCGTTCTTGAGCCGGCCGAATTCCCGCTCCACCGCGCCGCGCTGGTGATACAGGCTTTTCCATCGGGGCGTGCTGCGCGGGATCAGGGTGTGCAGCCGGTCCGCTTTCAGCCACGTGGACGCGGGCGTGCACTCACCGGACGGGCAGCGCCACTTGGACGCTCCCCGCCTGGTGTCGGACCCGGCGAACGTCCACGTACCGTGCTCGCACGACGGCGGCAGGTGCTTGCCGGCCTTGACGGCGGGTGTCTGCCGCACTGGGATCACCGGCCGGATGTCCCGCTCTTCCAGCAGCGTGTACAGCGCCTGAGTGTCATAGCCACGGTCAAGGACCGCGATCGACGGGGCGAACCCGCGCCCGTTCGCGGCGTCGAGCAGCACCGGCACCGTGGGTATCTCGCTGTCTTTCGCGGTCTGCACCTGCCACGCCACCGGCAGCCCGGTCACGATGTCCACGCACGCGTGAACCTTATAGCCGTAATACCCGCCGCCGCTGCGCGTGGAAATGGACGAGCGGTGACCCCATGTCGCGTCCGGGTCGGAGAACTTCTCGCGCAGTTTCCCGCCGCGTGACACGTATTTCTGCCCGTTCGCGTAGGCGGGAAGGTCGGACCCGTCAATAGCGACCGCGCTGCCCATTTCCGGGTTGAGGGAATGCAGTTCCGCCAGCACCTTCTCAATGCACGACGTGAGCATGTCCCCATGGGTCCGCAGCTTGACCGTGAACCTGTAGCACGCGTCCGTGGACGGGGCCGCACCCAGCACGTCCCGCAGCCCGGCGTGGTCAGCGACCAGCGCGACCGTCCGCGTCCACGTGGGCAGGCAGTACACGGACTTGACCAGCGTGATGCCGACCATGGCACGCACCGGGTAGCCGGGCCGGCCCGTCCACCGGGTCGCCTCAAGCTGGGCGATGAGCCCGGTGATCTCCGGGCTGTCCAGCAGCGCGGCAACCTGTGCGGCATCGCGCGGGAGTGATACGGTCGAAGCGGCCATGGAGTTGCATCTCCTGGTCCAGGCCCCCGGAGTGTTACCAGCACTCGCGGGGGTCGCCCTTTATTTCCTTTTCCCTTCTCTTCGACTATATCGCTTGGGTCTGACATTTTCAGGGGTCCTGAAAGCCGCCATCGGCAGGAATTGTTGCTTTTCTAATATGGGCGAACTCGCGGGTTAATCCGGCCGCGCGCCTGCCGCGACGATGCTGAGAAGCCGGTGTGGCGTGGACGATTGGCCACGCCTGGCTATACTCTCAAGCAGCGCCTCAAGTAGCGCAGGCTGAATCGTGCCCCAGGCAGGGTTCCAACCTGCGACTGTCGGCTTAGCAGGCCGGCGCTCTATGCGACTGAGCTACTGGGGCTGGAGGCTGCGGAGCCACTGGTATGGCCCCGCAGCCAGAGTTAGCCCCGGGAGGGCTGGGTGTCTGAGCCCGTCGGTCCTCCCGGGGCGGCTTCTCTCATAGGCATTCGCTCCCAACTCAGGAAGTAAGCCGCGCTCCCACCGGAGCTTAGCGCACTGAAGGCGTGCGTGGGGCGCGGTGATGGGCTTGCCGCCTCGCGTGTCCCTCCGGGCGGATCGGTGTAGGCGCGCATGTCCCTCGGCGAGTTGCTGAATCGGTCCGGTGTTCCCGCTAAGATGCTCTTGGCGACACTTGGAGGAACGGCCATGCCGAGCGCAAGGGGACACGTGAAGGACGGGAAGAGCCCGACGGCCTTTCCGATCATCCCGCTCAAGGACGTAGTGGAAATGGCGTGCCTGATTGGCCGACGGGGCGGCAGGTGCCGATTTGATGAGCTTGCCAGCTCACTGGACCAGGTCAGGACCAGCGGCGCGTTCCGGGGGCGGACGGCCGCCGGCCGTATGTTCGGTGCAACAGAGACTGTCGGCAGTGAGCTGGTCCTTACCGACATCGGACGGCGCATGGCCGCGTCGCCCTCGGACGTGGACATGCTGGCGGAAGCCTTCCTGAGCGTGGAGCTATACGGGAAACTGTTCGACCGGTACGCCGCCGACGGCGGGAAGCTGCCTGCTGTAGACGTCATCGACGTGGACATCGAGCGTCTCGGAGTACCCGAGCACCGGGCGACCAGGGCGCGTCAGGTCTTCATCCGGAGCGCAGAGACCGCCGGATTCTTCCGCTCGGGTCGCGACCGGCTCATCCGCCCCAACGGAGGTAGCATCGCAGTCGGGCGTAGTGCCGTGCCCGAGCGCAAGGAGCCTGCGGAAGTGTTTCATCCAGAAGCAGAAGTGGTGCTTGCGATGCCAACGCCGGCACCGCCGTCGCACTCACTACCGCCGTCGCACTCACTACCGCCGTTGATGCAGGCGCTGGTGGACAGACTGCCGGCTGAGGGCGAGCGGTACACACCTCAGCAGCGCGAGCACTGGCTTGAGACAGCGAAGAACGTCCTCGACCTTGTCTACGTGGATGATGCACCCGCGCCGCCGTCTGCCAGCCCGAACGGGCACACAGGCTCGTACCCGGAACCGGTGATTCAACCCGAAACGCGGGCATGACCAAGGGGCACCCCCGGCACGGGAATGCCCCCGTATGCGCGTCCCTGAGTTCGTCGGCCTAACGGCAGGCGTCCGGACTCGTCGAGGCCGAACCCGCCGCTGCGCACCCTGGCGATGAACGCCTGCCACTCGGCCTGGGCGCAGCGGTGGACCGGCCCACTGCCGTGCTGCTTGGTGTCGCGGACCAGGATCGTCCCGTCGGCGTCCTGCCCGATTTCGACGCAGTTGCCGCCGCCGTTCCCTGAGTAGCTGGACTTCCTCCAGCCGTTCACGTTTTCCATTTCTCTTCCGCCACCTTCATGATCAAGTCCCGTGACTGGCCCCGTGACAGCGCATCTCCCCGCACCCGGTCAAACGCTACAGCCGCCTTGCGTACCAGTGAGCGCTTCTCGACCGTCTGGTCCTCCACGCCTTCCATCCGCAGCGTGTCCGGCATGCCGTCCGCGCTGGCGATGTCGAACGCACCGCCGAGTCCGGCGTTGGCCCCGTTGACGGCAGGGATCACCTGCACCACCAGGAACGGGCGGCGTGACCACTCGGCCACCTGCACCAGCGCGTCGTGCATCACCTGCGGCGAGCCGATCAGGCGGTGCAGCACCGCCTCGTCCAGCACCACCACGGTATCGGGCGGGTCGCCCCGCTCGAACACGGCCTGACGCTCCAGCCGCGCCGACACCAGCCCGTCGATCATGTCCTCGCTGGTATCGGACTGTGCCGCAAGGAACAGCGCCCGCGCGTACTCCGCCGTCTGGAGCAGGCCCGGTATCAGCACCGGGGACCATATCCGCAGCGACTGCGCCTCATGCTCAGCCTCAAGCCAGTCCTCGAACCACGTCGGGACCGGCCCGTCACTGGCGCGCGCCAGCCTCGCCAGCCGGGTGAACAGATCCTCATCCAGCCCGCACGCGGAGCACCACGCCGACAGCACGTCCGGTGTCGGCGGGCGCTCCCCGGTCTCCGCCTTCGTGACGACTGTCCGGTCGAACCCGAGCCGGGCGGCCAGTGCCTCCTGGCTGCTGAACCCGGCCGTCATCCGGGCCCGGCGAAGTTCCCCGCCGAGGAACGCGCGGGGGTCGGTGTCCGGGTCGCGTCTGGTCATCGTGGCAAGCCTCCAGCAGCACAGTGGCGGATCGTGGCAGGCGCATTCGTCACGTAAACCAAGCGTGCCCTTTCACGCTGTGATCGGCAATAGCCGGCACAGTACGGAGGGGACAGCGATGGAACACACGGCAGTCGAGACCTCAATGCGGCTGCTCCATGCCGTCTACCCCGCCGAGCCCGCGCAGGTCAGGCACGCCCGGAAAGCACTCGCCGGCCTGCTCGGCGACACCCCCGTCACCGACACCGCGCTGCTGATCGCGTCGGAGTTCGCCACCAACGCCGTCCTGCACAGCGCATCCCGCAACGGCGGGACGTTCACCCTCCGCGCCGGGATCACCGGCAGCACCCTGCGGATAGAAGTGGAAGACAGCGGCGGCGCATGGAACAGCCAGCCGCACGACGACGGCAGGCCGCACGGGCTTGACGTGATAGAGGCATTCACCGGACCCGGCAACTGGGGCATCATCGGGGACGCCGGCGGGCGCACCGCCTGGGTCTACCTCACCATCCCCGCAGCAGGGTAGCCCGCCGACAGCACGACGCCGGGCAAGATCCAGGATGACCCCGGACCCGCCCGGCGTGGCTTGCACGTTCCTGGCCTCGTTCCGTGGAACGATTGCCGGTTGGGAACTCACGGAACGTAGCGGCCGTTCGCAGCGGCTCTGGCTACGTTAGCGCTTTCATGCTGCCGCCGGCAGCAGGCGCGCCGTTCTGTTCCCTAACCGAAAGGGAACTCAATGAGCGAATTCCTGATCACGTGCGTCCGGATGAGCGGGCGCACCGCTGCGGGCCATCACCACATCGTCAGCGTGGGCGTCGGCGGCGAGCAGTTCACCGTAGAGGAGATCTACCAGGCAATCGATGCGGGACACAGGTTCCGCACTGCGAGCCCGTCATCGGGGACGGAAGCGCCCGTAGCCAAGTACCACTGCGCCTGCGGTCTTGACACGCTCCGCTCGCACTCGGACAAGTACTGGGACAACAACCTGGACAACCTGCCTGCGTGCCCGTAAATCCGCATCCGTCCTGATCCAGTCAATAGCATGATCAGCCGGGAAGGGACTGGCGCGAACCGGTTCCTTCCCGGCACGCGGATGGCAGGTATAGCCCATCGCGATCGCGATCGCGTCGGCGATCCACGGGATGAACGCGTCCGCGTCGGCCACGGAAATGTCAAGGGCATACCGGCCATCCAGCAGGAGCCCGATCTTCCCGCCATTGACTGGCATCGCGTCCAGGAACGGGACCCGGTGGCCATCTACGACCACACGGTGACTCTCAAAAGGGCCAACGATCTGATAATCGCTCATGTCGTCAGCTTCCCCTGGCTAGCGCACGCAACGCCAGTCCCGATCAGGGGCTCTTGAAACGGAACGGGACGGCCATGCAGGTGACCGTCCCGTCCAAGCCATGCCCTGCCGCGAATCCACAGCATCACCACGGCGAGCCGTGACGCCCCGCTTCTTCCAGGAGCACCTGCATGCCCGCGACGGAACCGGGCGGAGTGTGGTTATCCCGCATGGGTTTTCCGGAGAGGCTGCAAGGTCAGGCTGGGTACCAACGTGACCACCCCCTCACGGTCCGGGAGATGAACTCCCGGCCACCAGGGTACCCGGAACATGGGGTAGACAGCGGCCGGATCTGGGGTCCGCGCTGACCAGCCACGACACCTAACCGCAGGCCAGCACCGTTTCGCAGAACCCTCCTAGATGGCAGCTCCGAAGGAAAGGCTGCTGCGTTGTGAGCGCAGCCGAGCTGCGCAAGCAGGTCCGCCGAGCACTTGAACCCGGCGCACATCAGGACCGCGTCGAACTGCCTGGCCGCTGATGCGCCGTTGCCCGCAGGCCCGGCAGGCAGCGGAACCCGGAACGTCTTGCGGATGACAAGCTTCTCCAGCTCGGTGCTCATGATGGCGGATTATCCTCCCTCAGCCGGCAGCGGCATACCCGGTTTCCCTTGACGCCCCCGGCCAGGTTCTGTTCTTCTCGGCGTCAGGCGCCGGGTCCCTCCCGGAGACCATCGCCCTGTTCGCAGTATCGGGCGGGACGCTCGTGCACAGCGAGTCAGCGACGTGGGCCGGCGCGGCCGGGAGCGGCTGGGTGCGGGCGTCGTTCAGCAGCCCGCCGTCCCTCACCGTGAGCACGAACTATGTCGCCGCTGTATTCGATTCTGGTGGCTTCAACTGGTACAGCGGCACGCACAACTACTGGGACACAGGCGCCGGCTCGGGCGGCATCACTAACGGGCCGCTGTCCGCGCCGAACAACGCCGGTGCAGCGCACGGCCAGGACGCATTCGACAACTCCGGGCCGCTGGCGTTCCCCACCACCAGCTTCCAGGCCACCAACTACTGGATGGACCCCGAGGTCACCGTCACGGCCGCGACGGCAGGGAGGCCTCCCCTGATCGCCGGCCAGGCCGTACAGCGCGCAGCCGCCTGGTAACACCCTCTCAGACCGGAAGGACCCGGCATGCTCTACACCGCCTGGACCAACGCCGACGTGGCCCTCACTGCGGCGACCGCCAAGACCGCACTGTACATCATCCCCCCGGCCGGGTTCGGCTACCAGCTGTGCGTGGTGGAAATCGGCGTCGAGTTCGAGGGTGCGGTCCAGGGTACCGACTGCCTGACCGAGCTCGTCGAGTCCACCGCCGCTTCGAGGTCCGCCTGAAAGGCGCGGAACTGTCGTCGGTCCGGGTCCTGGACGTGTCGCAGATCTGCATACGCGGCAACGCCATGGTGACCGCGCAGGCGCTGCGGAAGGCGCTGGCCGCGCAGATCCCGGTGTGCTGGTTCTCCTACGGCGGGTGGCTCAGCGGGATCACCACCTGCCGGGGAAGAACATCGAGCTGCGCCGCCGCCGCAGCTGCGGCTTCCCTCGCCAGGGCAAGGGCTGCTTTCGCCGCCCGCACCGCATCCTCCGCGGCGATGATGGCCGCCGGGTTCCCTTGCCGCTTCGCGTACCCGAGGCGGGACTTCGCCCTCGAGAGGGCTTGCCCGGCGGACTCGGCGGCCCCCTCCGCCTCGCGGAGGGCCGCGAGGATCGGGGTAACCTGCGGGTCAGCTTCCCAGGCGGCGTCCTTCTCCTCCTGGTACTTCCGCTCGGCCGCGACGTCCTCGTTGGCCAGCTCGTGCACGCGGCGGACCTCTGCCATGACCGGGTCCTGTACCGGGCCCCGGACCCGGTACCGGTACGCGATCGGCACGGTCCCAGGCGCGGCGCCCTCTCCGGTTCCGTCCATCGTGATCACCATCCGGGGTTGTCTGTTAACGGTCAGAAAGGATACTCCCGGAGTCCGGGATAATGTGCCGGTATGACGGGCTCTGCAGTACTTCGCCCGGCATGCGCGCCGCCCAGGGACCCGAACCCTGGTGTATGCCATCACGGCCGCCTTCCGTACTTCGCCGCGTCAGCGCTGGACGGTCCCCGTCAGCGCGTCCCACAGCTGGCTGCTGCTCACGTCCATCGTCGCCGTCGTGTTGTCCGGGAAGATGCCGCGGAAGAAGCCTGTCAGGTTCGTCACCTGGAGGACCGGGCGCGGCTGGTCGGTCGGGTAGCCATCCGGGTAGGTGAGGACGAACGGGTGAGAGAAGTTCGTGTTCGCCCCGTTGATCAGGGGAACGCCGTCCTCAGTGCCCGTCGACTCGCCGAAACTGTTGCTGTCCCCGAACTGCTCCGGGCCGCCGCTGCCATCGAAGGCGTCGACGATCCACACTGTCCTGCCGGAGACGCCGCACGGCTGCAGCGTCACCTTCTCGCCCGCAACAGGGGTGGCGGCGAGTCCGGCGCACTCGCCGGTCGCGGCACCGAACGGGGTGTACTCGATCTCGTACGCATCCAGGTTCGCGTTCCCGTCGCTTTCGTCGGTCCCGAACACGCATGTCGGGAACGCGACAGTGCCCGCGATGCAGCCGTAGTGCAGAGAGGTCATCGGGCTGACAAGGCCGGCCTGGGCGAAGTCCGATACCGTGCCCTGATTCTCGAAGACGAAGTCCTCGGCCGGGTCATGGTTCGACTCGCGGAACAGGATGATCGACGTACCAGTCGCGACACCCTGCTTCGCGGAGTCCATCAGGAAGCCCGGGTGGCCGGTAACGCCGTCGCCGAACTGGTCGCTGAAAACGTCCACGCAGGACGGCCCGCAGGACGGGGTTGCGGCGTAGGCGGTGGCGGCGAGGGTCCCGCCGCCGAGGATGCCTGCCGTGAGCGCGGTCAGCCCGAAGAAGTACTTGCTCCTGTGCATGAGCTTCACAGCTCGTTTCCTTCCGTTTGTGCAGCGCAGCCCCTGCGGCGGCGCTCCGGTAACCGTCCCCGGGTTGCGGCGGGGAGGGAGTCCTGAGGTCCGGCTGCCCGGATGGTCCGGGCCGGTGCCGCAAGCTCACCCCGGGCAGTCACGCCGACCCCTTCGTGAGCTTGCGGCGCGGAGTCCTGGCCTGGAGTGTCCCGTCGCCGGGATCGTCGGCCTGGCGGCGCTGAGGCGCCCGTGACGGCAGAGAGGCACCCGGCGCCGGCGCCCTGGCGCCGGCGCGGGCGATCTCGGCGAGCTGCTGAGGGGTGAACAGCGTCGTCCGCCCGAGCTTCGTTGACGGGATCGCTCCGGTCCGCGCGTGGACTTTCAGCCAGTTGGCGGACTTGTGCACGATGGGTGACGCCTCCTCGGCGCTGAACAGAACGGGTGCCCCGGAGGTCATGACGCCTTCTTTCCTGCGCGCTCGCACGCTTTCAGCCACGCCTCGACCGCCGCCGGCCTGTAGCGCACGCCGTGCCCGACCTTGATCCAGTCCGGCCCGGTGCCTCTCGATCGCCATGCGGCCAGCGCGCTGACCGTGATCTCCCCGCCCAGGTACGCGGCCAGCTCGGCTGACGACATGAGCGGCTCCCTCTGCGGGGCCACGTCGCGGTCCTGCACCGGCACCTCCAGTCATCCGTTCCGGGTTTCCCCGTCCATGCTGAAATCATCTTGTCACGACTATGGCGGGATTGGCAACGAAACCATGATCATGTAATGTCTTGTCACATGTCGCCAGGTGATGAGGAGCCGCAGCGGGAGCATCCGCGGGAGGTCGGCGATAACGTGCGCCGGTACCGGGAGTTCCGGGGCATGAGCCAGGAAGCCCTCGCCCGCGAGATGGTGAAGCGGGGTTTCCCCTGGTTCCAGTCCACGGTCTACAAGGTGGAGCACTCGGGGCGGCGCATGGAGATGTACGAGGGCCGCGCCGTATGCGACATCCTCGGCATCTCCGTCGACAGGCTGTTCTGGGCCGGCGATGAAGCTGCCGAGATGGCGCTGGTCGAAGGTGCCATCTCATCGCTGAGGCAGGCGCACGACGAGACCGCCCGGGCGGTCGCGCGGCTTGACGCGGCCGCGCGCGCCGCCGCGCGCACCCTGAGGGACCGCGGCGGCAGCAGGTACGAGCGGGTCCGGGAGACCTGCGGCGACCTGGAGGCCGAGCTGGGATCGTCCACGCTCGACCTGGCCGTCGCGAGAGCGGGGGAGATCCTGGATGGTGACAGCTGATGGCGTACGCGGAGCGGGTGAGATCCCCGAAGGGCGACTACTGGCGCGGCCGGTACCAGGACCCTGACGGCCGGTACCTCACCGTGCGGGACGCAGGCGGCCGGGTCATAAGGTACCCGGCGAAGCTGGACGCCGAGCATGGTGCCGACGACGCCGAGTCAGCGGTCCGCGGCGGCGACTGGATCGACCCGCGTGCGGGGCTGGTCACGTTCGGGGAGTGGGCCAGCGCGTGGTACAGGAAGCAGGACCTGGCCGAGTCCACGATGGAGAACTACCGGCAGCACCTCGTGTACCACCTGCTGCCGTATTTCCAGCACAAAGCCCTCGCCGACATCAGCGAGGAGATGATCGGCAAATGGGCCCGGTCAGAGAGGGCCAGGGGCTACGAGCCGGACAGCATCAGGACCTGGCGGGCCACCCTGCACACCTGCCTGGAGGACGCGACAGGCACGCACATCAGCGTGAACCCGGCCACCCGGAAAAGGGGCAGGGGGAAGAGATCGGGCCGCGCCGCCGGGGACAGCGCCGAGGAGAAGATGATCACCGACCCGCTCGGCGTCCTGCTCATCGCCGAGCGGATGGCGATACTCTCCGGCCGCGACGACGAGCTCGTCATGGTCGTCACGGGATTCTGGGATGCGCTGCGGCTCGGCGAGACTGTCGGCCTGGAGAGCAGGTACGTGCGTCCCCGGACACTGCGGGTGGACTGGCAGCTTCACGAGATCGGCGGGAAAGACCCCGGGACCGGCGCCCCTGGCGGCCGGCTGGTGCGCTGCCCGCCGAAAGACGGATCGAGGGGGACGCTGGACCAGCCGCAGTTCCTCGCCCGCCTGCTGGCCGAGCACATCATGCGGACCCGGCCGGAGCCATGCCCCTGTCACGGGAAGACCTACGTGTTCCGCGGCATGGGCATCCCGCGAGGCCCGCGCGGCTCCATGTCGATGCGTGAACTGGCCGCCCTCGCCGGGGTGTCGGAGACCGTGGTCGCGACGGTGCTCGGCAAGCCGGGCCGCGTCAGCGAGCAGACACGCCGTCACGTCGAGGCTGTCATCGCCGCGTGCGGCTACCGGCGGGAGGCGGGGACGGACCGTCCCGCGTGGCACTGGCGCAGGTCCGCGTTCGAGGAACTGTTCACGGCTGCGGCATCGGGATGGCTCCCGGCCCGCGCGCCCCTGCCGCGCCGCCCCGTCCCGGTGGCCGGGGACTGGCCGGGCATGCGGGTGCGGGGCCGCAACGCGCAGGGCCGGGCGCAGTTCTGCTGGCTTCCTGTCGCCGAGGGGCTCACTCCTCACGGGCTGCGCCACTCGGCGAAGACGTGGATGGAGGAGGAGGGGATACCGGAGGTGCTGAGCGAGCAGCGGCTGCGCCACGAGATCGCCGGGATCTCCGGCCGGTACCGTCACGTGACGCAGAGGATGCGCGACGAGCTCGTGGCTGCGATGACGGCGGCGTGGGAGGGCGCGCTGGACGCGCGGCTGGCGATGTCGGAGCGCTCGCCGGCAGCGGTGCTCGACACGCTGCTGCGGGAGCGGCTCGAGGCGCGCAGGCCCAGGGCCGTCCCCAGGAATTCCCCAGAAACAAGTGAAGCGGTGCTCCCGTTTCCTCGGGGCACCGCCTCTGACCTGGGTCGGGGTGGCCGGATTTGAACCGGCGGCCTCTTCGTCCCGAAGAAAGTAGCCGTAAGTTCACGGGTTACGTTAAACCAGGATGTTCTCACTGTTCCGACCAGGACGTTTTCGGTTCGCCAGGTCAGAGGCCCAACGGCAAAGTCGCGTTCAGCGGCGTTCAGCGATATCCGCTCACGTTCACGGCTAGTCTCGTCCCCAGGAATTCCCCAGAAACGCCGTCCGCCGGGTTGCCGAGTCGGCTTGCCGCCGTCAGGCAGAACCCCATCCACGAATGCCCGGAGACTGACTCGCACCGTCTCGTGGTCGCAGCGATCGGCGCGATCTCAAGATGGATGTCTCAGCAGATACGGCGCTGAGCGGACGTTGCGGCCGCAGAGGCCCCAGGGTCGAGGCGCTATTGAGGTGGATGTCTCAGCAGGTACGCACCCGAGCATGCGTTACCACCGCAGCCCGGCGGAGACTCGTGTTGCGTCGGCATCACGTCTCAGCGTTTACGCAGCTGAGCATGCGTTGCGACTTGACCGGGGTAGCGGTCAGGCCGACCAGGTAGGCGTCGTCTCAGCGTTTACGCAGCTGAGCATGCGTTACGACAACGCGCACGAACACAAGCGCACCTGGGACAGCCGGGTCTCAGCGTTTACGCAGCTGAGCATGCGTTGCGACCAGGACGAGGGCTCCACCCGCGGCCAGTCTCAGCTCAGTCTCAGCAGGTACGCAGCTGAGCATGCGTTGCGACGCCGCATGCACTCATGGCACGGGTAGGTGGTGGTGGTCTCAGCAGGTACGCAGCTGAGCATGCGTTGCGACTCTTACAGGGTATGCTTCACCGTTCCTGGGATAACGGAGGTCTCAGCAGGTACGCAGCTGAGCATGCGTTGCGACCGCGCACACGCCACTGGCTTCGCTGCCTCGGCGTGGGTCTCAGCAGGTACGCAGCTGAGCATGCGTTACGACGTCCAGGGTGCCTTCAGCCGCACGCTCCACCCACAGCGTCTCAGCAGGTACGCAGCTGAGCATGCGTTGCGACGCCGCATGCACTCATGGCACGGGTAGGTGGTGGTGGTCTCAGCAGGTACGCAGCTGAGCATGCGTTGCGACCGCGGAGTGGACATCCCGCCCGACGCATGGGATCTGAGGTCTCAGCAGGTACGCAGCTGAGCATGCGTTGCGACTAGCGCTAAATTAGTGCTAACTTACCGTTGCGTGTGGTCTCAGCAGGTACGCAGCTGAGCATGCGTTGCGACCATGAGCGCGCCAGGATTGCCGAAGCGGTGCTTGAGTTCGTCTCAGCAGGTACGCAGCTGAGCATGCGTTGCGACCTTAACGTTGCCCTAGATCGAGTGCAACCATTAATCCCGGTCTCAGCAGGTACGCAGCTGAGCATGCGTTACGACCGTAGGACAAACGTGAGGAGGCGACGACCATGGACATGGTCTCAGCAGGTACGCAGCTGAGCATGCGTTACGACCGCTCCCGGTTTTCACCGGGTATGGCCTGCGGGAATGCGGTGGCTTGCGAGCGGTCCTGAATGCTGGCCTCTAGCGGCTTAACCGCCGCTCAATCCAGCCAGGGTTCGTGCCGTGTGACCTGCACGCGAGCGGCCCCCGGGGGTTCCGGGCACCACCGGGCCGCTCGCACGGACAGCCCGGGGGACGTTCAGTACAGCGGACAGCAGCAGAGCTGTCCCGGGCAGGCTCCCGCATCTGCGCCGGCCAGGGATGCCTGGCTGCGCGCGGTGAACCTGCCGCCCCGTCAGTGGCGGACGGGCACGCCATGGGTTATGGACTTGTCAAGAAACAGCCTGCACCGGAGTCTACCGGCGCAGGCTTAGCCTGTCGTCAGGCGTGGCCGCCGTGAGCCGGTTATGCCGTTGCCGGGACCGGCTGGATACCGCCGCCTCGCGCCTCAGCGTACGCACCGGCCCAGTCCCGGGTGAAGTACAGCCGGTCACCATCCGGGGCGACGCAGCCATGCTCGGTGAGCACGTCGATCTCCTCCGGGAGCAGCACCGACGGGTCGTAGCCGGCGCGGTCGAGCGCGGTAGAGGCGTCGTACAGCATCTCGGCCACGGCCTCCAGCCCTGCCAGCCGCTCAGCGGCGGCGTCGCGGCGTATCTCCAGCTCGCGCAGCTGCCTCTCGGCGATGCGCAGGTCGCTTTCCGCGTGCCTGAGCTCCCGCGTGGCGGCTGCCTTGCGCTGGTCGAGCCGTCGTTTCCGTGCGTTGAGCCACCTGCGGTGCTGCTCCATCCGGAGCTTCGCCGGGACCTGCGGCCGTTCCCTGGCCTGCTCCAGGCCCTTCTCCGAGATCCGGTAGAAGATCGGCGGCCGGCCGGGCTTCCCTGTCGGCATGGGCTGCCGGTCGATGATGCCCTCGGCCACGCCGGCTTCCAGCCAGCGCCGCACTGTGCTGAGAGACGGGTTCCTCGTCAGGGCCAGGCCCTTGTTCCAGGGCCTGCGCGGCTGCTGTTTCGCGACGGCCGCGGTGATGGCCAGTGCGGTCTTCAGCTTGCGGCGGTTGCTCATGCCGCCAGCTTCCGCTGCCGTTCGCGCAGAGCCCGCTGGGCCATGACCCTCGCGCAGCCCTTCGAGCAGTACACGGCGTCAGCCCGGCGGTTCCTGAACGCGCTCCCGCAGTCCGGCCGGGCGCAGGTCCGTCTCTCCGGCATCGGCTGCTCGCAGTGGGGGCACAGCTCGGTGGTGCGCTTCACGTCGGCAAGGTATCACGGTGATACGTTCCGTGCGGGCTGAAATATCACGCCACGGTGAGGGAATAAGCGGTTACCACCTGAGGTCCGGTGCCGTATGCCTGTACTTCCCGTCCGGCCAGGACGCACGTTCCTCGATCTCGGCGGCACGGGCCCGCCATTCCCCGGACAGTGCCAGTTCTTCGGGTGACGAGTCCTCTGGCCATGGCGGGTACAGGCCGGCGCTCCTCTGCTCATCGGTCCGCCGGTCGTAGAGCAGCGCCAGCGGCAGCGAGTACGGCCTGGCATTCGCCGACCGTCTGCGCGGCCGGGATCGCGGTTGTGTAGTTCAGCGGCCTGCCGCTAGCCATCGCTCCCCTCCATCTGCTTCCGTACTGCCTTCTCTACGTCATCAGGTAGCCGCCACAGGCCGAGAGCACCCCGGCACGGGACCGGCTCAGCGAGCGGGCGGACGTTCTCCAGGAGCCAGTGGTACTGATCGCGGACCGCCCACGGCGAGCACAGCGGCCGGGTCGCGCCGCACGTCCCGCCGAAGTCAGGGCTCAGGTGGCAGCCGGACAGGCCGGCTACCGCGACTATGACGCCCTGGCCGGATGCGGCCTCATCGATCTCGAACCCGCACGCCTCGACGGCATCGAGGATGAGGTAGTTCTCCACGTCGCTGCGGTCCGGTCTGGTCTTGCTCGCGTGGATGGCAATAAGGCCCCGGTAGGCCGTTCCCCACGTGCGGTTCTCGACCGGCTTCGCCCCGATGGCGATCGCCCAGGCGTACGGCTGCCTGATCGAGAGCGCCCGCATGGCGTCCGGCTTGCCAGCTGGCATGTCAGTGAGCATGCGGGCCATCGCCAGCTACCTCCGGGTGTCTCCCGTTCACGTAGAGCCGCATCTCTTCGACAGCGTTGCCCACCGCTTCGCCGACGCTGGCCACGCCCGCATCGAACCCGGCCGCGTAGGCGTCCCGGTCGCCTGGCACCAGGAGCGTCATCGTGCGGCCTTCCGCTCGCCGGAGCACGTCGTACCAGTCCGGGTGCTGGCTATCCCAGGGGGTGTCGGTGGTGTACCAGTTGCCGATGTTCGCCTTGTTCGACACCCACACCTCCTGACGCGGCTCGCCCCAGTCGATGGCGACCACGGAGCCGGTCGGGGGTTCCGGCTTCAGATACTGGTCAGGTGCCATCGCTGTCCTCCTCGTCGTCGTAGCAGGTGCACGAGCAGTCGCACTCACCGCAGTCAGGGCACGCCTCGCGGGTGTAGACGCACAGGGAGCACGTCATCAGTGGTCCTCCTTCAGCCTGTCGAGCATGGCCAGCCGCAGCACGCATTCGGCCTCGGTCATCCGGTGGCCCGCGTCCCACGTGCAGCGGGAGCAGATCAGGGTGCCGTCCTGCGCTGTCTCGGGGGTCGCCGACAGCGGATGGGTCGTGAGAGCTTCCCGCAGCGCGGCCAGGGTGCGGCGGAGATCGAAGTAGGCGGTGCGCCGGAGAGTGGAACCAGACAGGCTCAGCTTCGCAATGTTCTCTTCGTTGCGCTGCTCGATCGCGTCGAGTGCGGCGGCCAGGTCGTCAGCCACTTGCGCCCTCCTCCCCGAGCAGCTCACGGGTGATCGCCTCGCGCAGGTCACGGGCACACGCGGCGCGGACCCAGCCGCGATCCTCGGTCAGCGCCGACACCGGGCCGTCATCGATCTCGTCCCACTTCCCCGGCATCCCCAGTACCGCGTCCAGCGCGGCCAGGAGCCGGGGGACATCAGCGGCGGATGCACCCGCTGCCGCCGGGCTGGCGTATGCGAGCGCGGCCCGGTTCCTGATCCTGGCCAGCTCGGCACGGACGGGACCGGGGTCTGGTGCGTGCCCTGCCGGGTCAGTCATCGAACCCGTCCGCGTACGAGCACAGCAGCCATGCCGGCTTCTCCGCGACCGGCGTCAGGCCGAGCGTCCCGAGCGCGGCGGCGAGCTGCTCGTCCCAGCCGCGCCGGGTCGCCTCGTCCGCGCCGAGCAGTCCGCCGGCGTCCTGCGGGTTGCCCCGGCTCGCCTCCAGCGCCTTCGCGGCCAGGATGAACATCGGCGCGGTATCCGAGCAGTGGATGACGATCGTGACGCCGAGCAGCTCCAGCGCCTCCTCGCGGTGCTGGTAATAGTCCGCCGAGCCGTCTTCCGCAGTGAAGCCGGCAGCGGCCAGAAGCTCGTCCTCGGCTTCAGCGGCGAACGCGCTCAGGTCATCCCAGTGGCTGCACCGCTCGTCGTGCCAGGGGACAGCCAGCTCCCCGTACTCACCGACCTCGCGGACCTTCCACTCGTCGTCGGCGCTGCCCAGGTCGTAACCGTAGGCGAGGATCGCGTCTGTTGACCGGCCCATTCGTTACTCCTTTCCCGCCGTTACGGCGGCTGTCTCATCCCACTGCCCGTATTCGGCTAGCGGGATCACGCCGAGCTTCACGCCTTCAGCGAGCACAGTCGCCGCGGTGAGCGCCAGCAGCGCGTGCACCTGGGCGAGCTGCCCGGCCTGGACGTGATGGTTACGAAGCTCGCCCTCGTAGTCCGCGGCGGCCATGGCGAACCGCTCAGCTATGCGAAAGTGCTCCGGTCCTGTCATCGGCTGTCCACTCCTGTCGTTGCGGCGGTCATCTCAAGCAGCTCCAGCCCGTACACCCAGAGCCGCACGTGCGTCGTGAACCCGGCTGAGGCCCGCACCGAATACCCGGCGCACTCCTCGCACTCCATCCGGGTCCGCCTCTGCGGCGACAGCCCGGTCAGCCAGTCGGCGACGACCAGCCGGGTGGCGGTGGCGTGCCGGCACGTCTCGCAAGTCAGCGGCTGCTCAGGGCCGGCTGCCGCAGGCACGGCCGCCGGATCGGCACTCATCAGGGCCTCACCCCGGCCTCGTCGACGCTCCCGCGCACCCCCATGCGCCCGAGCAGGCCCATGGTCCGCAGCACCCGCAGCACCGGCTCGGCGGTGCACGCGATGGCGAACTGGCTGCCACGGGCCTCCTGACGTTTCATCGCGCCCACCAGGACGCCGACGCCCACGTTGTCGAGGAACGTGACGCCGTCCAGGTCGATGACGAGCGGGGCAATGTTCTCCTCGGTGATGCTCCTGGCCAGTTCGCGAAGCTGCGGGGCGGTGCGGAAGTCCACGGACCCGGCGACGGTGATGACCACCAGGTCGTCAGACGTCTCGTGGCTGAGCCTGATCGCGGTCACTGCCCGGCCTCCAGTTCGCTCATCTTCGCCAGCGCTGACATCGCGGCTCCGGTGTGGGTGCCCCACGCGATCGCGTCAGCGACCTCCCCGGAAGCCTCTGCCGCATGAAGCGCGGCCTCGGTCTGCTCTGCGCTGAGGGTCAGGTAGCCCTTCAGCGCCTCCCAGCGGGCCTCTGCGGCACCAGGGAACACCGCGCCGAGCGAGACGGCGAACTCTTCCAGCCATTCCTCGGCGGCCAGCTTGAGCACCTCTGGGTCCTCGTCCCGCCGGTACCTCTCGCAGAGGACGGGGAACGCCGAGCTGAGCGTCCAGCACCTGGCGTCTCCCCAGATCATGAACATCCGGTCCAGGGTGCCGGCGTGGCCGCTCCATCCGCCGTACCGGGCCTGCTCCCAGCGGATGCGGGCGGTCCCGGTCACGAGAACTCACCCGGCACGAACCGGTTTCCCTCCGCGTCAAGATGCTCGCCCCGGTTCAGGTCGTTCCGGCCGCCGCGCCGGTCCTCGATCAGCTTGAGCAGGTCCGCCTCCGGTACCTGGCGGCCGTGCTCGTCGTAGATACCGCCGAGGTCCAGCAGCTTCCGCCAGGACGCGAAGTCGTTCACCGGCTCGGTAACCACATCCGGGCCGTCCCATTCGGGGTTCGGGTAGGCGCGGAACGTGAAAGCCCAACCGGTGCTGGACTTTCCGAGGTGAACCCAGCGCGAGCACTGCTTCTCGCACGCACCCTCGGGGCGGACGTAATAGTTGGTCCCCATCAGTCAGTCCTTCCGTGCGGTGACGATCAGGCGGCTGAAGTACCCGCCCGCCTCCCCGCTGCGCTCAACCGCGTACCCGGCCGCCTCGATGACCTGCGCGTAACGCTCCTCCATCTCGGCGGAGCGCTGGCGGTCGGCGTCAGCGGAGTGGAACCGACCGTCCTCGTGCCCGACGTGCACACGACCGCTCTCGTAGCCGCGGACGACGTAGCCCTCACTGTGGTTGCGCCAGCCCTTGACGCCGGTCGCGCTCGACTCGGACCGCTCAAAACCGGCACGCTTCAGCAGGGCGCTGATGCCCTGCGGGGTGGGGGGCTTGTGGGTCATGACCTTCTCCCGAAGAGGACAGACATGATTGTCAGGCCGATGCCGTAGATCAGCAGGAAGTAGCCCAGGGTCGGGACCAGGGCGCTCAGGTGGTGCTGGTGGGTGAGCACCGCTGTGCCCCAGAAGGTGCACAGGAAGGCGATGCTGAGCTTGAAAGCCGCAGTCTTGTCCATCATCAGTCCTCGTAGTCGGTGCGCTCTTGCGCATAAAGATCTTTGGTCTCGCGGTCCGGCACGGCCGGGGAATCAGCGGTCCACCCGGAAGCGATCAGGTCAGCACGGAGGGCGGCGAGCTCCGGCGGCAGCGGTCGCTCAGCGGATGCCAGCGCGGAACCGTCTGCTGTTGCTCGCCGCGCCTTGGGCAGCGAGGAGAACAGGCCGCAGTCGGTGCCGGTCGGCAGGTGCTCAACCGTCCACGGGGTTCCGGTGTCCTCGACTCGCGTGAAGGCGTACTCGCCGTCCTTCGAGACTGCCGCCCAAGCCTCGGTCCGGCCGGTGCGGAACGACGGGTGCTGCTCGGTTATCTCGACCGGGGTGAGGCGGGTCCGGGTACTGGTCACCGGCCAGTCCCCTCCCTGTTCGGCATCGCCACGCCGAGGACCGCGGTTACGATCTGGTCCAGCGCACGCGGGATCGTGCCGGAGAAGCCGTTCCCGGCCCCCGGGAACGCGATGCTGCGGCGGACGTCATCCTCGCCCCACCGCTGGACTGCGGCGTAGGTGATCCCGGCGCGGTCAACCGCGTAGATCGAGCGGATCTCCCTCGCGTCAGGGCGCTGCTCGATGCGGTGCGCCATGGAGTCGGCCAGAGCCTCGCTCCGCCGCGCCGTACCGGGCTTGCCGCCGTCGATCTCCCACGCCTCGCAGCGGAACGCGGCACCGTGGAGCCCTTCCGGCGCAACACTGGACAGCAGCGAGGACTGACTCGTGCTGATCGCGGCGAACCGCGCGAGCACGGCCGGCGGCCGGTCCGCCGACCACATCTCGTCGGGCAGCGGAAGGGCGGAGATCCGGGGCTTGCCGCCCTCCACGTACAGGAAGCACAGGGCGGGGGCCTCGTCCCACTCGCGCCGGGCGAGCAGCTCGGCTGCGAGGGTGTCCGCGATCAGGTGGTGCAGTCGTCCCATCAGTCAGTCCTCCCCGTCCGGGCCTTCAGCGATGTACTCCTCAAGCGCGCAGGCGAAGGTCTCGACGCGCTCATCAGTCACAAGCACTGCGGCGCTGGCGTGCTTCACCAGGAACTCGCGGACTTCGGTCCGGTCCACTTTCGGGGCGATTGCCGCGAAGATGATGTCGGCGGGGGTCTTCTTGGCAGTCACCGATCAGCCCTCCTGTCCCTGGTACCACGCCTCGGCGGCGACCTCGCGGTCTGCTTCCGCGCAGCAGGCGTCGTCTTCCGCGTCCGTGAGGACATCACCGTCCGTCTTGCCGAACAGGCGCTCAGCGGCGTTCTGGTGGGCGGACGTCCAGCGGTCGTCCTCGGCTGCACTAGTCATGTGACTAGTATTGCGCGGACATTGCCCTCTAGTCAAGTGCCTAGTAGCATCGAGACTATGGTTCTTGCCGTGCACCATCTCGTCGGCTCCCAGGAGATTGGGGCAATGCTCGGTGTCGGCCGCCAGCGGGTACAGCAGCTCATCAAGCGCCACGACTTTCCTGTACCCGAGGTAACGCTCGCGATGGGGAAGGTCTGGAAGCGCGCCGACGTGGAAGAGTGGGCACGGGGGCGCGGTCGCCTCATTGCTGACGAAGCTCCCGCGTAGCCCGCTCACGCCGCCCCATCCCAGAGCGTCAGCGGCATCTCCCGGCAGGCAGCCTGCGCCGGCCGGGAAACCGACGTCCACGGCCTGGCCGACGGGTTCAGCACCCGCTCCCACAGGTACCGGGTAACTCCGCCGGTCCCGTGGTCCTCGCGGTACCGCCGCGACGACTCGAAGTGGTCAGTCCGCGGCCTGCGCTCGGCGATGAGCACGAAGCCGGCGGCCCGCAGGCTGGCCCTCGACTCGCCTTCCTGCGTGTACGTGATGATCCGGCCCCACCCGAGCGCCTTCGCGGCCCGGGCGGCGGCACCGTAGAGCATGGAGCAGGCATTATCGGTGCCGTCCGTCGTGCAGCGGGTCACCTCCAGCGTCACGCCGTCCTGGTTGCCCGGGCCGCTCGGCCTGCCGCTGATCGCCACGCCTAGCAGGACATCCGCGTCGTCCGCCACGCCGACACTGAACTTGTGGCTGGCCGGGAGGACGTGGCCGTGGTGCCGGTGCCACATCGCGGTGAACGCTTTCGCGTCGTCGCGGGAGACGGTGACGATGCGGAGGGTCACGCCGTCTCCAGCCCGTCGAACAGGCTGCCCTGCGCGAACGGGCGGTTCGACCACAGAACCTCGGTTCGCCGCGCGGTCCCGTCGTGCGAGTTGCCGGTGAACGCCGGGAACTCGACCCGGTGCCAGCCATCGTAGGCCGATGAGTACAGCGGCGAGTCGTAGCCCGACAGGACGACTGCCGCCCGGGCCGCCAGCAGCGCCTCGGCAAGCTCTGCGTGCTCAGCCTCGGTGCGCATCTCGTGCTGGTACGACGGGCCGCGGCCGGCCGACGAGCGGGTCTCCTCCAGATACGGAGGATCGGCGTAAATCAGGACGTTCTCGTGGCGGCCGTAGCGGCTGATGACCTCCAGCGCGGGCAGGCATTCCAGCGAGACACCCGCGAGCCTTGCCGCAGCGGGAGCGATCCGCCCGGCGTAGGCCGCGAGATAGTCCGGCATCGTGGTCCGCGAGCCGCGCGCATCCTGGTAGTGCCTCCAGCCGGTGAGGTGGTGCAGCTGCCCGCTCCGGCCCTGGGTGAGCCGTATCCACACGCGGCGGGCCCGCTCCAGCTCGTCCGTGCCTTCCGCGATCCGGATGGCGTCAGCGTGCTCTGCCCGCGAGTGCGGAGTCAGGAAGCATGCGCGCTCAAGGTCGTCCGGGCGTTCCCGCAGCGTACGCCAGAACGCCACGAGATCGCCGTCGAGGTCACTGACCGTCTCCATCATCGACTGCGGCTTGGCCAGCAGGACCGCCAGGCTTCCCGCGAACGGCTCGACGTAATGCTCGTGCTGCGGCAGCAGCGAGGCGATCTCGGCGGCAATCCGCGTCTTGCCGCCGAAATACGTAAAGGGGGGCTTCACGGCTAGAACAGCTCCTCAAGCGCCTTGGCAGCGCCGCACTCCTGGCAGCAGTAGCCGCCTTCGCCGTCGGCGCGGATCTTGTCCCCGAGAGCGATCCGGCCGCCGCAGCCGGAGCAGGAACCCGGATAGCCGGCCCGGAACCACGGCGAGCCGGGCATGACCGGGTGGTGCTCCCCGGCGCGTGCCCGTTCCTCGGCACCAGTGCAGTGGCCGCACATCTCCGGGGGAAGATCCGACATCTCGCAGCGGATCATCAGAACGGTGCTCCCTTGTCAATGAGGGCCGGGACGCTGGGCACTCTGGCCAGCCGCCTGGCGGCCGATGTGAGCGAGCACCGCACGTCCCCGCGGATCCGCTCGCGCTCCTCATCGGCGAGCGGGGTCCAGCCGCGCAGGTCGTACATCAGCTTCTGCATCAGCCGGACGGGAGGGCGCCACACGACGCGGCCGTTCACGACGATGGCGCACGAGTGCACCCACTCGTCGCGGACTGCCTCCAGGAACGTGCACTCCGCGACAGGGGCGTCGGTGCTCCAGGATGCATCCGGCCGGTGCTCCTCTGCGGTCCAGAAGAACGCCGCGAACCCCTCATAGGTGCTCCAGCACGACGGGTGGTTGATCCTGCCGTTCGTCAGCCGGCTGTAAGTCATCAGGCGCAATCCGCCGGCCGGGCCGAGCGCCTCAGCCGCTCCCGGCACGACGGCCAGGAGGTCAGCGTCGAAGGTGTCGCACCACATGCCGGAAGGCTGCCCCGGCGCCGTCTCGGGCTGCCCGGCGATCACGACGGCTCCACGATGTCGAGCAGCCGCTTCAGCGCATCATTCTCGCCGTCGCTGAGCGGCCGGAACCCGGCCAGGACGGTCTCCAGCTCCGCACGGGGCACCGTGACCATGCCCTCCGCAGCCCGGCAGCGAGAAGCGGCCGGCACACCGTGGCCTGCGAGGAGCGCATCCGCTGTCGTCAGGTACAGCGCGGCGAACGCGGCCAGCTCCTCGGCGGACACCCGCCTGTTGCCGCGCTCTATCTCGCTGACCGCTGACCGGCGTATCCCGAGGCGGGCCGCTGCCTGCTCCTGCGAGATGCCGAGGCCGACCCGGAGGTCACGGAGGGTTGCGGCAAGATCAGCGGCGGTCATGAGACGCTCCCGTCCTGCGCGCTGGCCAGCCTGCGGTGGAACGTGACGGCCGGGCACGCGCCGGAGCGGTACTTCAGTGTCATCCTGGACGTCCCGTCCTTCTTGTACACCGCTGGCACCCACGTGCATGTACAGGCGTGGTGGATCTCGGGTACCGAGAGGAGGACCGCCGGGCCGGAGAAGGGTCCGTTCTGCTCGCGGCGCTGGAAGGTCATGACACCCTCCTGGCATCCATCAGCGCGCGGACCAGGAGCAGGTACCCGAGCAGTCCCTGGTGCACCGACCACACGACGTGGCGCTGGCTCTCGTCGCCGCCCTCGTGCTCAGCGAGCCAGGCAGAGCAGGACACGGACGCCGCGAGCAGCTCGCCATGGATACCATCAACGGAGGCTCTGGTGCTGTTGTCCCGCCGCCCTGCCACCTCGTCTTTCAGCCGGGTGATCTCCGCGACCCACTCCTCAAGCCGGTGGGTGCCGAAGTGGTCCGACAGCTCCCGCTCGATCTTCTCTGCGTGCCCCTGCGCCGATACGAGGGTCATCATGCCCACGCCGAACACGTCCGCCAGCGCCGAAGCCCGCACAGTCGGCGCATCGGCGGCAAGGGTCCACGGGCAGGCGGCGATCGGGCATTCGATGATGGTCGTCATGCCGCCGCACTTTCCGCCAGCAGGCCGTCGATCCACTCCATGAACGCCGTCCAGCGCTCCTCGGGGGTCTTGAGCTCATAGGTCTCGTCGTTGCGGTAGGCCAGCTGCCAGGCCAGCGTGTACGCGATGCCTGCTTCCTTCTCGGCAAGGCCGGCGGTTTCCGCGAGCGGGTCGCCGCCGTCCTCGCCGTCGATCAGGATGGGCAGCGAGGCGAACGCCTCGTCGGGGTCCATGCCGTCGCGGACCTTCCGGTACCAGAGCAGGGCACCGTTGACGCACACCCCGCAGCCCTGCTCGGCTTGCTTCCCGGCCAGCGCCTCCCGCTCGGCCTGCCGCTCGTAGCGGAGATTCCGCGCGCGTTCCTCCAGGTAGCCGTCCAGATCGCGGGGTGTCCAGCCGGAGGACCGGATGTACTCGCGGCTCTCATCCGCGTCCCGCTCGACGTCGGCGTCGGTGATCTCCGGCAGGCGAACGTCGACCGTGCCGACGGTGCACATCGCCCCAGAGATCAGGCGGCGCTCAGGCAGCGCCAGGAGCGCCTCGCGGATCTCGGCGAGGGCCTTGCGGCCTCGCTTGCTCCTGAGCACCTGCCGGGCGTTGTGCGCCCACCTGCCGTAGGCGAGGACCGCCTCCGGGTCGTCGTCGTAGTCGCCGTCCCGGTAGCGGCTCATCGCTTCGGTCCTCCCGTCTCGCGGTCACGGCGGATCGCCGCGAGAAGCTCCGCGCGGTGCTCCGGGCTGTACGCCCGCTTCTCCATCGCCGCTGTCAGCTCCTCCGCGGTGAAGATCTCAGCTGTCACCTCGGCTTCCCCGGCCTGGCGCAGCGTCCGCGCTGCGTCGTTCAGCCGCTCGATCTCGTCCTGGTCGATGCCGAGGTCCGCCAGGTGCCCGGCGAGCAGCTCTCCCGCTAGCCCGTCCGCCGTCAGTGCTTCCCCGATCTCGCGGGCGGCCAGCGCGGCGACGTACGGGACCGCCGCCATCCTCGCCAGGAGCGTGACGATCGTGAACCCGGACCGGAACTGGTCCAGGGCGGCCAGGTTCGCGGGGAAGTCCTCGTACATCCATGCCTGCCACGCGGACTCGGCCTGTACCGCGAAGTGCCGTGCGAGGGAACGGGCAGGGTGCGGGTCGTCAGCAGCAGGCCACGGGGCGATCCCGTCCATGCGGGCGCGGATCTGGGCCGCTGTCATCGGGACGGCGTCGGGGGTTGCAGTCATGGCGTGGTCTCCTTGCTCAGCAGGGCCATAGCGGCATCGACGTCAAGCGCGCCGGCCTTCCACGCTTCGTCAGCGGGCAGGCCGAGACGCTCCAGAAACACCCGGAGCTTCGTCTCGCCGCTGTAGAGGTCACGGAGCTTTTCGTCGGCGAGCGTCTGCAACTCGCCTACCAGCCGCTGCTGGACGGCGAGGTCGGCGATCAGCTGGCGTGCTGCCAGCCTTGTCGCGCGAGCCAGCGGGTCCGGGGTCGTGGTCTCTCCGGTGGGGGTCATGGCCTCGCAACCTCTCCTGGTGTGGCGTCAGCCGCTTCCGGCTCTGGCTGCGGAACTACATCGGCGTTCAGGTCGCTGCCGTCGCCGTTCGTGAGGATCCCGGCCGCGACGGAGGTCAGCCGGCTCGCGACCGCGTTCCCGAACTCCCGCTGCGCCACGCCGAGCACCGCCGCCAGGGTGTACGCGTAGTTCCCGGCCATGAGGCCGGTGAGGTAGGCATCACGCTGGACCTGCGGCGCATTCTCGTCGTAACGGGCGATGCGGTGCGTGTCCTTGATCAGGCGCCACTGCTGCACCACCTCGACCAGTTCGCGGCGCAGGTCGTCCACCGTCTCGTAGTACTCCGAGACGCGTTGCGCCGTGACCTCCGGGGCGCCTGGCGTGTTTTCTCCGGTGGCGGCGGTCACTGGCCGGGCCGTCGCGACTGCGGCGGCGATCCCGCCTACGCCGCCAGCCTCAGCGAGCCGGGCGGTCATGTCCGCCAGCCGCTCGTACTTGACCTCGGTCGTATGGCCGTCCCACGTCGGCTCTGCGGTGGCCGGGACATGCGCGAACAGGCCGAGGTCGGCCCTGGCGACGTGCCATGAGAGCTGGCCGGCCGGCGTATCGACGAACACGATGGGCCAGTCCGGTTCCGCGTCGTCGGTGAGCATGACTGATGGATAGCAGGCGGCGAGGAACGCGACGAGGCGGGCACGCTCGGTGTAGACCGCGCGGAGCTGCTCGCGGATTCCGGCCAGCTCGGGCACTACAGCCTCAGTGATGACGCTGGCGGCGTCCACCGGGTCACGGCCGTTCGCCTTGATGTAGGACGAAATGGCGGCCCTGGCGGCGTCTTCCCAGAGGGACCATCGTATTGATCCCTGGTTGGCCCAGATCTCGCCGTACGCCTCGCAGGCGGCACGGCCTGGTGAAGTCCCGGTCATGACTGGTCGTCCCATTCCTGCACCAGGCCCTTGAGCGTGTCGGCCAGCTTCCGGCCGTCGCTGGACCGCAGCCGCAGCGCGAAGACGGGGCACACCTGCGCGCTCGTGTCCTTGCCGGCGAATACGAGCGCAGTCAGCAGCGTCCCGGTCGGCATTCCGGGGTCGCGGCCGGCAGCGACGGCAGATGCGGCTCGCTGGTCGTCCACCCGCCCGGCCTCGGCTATGCGCTGGTCGATATCGGCCTGAGTCAGCGCCGGGGGCGAGAAGCAGTTGCGGTCCCACGGGCAGGTCGCGCACAGCATCGCCGGGTCGGTGCCCGCCTTAAGCGCGTCCTGCACGGTCCTGTAGTCGGTCATCGGTCAGGCTCCGTTCTCGGGTTCGGTGGTCGGTGCCGGGTCCTGGTCGCGCCCGCCGCTGATGATCGCCAGGACATCCCCGGCGCTGATCTTCATGTCATCCGGGCGGACCCGCATCGGCATTGAGGCGCTGAGGTCGTCGGCCTTCGCCTGGCAGTACGCCACGATCGCCGCCAGCTTCGCGTCGGCCGCCTTGGCACGGCCCCGGTCTGAGGCGGCAGCGGAACGCGCACCGGCCAGCTCGGCGGCCAGGCGGACGATCTCGGCATCGCAGGCCGCGTGGCCGCCCTCCTCCCAGCACACTGCGCTTCCGGCCGTGATGCCGGGGAGTCCCGGCCCGGTGACGACCGCTCCGGACAGTCCGGCGACGTCGCCGTCATGCGAGGCGTACTCCTGCTCGCCGCTGCTCATGTCAGCTCCACCTCCCGCACGGTGCCGTCGTGCTCGATGACCGCGAGCCTGTTCCCCGCCGCGGTCTCCTCTTCGCAGAACGCCCACACGGCGATAGCACGGCGTACTCCCTCGGTCGCGGTGACGCCCTTAGCGGCGATGAGAGAGCGGAACGTGGCCGCCGTCCCGGCGCTGATGTTGACCGACAGGCGCACTGCCTTCGGCGCGGCGGCTGCCTCGTCCTCACTGCTCACGACTACCTCCACTTCGCTGCCGGGTGGATCACGCGCCACCAGAGCGGCTGGTGACGCCGGTAGGACCGGGTCATCCCGCACGTGCAGAGCGGGGTCCGGCTGGTTGAGCGGGGATCCGGGTCGTAGCGGTGCGGCCTGCGGTACTTGTCCATCAGTGGACTCCTGCTGCCGGGCCGGCCAGGGTCAGCCACGCGCCGAACCCGGCGAGCAGGAACGTCCCTGCCGCGAACACGGACAGGACACGCTCCACGGCCTTCCCGCGCGGCGCCTGGCCGCCACTGGAGGTCATCAGCCAGCGGACCCGCAGCCGGAAGCCAGGCGGCCCGATCAGCGGCAGCCGCCGGGCCACCGCACCGGTTACGCCCGTGGATGCGCGGCGGGCAGCCTCCCGCTCGGCCAGGTACCACTGCACCTCGTCGGCCGGACCCAGCGAGGCATGCCGGGCGCACAGCCACGAGCCGAGGATGCCCAGCAGGATGATCTCCCAGTGCCCGGCCGCGATGAACCCGTTCGCCTCGTTCGCCAGCACGCCGCTCCCGGGGACCGCCCAGCCGTGCTGCCGCATCCACGTCACCCGCCAGATGATCACGCCGCCCACCGCGACGCCGGGGACCGCGTACAGCAGGGCGAGCAGCGGGGTCGCGGCCAGCCGGTGCCACGAGTACACCCGGCGCTCCGTCCGCGGCTTCGCGAACAGGAAGAACACCACGACGCCCGTGATGATCCCGATGACCAGGTCGCGGGCGGCGTGCCGGTCGAATACCCACCACGCCGGCGCGGACTGCCCGGCGAACCAGTGCTCGTGCAGCATGTTCCGGATGTGCACGGGGAGCCGGTCCCAGAGGTCTTTCGGCCCGTAGTCCCACACCCTGTGCCCAGCCGGGTAGTCGAAGCCGACCTGGAGCTGGATGACCAGGAAGTACAGGGCATCGACGGCCCAGCGGACGACGTGGCCGATGATCACCACCCAGGCGATGTTCTCGGCGATTCCGGCCGCACCGAGCTTCAGGCGCGGAGCCATGGCCGTGGCTGCGGTCCGGGTGCCGGCCTGCGCGGCGGTCATCTGGGACCGCCCGTGAGACCCGTGGCTTCAGCCACGGGGAGGTGAGGGCGAAGCTGGTTAAACGTTCCGCGGGTTCTCGGCATAGCGCTTGATGACCTCCAAGGTTGCGCCGCCCACCGTGGCGACGAAATAGCTGCTTGTTCACAGAGCCGGCAGGCGCCGGCGCAGCGACGGGAACTCCCGCCGCAACTGCGCCGTGCTGTAGCGTGGATGGTGTGTTCGAGACGGTGCGCTACACCTACCGCCTGCGCCCTGGTACGCAGGCGGAACGCGCGCTGCTTGACGAGTGGGGCCGGTGCCGCTGGCTGTGGAACGAGGCCGTCAACCAGCGCAGGACCGGGCGCAAGCCGACGTTCTGCAAGCTGTCCAAGTTGCTGACCGCGGCACGAGCGGCAAACGAGTGGCTCCGCGAAGGTTCGCAGGTCGCGCAGCAGCAGACGCTGCGGACATACATGCTGGCCCTGGACCACTCGTTCAAGGTCAAGGGACGGCGCACGCCGGTGATCAAGCGGCGCAAGGACACCCTGCCGTCGCTTGAGTACACCGTGCGCGGGTTCTCTGTCCGCGATGGCCGCCTGTGCCTGCCCAAGGGCGTATCGGTACCCGTGGTGTGGTCCCGCGACCTGCCGTCTGCCCCGTCGAGCGTCCGCGTCTACCAGGATTCGCTGGGCCACTGGTACGCGTCGTTCGTCGTCACCCGCGAGGCTGAGCCTGCGCCGGAAGCCAGCGGGAAGATCGGCATCGACTGGGGTATCAAGGTCACGGCCACGGCCACGGACCCGGCTTACGATCTGCCGTACGGTGGGCACAGGAAACGCTGCGCGGCTGAACTGGCGAGGGCGCAGCGGAAGATGAGCAGGCGCCGCAGGGAACGCGGCCAGCCCCAGTCGAACGGGTACCGCTGTGCCAGGCGGGAAGCAGCGGAGCTCCACAAGAAAGCCGCACGGCAGAACACCCACGCGGCCCGCGTGTGGGCACGGCGGATAGTGGACCATCACCAGGTAATAGCCGTTGAGGACTTCAGGCCGCTGTTCCTGGCTAAGTCCACGATGGCGCGTAAGTCCGCTGATGCCGCGGTAGGTACCGCGAAGCGGGCGCTGATCGAGTATGGCAAGCGGGCGGCCCGGAAGGTGGTGCTGGTTCCGCCCGCCTACACGACGATGACGTGCGCTGAGTGCGGTACGAGAGCCAAGGAACGCCTCACGCTCGCCGAACGGGTCTTCGTGTGTACGGCCTGCGGATGTATCGCGGGCCGTGACGCGAACGCCGCGAGAGTGATTCTCGCCCAGGGTGAACGCATCCTGGCTGGTGCTGACGACGTAAGACAACTCCCTTGCCTCCCTTCAGGGGTAGCGGGCGGAATGCGGTCTGAGCCAGGAATCCCCCGGCACTAGCCGTGGGGAAGCGTTAACGCGCGTGCTCCGCGCACCCGGCGGCGTCCTGGGCCAGCTTCGCCTCGCCGGCCTTGCGGACAGCCTTCCCGGCGGCCAGGTTGACGTCGTGCTCTGCTGCCGTCATGACGCACGTCTCGGCTGCCTGCCGGTGCGCTGGCGGGATCCTCATGCATGCGGCGAACGCGGCCCGGCCGGACCTGGTCAGCAGCGCCGCCTGGTCAGACGGCATGCACGGCTTGATGAGGGCCTCGGCGGTCTTCTCGTCCGCCTTCACGGCGGTAGACGTAGCGGCGGCCGATGCACGTGCAGCGGCGCTGTGGGTGCCGTGGCCGCACGCTGCGAGCAGCAGCATTCCGGCTGCCAGCATGGCCGCTGCGATGGGTCTGGGGGTCATCTCGGGGGTTCCTCTCGGGGGTTGTTGGTTACGCGGCGGCCGGGGTCATCCCGAGCGCCTCGGCGAGCACTGCGACCAGCGCTGCGACTTCGCAGGCGTAGCGGGCCTGCCACGCCGCCTCGCATTCGAGCCGCCACTCCGCGACCGCCGCCTGCCATTCGGGTGCCTTGCGTGCCCGTTCCAGCCGTTCCCGCCGTGCCGGGACCACCAGCTCGGTCAGGCCGGCCAGGACCGCAGGGCGGGTGATGAGCCGCTCAGCGGCGGCCAGGTCGCGGCGGCTTAGGCAGTCCCGGAGCGCTGCGACGGCGGCGAGGGGATCGGCGGTGCGGGTGTTCACGCTGCACCGCTCTGGCCCTCGGCGGCCAGCCGCGCGGCACGGCGGGCCCTCCAGTCCCGTGTGTATTCCGCGCGGGCCTTACGGCACTCCTCGCACGGCTCCGTCCCGTACGTGATGTGCTGCTGGTAGCCGCTGCTCGTCCCGTGCTCCGCCTTCCGGCGGCCCACTCCGCTGAACGGTCCCGGCTTCGCGCGGCTCACGCGGCACCGCCGAACAGGTCAGGCTGGATCGGCTTCGACAGCCGGACCTTCGCCAGCTCGGCGTTGGCCGGGTCCTGCTCGATCAGGACGCAGCGGAACCCCTCGATGACGCACGCCTCGGCCGTGGTCCCGGTACCCGCGAACAGGTCAAGCACGGTGCCCCCCCCCGGCGTTACGAGCCGGACCAGCCAGCGCATCAGGTCCAGCGGCTTGACGGTGGGGTGGGCGGTGCCGTCCGGCAGCCGGGGGCGCTCGGACGCCGGGGCCTTGGCCTGGTAACGGAACACCGGGAAGAAGCGGGACGCCCCGCCGGTGTCGCCGTAGCCGACCATCTGCGATCCGGCTGGCCGCGATTCCGTGCCGTAGGCCGCGCTGGTGTTTCCTTCAGCGTCGGAGCCGCTGAGCCTGCGGACAGCAGGGATTCCGGAGGTTAGAACGCCGCTCTGCCGGTCCAGCTCGGCTACCGGGCAATCGCCGACGCACGACCAGGCCTCGACGGTCTCCGCCCCGGATCTCCGCTCGGCGAGTCCCGCCTGGCCGCTCCAGCCGCCCATGTAGCCGCTCTCGCCGCGCTCCGCAGGGTGGTGACCGTCCGTCCGTACCGTCCGCATGCCCAAGGGTCGGCACGCTGCCGAGTGGGTCAGCAGGATGTTCGCCGGCCAACGGCCCGCCGGCACGGCACCCGTCCGTGAACGCTGGACGCCCTTGCCGTTGTTCTCGTACGTCGCCCCGAACTTCGGCGCGGTGCGCCTGCTGTCGTCATAGTCGGCGGGGTTCAGGTCAGCGGCCGTGCCGACGCGGCACCCGTCGACGTTGATCGCACCCGTCCCGTGTTCCACAACGCTGGCGGCCACGGTCCCTGTCAGTGGCTTTCGGGCGACGAGGACTGGCTCATGAGCGGGCTTGAGGCCGGTGCCCCACCCCGCCCAGCGGGCAGCGCCGTCGGTCGCGGGGGCGCTGATCGACGGCCCTTCGCTGTGCTCGGGCTCATCACCATACGTTGCGCCAGTCCACGTGCCATTCGGCTTACGCGATGCGAATGGCGACACCCCGATCACTTCGCGCTCGGCCCCGGCCGCCCGGTCGATCGCCTTGGACACATCCAGCGACTTCGGGAAGCCGGCACCGTAGATCCAGTGCAGGGAGTCCCTGACCTCGAAGCCTGCATCCTCGATGCCGCATGCGAGCCGGTGGTAGGTCCGGGTCCCGCCGAACGCGAGCAGGTGACCGCCGGGCCTGAGAACCCGCAGGCACTCGACGGCCCAGGTCCGGCACCAGGACTGGTACGGCTGCCCGGCGATGTAGGCCTCTGGCGTTGCCGTGACCGACTTGCCGTCAGCGGGGTTGGTCCGGCCGTCGGCCCGCGTCCGGATCCGGGCGGCGGACGGCTTGAACGTGTCCCACTCGCGGCCCATGAATTCGAGCCCGTACGGCGGATCCGTGACGATCGCGTCGACGCTGCAATCGAGGAGCGACGGCAGGACCGCGAGGCAGTCGCCGAGGTGCAGGACCACGTCGCCCTCGTCGCTCGACCAGTACGGCTTCACGGGGCACCTCCGTGCTCGCTGCGGTGCTCAGGCAGCGGGGGCATCGCGGCGAGCTTCTCCCGCAGGGCGGCGACCTCCGGGACCCTGCTCGGGTCAGTGCCCGTGCCGTGCTGCCGCCAGTCAGCAGCGGGCCGGGCCTCGGTCGGCCGCCATCCCTGCCCTTCCAGCACGGTCAGGCACTCAGCGGCGACCGCACGTGGGTACGAGTCGTTCTCCTGGCCCTCGCGTATGAGCCGCTCCAGCGTGTCGATGGCCCGTTCGCGGGTGTCCGTCATGACGCCTCCAGGTCTTGCCGGGTGAGGCCGAGCGCCTCGCGGGCCTTCGCTGCGCCTCGCGGGCCTTCGCTGCGCCTCGCGGGCCTTCGCTGCGCCTCGTGCCGCAGTGTCCGGGCCCGGACCGGACTGGCCGGCCTGGTACGGGCCCGGACCGCGCGGGTGCCTGTGACCGCACGCTGAGTGCAGCGGCAGCCGCTTGCCGATCGACCCGTCCGGCCGTCGCTTCGGGGCACGGTTGTCGGTGATCGCCAGCCACTTCTGCGTGATCACGGCCGCGTCGGAGACGACGTACTGGGTGCACGGGCCGCCGAGAGCAGCGAAGACGGCCAGGTCGTCAGCGCCGGCGGCGGAGCTGAACTTGTGGGCGTCCTCGGGCTGACCGCACCGGCCGCAGGCGGTGATGGCGAGACGCTTGGCGGGGTCCATCAGTAAGCCCCCTTGCGCCATTCCTCGGCCTCGGCGGGCAGGCAGCCAGGCCAGATCAAGGCGTCTGCGAGGCTAGGCGCCCGGAGTTCCCAGCCGTGGTCTGAGTATTTGCTGATGGTGCCCACGATCGTCGCCATGGGCTCGGCGTTCCCGTACTCCCAGAAGTCCAGCACCAGGATCGCGCGCTGGTTGCTCCACCACGCCTGCGTCATGCGCCAGAGGATGTCTTCGACTGGCTTGAGGTCATCGGATTCCAGTGAATCCGCGAGGATCCTGGCCGGCTTCACCTCGACATACTCGACGTACGCGCCGCCGGTCTCGGGGAAGTTCCGCCTGAAGTCCGGCAGCCACTGTCCGCGCGGACCGGCGAAGCACTCCGGCTCGTAATCCCAGTCGCCAGCACCCGTCCGGTCGAGGTATGCCGCGTAGTCAGCTTCGAGCCGGGACCGCATCTGGATGCCCTTGTAGAGCGTTGGCCGGGCCTTGATCACGGTCATCGAGCAGCCTCGCGGTTGACGTTGAAGCCGGATTTCGCTCGCGTGCGCGTAACGAAGGTGCAAGATATTCCGCCGCCGTCACGATCCATCTTCGTAAGTCCGTACGTCCGTTCGTTCGTGCGAACGTGACGCGCACCGTGACAAGCTCCGTGACGTTGCGATGCCCTGTCACGATCCGCGTCACGATGCTTCGTCACGATGCTCGGCAGCCTTCTTTCCGGCGCGGTACTTCGCTGCCCGCTCGGCATCGGACATGGCCTCGTGGCCTTCCCAGCGTGCCGCAGCACCGGCCATCGCCCGTTTGCGGCGCATCTTGGTTTCCTCGGTCGTCGGCTGGAACTCGTCCCAGCCGTTGATGAGCCACCCGCCCGGCTGCGGTACCCAGAACCCGTACTGGACGAGCAACTCGGCGTCTCTGGCACGGCCATGGAGGAAAGGGAGCGACTCGCGGGAGAGGAAGCCGTCCGCGCCCTGAGCGCCGGAGCAGGCCAGGCCGCAGAGATAGACGAATGCCGCGCGGTGCCCGTCCTTCTCGGTGAGCATGGCGAGCAGCTTCTGGTTCTGCGGGAACCCCGTGTCAAGCCGCACCCACGGCAGTGGCATTCACGTACTCCGTTCACGTCTGCGATCTCACATCCTCAGGGGGCCGTGCAGTTGATGTGGCGACTCTAGTCGCAATCCTGATAGCGATGCAAGTCGCAATTCAGGTCGCCACGTGAGTCGCGACGTGCTAACGTATGTCGGTCGCTACCTTGCATTGCAACTGGCAATGCGTTGACAATGAGGGCGTGGATGAGACGGTGAGACAGGAGCTGGCCGAGCTGGAAGCCATCGCGCAGCGCATCGTGCGCCGCAACGCCGCGAACAGGCAGGACGAGGAGGAGATCCGCAAGCGGCTTCCCGGTTTGCGCAAGGCAGGCGTCGGCCCGGCAGCTCTTGAGCGCACCATCCACCACGTCTTCGTCGCCGGGACGATCAGCCGCTGGACCGTCGACGCTGCGGGTACGGGCAGGAAGAAGGGCGCTCAGGCGCAGGACCCCGCCGTGGCTCTCGCGGAGCAGCAGGTCCGGGAGACCATCGAAGGCATGCGCGGGGAACTTGATGACCGCCTGACCGCTCCCCCGAAGTTCACTCAGCCGCCCGGGTCCTGACCACCCCCGGACACGCCGGAGCCGCCCGGTGACGGAACATCCCCGGATACCCGCTGACCGATCACGCGCAGAACTCAACCCGCATCACCCGATCGTCCTTGAAGCTCGTCGATCCGGGCCAGCATCTGGGCGATCTCCCCGGACTCAGCCTCGGCTGCGTCGAGTGCCCTCAGCCGCTCCCCGGTGTGCACCCTCAGGCACGACGACGCGGACCGGCCAGCGCATTTCCCGCAGATCCCGTCATTCGCCGCCTCGGCACGCAGGCCGAACCTGGCATGGCACCAGCAGAGGCCGTCGCCGGGTGAGGTCTTGATGCCCTTCACGCTGCGCCTGCCGGCGCAGCTAGCTTCGGCCGGCTCACCCGGCATCACCTGCCGCCTCGCAGCACCAGCACCCGGCCGGGCCGGTCCACTCAACCTGCTCGTGCCCGTCTGCGCATGACCGGGGTCCGGCAACGGCACGGACGGGCGAGCCGGTCCACCTCACCGCGCCGGGGACGGGGCGCCATTTCCCGGTGAGGACCGGAGCGGGAAGCCGGGGCGGGGGAGGCGGGGAAGGGCGCAGCAGGCGGCCGAGGATGCTCACCGCGGACTCCTCCCGGCGCCTGCGACGGCGGCCAGCTCGCGCGCCACCCTGCCGCTCACGAGGTCGGCAGGACGCCACGTATCAGCGTCGGCGCCAGCAGCCCTGAGGGTCCGCTGCCATGCCTCCTGCGCGGCTGTGAGCCGTCCCGTGGCGCTCTTGAGCTCGCGGAACATGACTCCGCCGCCCCCGGCGAAAACCCAGTCGGGGAAGCCGCTGGGGCTCCGCCGCGAGTCGTGCGTGTGGTAGCCGAGGATCAGCCCGAGCGGGGCCAGGTCCTGGAGGATCTGGCGTACGTGCCGCTCAAGCTGAAGCTCGGACATGGAACCGGCCGGGGGCACGCTCACCGCCGCTTCCCCGCAGCTCAGATGCGCACCCCCAGCCGGAGCAGCATCCCCGTGCTGGCCTCCGGTGACGGCAGGGATGCCACCAGAGGCCAGGCGCCGGGTCCCCGCGGCCAGAGGGCCTGGCTCCGGTCGCGGGGACTTCTGAGCGCGGCGGGTCGGGGGGGAACCGGACGATTCCGCCGCGCGGTCTGAGGTGGCCACGCCAGGTCCGCTGGGGGGCGACAGTCCTGGCGTGGCCGTGCCCGGGCCGCGGTCCCGGGCAGCACGGCGAGGGGAAACGGGGGCATCCCCTGCCGCGCGGTCTGTGGATGATGCGGTCATGTCGCTGACCTCGCCTGCTCGCTGGCCCTGCGGATGGCCATCTCGGCTGTGTCGGCGACGAGCTTCACCGCGCGCCTGATGTCGTCCGGCGCCCCCGGGTAAAGCCATTGCGGCAGGCTCCTGCCGTCCATGTCGCGGCCGGTGAAGATCAGCACCGGGCGGGTAACCCCGGCGACGGGCACCATCGCGGCCTTGACGACGAGCTGGGCGACGAGAACCGTGTCCTCCCCGAACATGTCCGCATGGCTGACCGGCTCAGGGAACTCGATCGTCGGCATGTTGAAACGCTGGCCTTGTGCATGCAGGGCGTCGAGCACCCGCTTAGCCGGGGCACACAGCAGCAGGTCGCCGTGGTGCTGCTCGCAGTAGCGGCACGAGATCATGGTCACGGCGCTCCGCCGGTCCTGCGCGCCAGGGCCGCGTCCCTCATCGCCTGGCCGTGCCTCGTGCAGTCCGGGCAGAAACGGTCAGCGCACTGCACCCCCGGCCCGCATACCGATTCCTCGATGGCGCGGGCTATCTCCTCGGCGACAGCGGCACGGAGGGCGGCCGCCCCTGCGTGCTGCGGTTGCGTCGCCCGGCCTCCGCTCAGCACGCTGCCTTCACCGTCCACGGTCACCTGGGTCCCGTGGGGGAAGGTGAAGGTCACCTCCTGGTCAGCGCCCGTGCCCGTACTCATGTCCGCCCCTCCCGCATCCCGGCGATGTGATCGCGCCGCGCCGCCACAGCCGCCCGGTAGCCCGCTGCGACCTCGAACGGCTGCCCCGGTGCGCACGTCTCGCAGGTGACCTCCCAGGCCCGCCGGAGCGTCACGACATGCGGCGGCGAGAGCGGCATCCGCAGCCCTGGCAGGTCATCGGGCTGGACCAGGTCGGCCAGGTTCAGGTTCACCAGGGCTGCGATGACCGCGAGCCGCGAGATGCTCATGTCCTGGCGGCCGGCCTCAAGGTTGGCGATGGAGGACCGCTTGAGCCCGACCTGCTGTGCGAGCTGGTCCTGGGTCAGGTCCGCACTCCGGCGTGCAGCCCTGATCCGCTGCCCGATGCGCTGGTGCAGGAGCGTGTCATCCATCGCGCTGCTCCCGCTTCCACCCGGCGCGCAGGACAGCGCGGGCAATCTCCCCTGCGGCGGGCCCGGAAGCGGAATGCCAGTCCGGGGTGCCCTGGATGATCGCCCTCGTCAGCTCCTCGACCTCAGCCGGGTCCGGATCGGACTCGGCCTCGTCGGCGAGGGCCGCGAGATCAGCAGCGACACGGCGGAGCACGTCAGGCTCATAGAGCGTCCCGGTCTGGATGCCGCCGTGAACCCGGGTGGCATCCACACCGGAACCGGGCCGGATCGTGAATGTCACGCCCTCGAACACGAGCGAGGCACGGGGATGCTCGGGCCGGTCCAGGATGACCGGTGCGGGCAGCCCCGCTGCCTGGTACAAGCAGGCTGCGATCACCGGGAAATCGGCCGGCGCGATGCATACTCCTGCTCCGGTGTGCCTGAGCAGGACAGAGCCATCTCCTTCGCTCAAGAACGTCAGCTCGTCCCCGTCGGCATCGGTGAACCTGGGACCGCTCACGGGACACGCTCCTCGCTGCTGTCCTTGACTGCGTCCTGCCCGGCCTCGCGGTCGTCCAGGACCTCTCTGAGCGGCGTATGGCCGTGCTTCACGATCGCCGCGATGACCAGCAGCGTCGCCGCAGCAGCCAGGAACCCGGCCAGCAGGTGGCTGCGCATCCCGCCGGTCATCATGCCTGCGCCGAAAGCCAAGAACGTCCACAGCGCCCGGGTGCTGGCCCTGTGCGAGCGCGGGAGAGAGCGGTACTCCGGGGAGAGGACCACCGAGCCGACGACGACCAGCGCGGCCGCCGCGATTGCCAGGCACGCGCCGTAGATCCCGGGCTGGAGAGCGTTCATCGGAGACCGCCCGTGGCGACCTGCGTAGCGGGAGCGTACTCCCTGAGGTAGGCGTCAGCGAGGTCCGCCGCGTACCTGATGCACGGCGGGTCGTCACACAAGCCGAGCCGGAGGATGCCGTTCTCGGTCCGGGCGCCCGCCGCATCTCTGGCCAGCGTGTCGAGCCATCCGGCCAGGACCAGGTGCCACGTGGGCGCGCCGGGATCGCGCAGCAGGCTCGCGGCCCGGGCGACCGGCCCGGCTGGGGCCGGCACGGAGTCAGCCACCGGAAACCCCTGTCAGGTAGTGAGCGGCGGCGACCAGGAAGGCGATCATCGCCACGTCGATGAGGAGCCCAGTCGCCACGCCCGCCTTAGCTGGGGCATTGTCCGGCCACGCGGCACGGCAGCGGAGGATCGCGCCCGCCCCGTACCAGAGCGCAGCGAGGTAGACGATGATGCCGAGGGTGTGGGGGCTCATGACGGCAGCTCCGCAGGGGTGGCAGGGAACTCCCTGATTCGCAGGTCTTCGGGCCAGCGATGCCAGTCGCCGCCCTTCGGCCCGGCGCCGAGCTGGCGGCCGAGGACCGATCCGAGTTGCTTGCAGAAGAACGGGATCTCCCACTCGGCGCACACAGCGTGCAGCTCCCGGAGCCATCTGAGTTCGCAGCGGCGAGCCCCCCGTCCCGACTCGCCTCCGGCGACTACCCAGCTGATGCCCGACAGGTCGACGTCGCCGAGCGGGCCGATCAGCGGTTCGCAGGAGAGCCAGCGCACCTCGGCAGGAACGGTCTGGAGCTGGTGGACGCGGCCGAGTTCGGATCCGTCCTCGACCGATACGCCCATCCACAGGTTCGGCGGCCAGTCCAGTTTCTCAGCGATCCTCGGCAGCCGGGATGCTCGCTTCGTGAGCACCTGATAGGTGTGCTGCGGAGTCTCCCAGATCACCGCGAACACCTGCTGCACGAAGTCAAGCGGGACCCTCGCGTGGAACAGGTCGCTCATTGAGTTCACGAACACCAGCCGACGGCCGGACCACGTGAACGGTGTACCGAGCGTGTCCGGGTGAAGGGTCAAGCCGAAACCCGGACCCGACGTGCGCGGATCACCGTCTTTCTGGTACTTCGGCGACCCCATGGCCTTCAGACGGCGGGCTAGTTCCAGCGCGTAGCAGTTATCGCAGCCTGCCGAAATCCGGTCGCAGCCAGTCGTCGGGTTCCATGTGACCTGCGTCCACTCGATCTTGCTGCCGTCGCTCATGCCGCACGACCGATCGGCGTTACGGCCTGCTCGCTGCCGCCCTGATCCGCAGCCGCGTCAGGTGCGCTGGCACCCGCCGTATTCTTTGCCCGGCCGGTACGCCGCGGGGCCGCCGGCGACGAGAGCTTCACGCGCCCGAAGAACAGCAGCGACCAGGCAGCGGCGATGATGGCCAGGTCCACGATGCCGCGCACCAGGATGTCCAGCTCAGGGGGGCTCACCGCCGGCCCCCGTTTGCGAGCGCAAGTGCCGCATCTTCGTGCCGCCGCCACGCGCGGTAGTCCCGCTCGTCGCGGTAACGCCGCAGGCGGAACAGGGCAAAGGCGGCGGTGACCAGGAGGGCCGGGACGCCGGCCGTGATAAGGGTCGGGGTCACCGCTCGCCACCGCCTTCAAGCCGGGCGTAGGCTCTGACCGCAGCGACGAGGCGCGCCACGGTAACGACGGCCAGGATGATCACGCAGGCCGCCACGACGAGCCCGAGGAGCGCGAGGCCCCAGACCCACACCGGGTAGTCGGGGATCATGTCGCCCTCACGATCCTCGGCCCTGCCTCGTTCAGGCACGCGGTCATCCCGTACCACCCGTGACGGCGTCGAAAATATCTCTCACGAGCCTCGCGTCAGCGAGCGCGGTATGGGCCTCGTAGGCGGCCGGGTCGATGCCCATCACGCTTGCGGCATCAGCGAGCTTGAGCGGGAACGGCAGACGGCGTCCTTGCGCAGCGGCCCAGCCGCGCACGAGACTCCCGGCGTCCTGAAGGTGGTAGTCCCACGCCGGGCACTGCCCGTTCGCCCGCAGGAACATGTCCAGAAAACTTGTGTCGAACGCCGGGTTCGCGGCGGCGATCATCGCGCCGGCTGTCAGCGACGCGACGGTCCCGGCAACGCAGGCCGGTTCCGCCCACTCCAGCGGGGAAAGCTCGGCGAGGCGCTGATAGTACCGGTTGACCCTCAGCGCGCCAGGATCGGCGGCGGCGACGTCCGGCTCGATCAGCCAGGTGAACTCCGAATCCTCGCGACCCGTGCTGTCGTCCCGGATGATGACGGCGATCTCCCACAGGTCGTGGCGAGCCGGATCGGTCCCGGTGGTTTCACAGTCGGTGAAGGCGAGTCTCACGCCGGGGCCTCCTTGCGGAAACGGCCACTGATCTCGTCGCGGGACCGGCCGTCGCCCGGGTCGGCACCGACGCGGCTGGAGGGGATCGCGGCAGCGCCGCCGGTCCTGCGCGAGGCCAGGAACGCCCGCACCTCGCCGGCACGGAACTCCCACCGGCCGGACGCCGTCCTGGACGCGGCGAGCTTCCCGTCGCTCGCCCACCGCTGAGCAGTCGACACATCAACCCCCGCGAAGCGCGCCACCTGACGGCTCGTGAGCGTAACGTCACCGTCCGGGCAGACGGCGGCGGCACGCGGGACGGCCGTCCCGCCGAGGAGCGCGTTCACCTCACCGGCCCGGTACCGCCGGTGTCCTCCGGGGGTGCGGAAGCTGGCGATCTTGCCCCTGTCCGCCCACCGCGTCACGGTCTTCGGATCGACCCGGAACAGGCGGGCGACCTCGCCGGGCGTGTAGGCCTCATCGCTATCGTTCATGCAGCGCCTCCGGGTCTTCCCCTCCAGCGCCGAATCAGCGCGCAGTGGATGATGCAGTACCTGTCGGGCCGGATCAGCGTCCAGAACCTCAGCGACGGCGGGCACCGGTAGTCAGGCGGCTCCCACCCGCAAGTGCAGGCGTGAGTCGAGGTCTCCCGGATGCCGCAGGCAGTGACCAGCGTCATGGCTGCCTCCCGTCCAGCGGGCCGAACACGATCTCATCGCCGAAGTTCGTGTACCAGCGCGGGCGGAGCCGGCGCTGCGGCCGGCGGCCAGCGGACGAGACCGGCCGGGTGTCAGGCTCGCCGTGATGTTCCCTTGCTGCGGATTCCCAGAGCAGGTCCGGCGGCGTGGCGTCGGGACGCGGGAGGCGAACGGGGCGCCTGATCAGGCTCATCGCCGGTCATCCTCGCCGGAGTCCCTGACCGTCGCGCACTCATGGCCCCACGCCCACTGCACCAGGTCGCCGAGCAAGGCCGTCATGTCAGCGCCGCCGTCGCGGCGGAAGGTGAACGGGCCGCTGGCCTCCCCGCATGCACAGGTGACCTTCACGGGCTGGGTGAACTCCTGGGACTCGTCGTCGAGCCCTGCGACGCGGAAGCCGGCCAGGGCGCTGAACCTCACGGCGCGCCTGCCTTCAGCGCCTGGATCGTCGCGGCTGCTGCTTCTGGATGCCGAGGAGGCTCCGTCGTGTAGCCGCCGTACCTGTCAAGCCGCAACGTCGCGCTGACGATGAGCACGGAGACCTCTGCCGGTTTGTCGCTGCCGCGGACGAGCCAGCCGGCGTCGCGGGCATCCGCTGGATGGGCATGCACCCATCCGTGACACCCGGTAGTCCCGGTCCCGCAGAGTGTAAGGAGGTTCTGGAGCTCGTTCCGGCCGCTCTGGCTGCGCCGCTTGCGGTGATGGATGCTGTACGCCCTGTCCGTGATGTCGGCGCCGCAGCGGACGCACGCGTAACCGTCACGTTCCAGCACGGTCAGGCGCATCTTCGCGTCGGGCCCGGGGTCACGGCTGCGGCGGAGCGGGATTACCGGGATGCCTGCATCTGGCGGAGCGGACTTCCGCCACGGTGAGCGCTTCAGCCCCGCACTGCGGTTCAGGGTGCTGTTCCAGATCCGGGCCATCAGGTCGCCACCCCTAGCTCGATAGCAACCTCGTGCATGCACCAGATGACCCGTGACCCGGACGGGCACGTCCAGGCGTGCCAGGACGTGCAGTAGTGCCCGTCGTATGAAGCGCCGAACGAGGCGGCCAGCACCTGCGCGGGGCCCGGCTGGCACCGGTCATTCATCGCGGCCGCCTCCCAGCCGGACTCCGGCGCGCAGCAGGCAGGCCGCGAGCCCCGTCGTGTCCCCGCTGACACGCTCCGACGCGTCGATCAGCGCGGCCAGCGTCCTGACCCGGCCAGCGTCGGGCTCGGCACCAGCCTCGTCAGCCTTGATCGCGATGACTGCGGCGAGCACCCTGGCGACGGGCGGCTCCAGATCCAGACGCTCCCCGTCTGCCCGGAGCCGGACCTTCCCGGCGTGCACGGCTACGGCGAGCCGGACTCCCTCCCAGATCCCGTCCGCGATCTCCGGGCGCGGCAGCATGACCGGGGCCGGGTACCCGGCCGCTTCCCACAGCGCCGAGGTGATGGCCGGGAACTCGGCCGCCCCGGCTGCGAGCGCGGCACTGCCGCCTGAGTCGCTGACCTCCAGGATCGCGCAGCCCGGCGCGCCCGGCTCCACCCGCAGCTCAGTGCCGTCGTCGTCAGACAGCGTATATGTCACGTCGTTCCCCAGTTCTTCGGCTGCCGCTCGAACGGCAGCTCGTCGGTGGCGCGGGTCACCTGCCTGGCCGCGACCCGCACGGCGTCGTGCGCCTCGCTGACGGCCAGGGCGGACGAGTGCTCGTCCGACAGGCTCAGTTCGGCTACCCTCAGTGCGGCCATCGCCCGCTCGAGAGCATGGAACGCGCACACGTCGTCCATCAGTGCCTGGCTCATGACTCGTTCTCCGATGCAGCGAGAACGCGGAGCAGGTCGTTCAGGTACCCGTCCAGTTCCTCCCAGGCGTCGTCGACTTCCACCAGGTCCTGGCCGCACCGGCTCACGGCGGCGAGCTTCATCAGCTCCTTGATGCCGCTCCTGGTCACGGTGGTCTTCGCGCGGTCGGCGATCTCCTGCGCGGTGACCTGCCCGGCCCCGGGTGCCGCCTGCGTGGCCGGACACGCCTGGCCGGCATCCGGCGGCACCGGGCCAGCCGTGATCGCACGGTGCCGGCCGCCGGCTGCCGGCGGCAGCTGGTCGGCGAGCGACCGCCCCGCGATCTGCCCGGTCGCGATGGCCCGCACTGAGTCGTCCACGCGGATTGCGGGCACGTTGTACTGGCGCAGCATCCCGTCCACCCGGGACTCCCGGTATTCCAGCGCCAGCGTCGCGGCCAGGTACTGTCCGGCGGCGCGGGCACGCTCGAGCAGGAGGGCCTTGTCGATGATCTCGGCCGCAGCGTTCTCGCTCTTGGACAGCAGGCGCCACACCCCGAAGTCGCCGACGTCGACGAGGCTGACATTGATCCACGTGTACGGGTAGCAGCCCTGCGGGGTCTTCAGCGCCGCCCGGCGGCGGCGCTCCTTGATCGCCTGCCAGAGCGATTCCTCATCGCCCGGTATGGCGGGCTGCGGGCACTGGCACGGGCCGTGCTGAGGCTGGGTGGTGGTCATCCCGTCGCAGACCATCGTGGGACCGCCGCCGGACCAGCGCATGAACGCCTGGCTGATCACCAGCCGGCCCGGAGGGAGCGCGATGGTGATCTCGCGGAGCCTGGTGTACACCTCCCACTCCTGGCGCCACGGCCGGGGCTGGCTGCCGTCGTACAGCTCGGCGATCTCGGCTGCGCGCTTCGGTGACGGGCTGGTGAACCGGAACCCGTCGAGCCGGTGCGGGTGGCCCTGGTCGTCCTTGTCGCCGGTCCTGATCCGGCCGACCACGTAGTTCCGTGCCTGGATTCCCGTGAGGATCGGCATCACGCAGCCTCCTGTTCGCGCTGCGCCTTGACCGGCAGTTCCTCGCCCTTGAGGGACAGCCCGTGGTCGGCGAGCATCTGCCGGATGGCGCCGAGCAGCTTGCCGCCGATGCCCTTGACCTTCAGGCAGTCCCCGGCGTCCATCGCCGCGAGCTGCTCCAGGTCCTCGATCCCGGCCTTGACCAGCGGGGACAGTGCCCGGCCGTAGCCCTCGCCGTCGAGGTCCGCGATGCGCGGCTGCTGGATGGTGCCGTCGGCGCGCAGCGGGTAGCAGACCTTGCCGGGCTTGGCGTTCTCGGCCTTGCGGCCCTGGAAGATCTCCACGTCGCGGCGGAACCTGTTCCACGCTTTCGCGTCGTCGGCTCCGGAGATGAGGTGGAACCGGTAGCCGCGCGGGTGCTCGGGCCGCAGGTGCAGCACCGCCCCGGCGTCGGTGGCGGGCATCGGGACGAGGTCCCCGAAGCCGGCCGGGTCGGCCTCAGACGCGTGCCGGTAGGCGGCGATCTGCTCCCGCCATGTCTTGTCGGGATTCTTGCCGGTCTTCACGTCGCCGCAGACGGTCACGCCGGGGCCGGGGATGAACCGGCCGGCCGGGCCAATGGCCAGCCCTGGCAGGAACACGATCTTGTCCAGCGTCCCGGCGACGCCGAGCGGGTAGTTGAACACCGTCATCTCGGCGGCAAGGAAGTGTGGCCCGTAGTCGGCTACCCAGTTCAGGAAGCCCTCGATCATCCAGTCCGCGACGACCTCGACCGGGTCTTCGTCGTACTCCTGGCCGGCGAGGTGGCCCGGCAGTTCCGGCAGCACGAGGTCAGACCCGTGCCCTTCCGGGGACGCCTGCCACAAGACCAGCGCCTCGACCACGTGATGCACGTACGAGCCGACGTCGCGCTTGAGATCGCGGACCTTCTCGGCCCGGCCCTTGGCGAGGTCGACGGCTGCCTGCCGCCCGCTGGCCCTGGCGGCCACGGACATCGCCCGGCCGCTCAGCACTGCCTCCAGCAGGCCGAGATTGTCCACGGCGCACTCGGCGGCGAGCCGGGCCGCCCAGGGCACCAGGTACCGCTGCTTGCCGTCCGTTGCGTCCAGGATGGTCGTGACGCGAGTCAGGTTCTCGCCTGTCGGCGGGTAGATGTACGTGTCAGATTCATTGCGGCTCACTCCGCCGCCTCCGTCCCGGTCCGCGCCTGGTACTCGGAGAACAGCCGCCCGGCAGCGGCGGCAGCGTCGGTCATCTTCTGCTGCGCCATCCTGACCGCCATGTCCTGCGGGTCGCCGCCGAGCATGAACAGGCCCGGGTCGTACTGCTCCCACGCCATCTCGCCGGAGACGAGAAGCCTGTACTCCTCACAGGCGTCGGCAAGGACGTTGCGGCGTTCGGTCAGGACCGCCAGGGCCTCCGTTGCGGTGTGGAGCACGCGGCGCGCCACGTCGGCGGGCGCGGGGGCCTGCGGACGGGCGCTGACGGCGGCGGCGCTCATGCGGATATCCACCTGTCATCCTCGGCAGATTCCCCGGCATGCTCGCTGCCAGTGCCGCGCGGCTCCGGATCCTCGCCCTGGACCGGGTCCGGCTCGGCGTCCGCCGCGACGGGAACGGTCGTGGCCAGGAGGTCGGCCCTGGCTGCCCCGAAGGCGGCGATCGCCGCGTCGAGCCACGCAAGGTCCCCCTCGGCGAGGAACTCGTCCGTGTCGTCGGTGCCGAGAGACACGCCCGCGACGACGCCTGCGCCGCCGGCGAGCCGCAACCCGACATATACGGGCGTGCCGGCGAGCTGCTCCTCCCGCCAGTACACGCCACCGCGGTACGCCCGCAGCAGCGCGACCGGTGCTGCGGCCGGCATGGCTGTACCAGGCCCGGCAGGGTCAGGTGCCGCGATGAACGGCCGGTCGTGCGCCGGGACAAGGTCCATGTCGGTGATGCCGGACCAGTCCTGCGGGTCGCCCGGGAGCGGGCCGGGTGCCGGTGCGGGAGCGCCGTCGTCCCAGGGGGCGCTTCCGGCGCAGACAGCCTCAGGCGGGCGGGCCTGCCCGCTCTCATGCTGCTGCGTGCGGCCGGACCACGGCCAGCGGAGCCGCAGGACGTGCCTGAGCCGCACCGGGGCGTCCGCGGAGGCTGTGCCTGCAGTGATCGTCTCGGCCAGGAAATGCGCGGCAGAGTGCCGGCCGGCGACTGTGCTCATCGTCCCGCTCCCATCCTCGTCATGAAGCGCTGCACGGCCCGGCGCGGGCACGATGCGCAGTGGTTGACGTAGACGCGGCCGGCACCGATGGTGGCGGGCACGTGGCAGTGGCTGCAGCGGTAGGGCCGGGCGAGGCGGGCGGCCTCGTCGCGGCCGACGAGCTTAGCTGCAGCGCTGGTCAGGACCGGGGTAACTGCCGCCGGCGCTCCGCTAGTCATCTGGGGTGACCCGGACATTTACGCGGCCCCCGTCCCGGCAGCTGCAGGCACGGGCTCGTCGGCAGGCAGGCGGACCCACTCGGTCCCGCCGCCGCACGTGCAGGTGACGTGCTCCTCGGCAACTGCCTCCCGCCACGCCCTGACCTGTACCTTCAGGCCGCCCGGGAGGGGCGCCTCAAGGACGTAGTAGTAGCCGCTCTCGTCCGGCCTGCCTGTGAAACTGGCGTGCAGCGCGGCGGCGAGCAGCGTCTCGGCTGCCGCCATGCACCGGCGGGCCTCCGCTCCGGTGCCGGGGATCGTGAACGCGATCCACCCGCCGGCCACGCTGGGCCGGCCGAGGAGCGGGTGCGGCTCGGCTATGTCCAGGATGCGCCGCACGCCGGCGAACCACGTCGCGCGCTGCTTCTCCCCGGCGGTCATCGCGGCGATGGCGTCCCGGCGATCCTGCTCAACGGGAGTGAGGCCTTCCGTCTCCATCGTTCTCCTTCCGTTACCATTCGGGGTGAAGGTCGTTCTCCTTCACCTGGCCCGGCGGCTATGGACCGCCTGGCCGTCAGTGCCTCCGCCTCACGCCGGCGGAGGCACTCTTTTGCGTTGTGACCGCTGCCACAGCGGTGACCGGCAGGGCGATGGCGAGTAGCGGGCGCGCCGCCGGCTGCGGGCCAGGTACTCGGCATCGCTCTCCCCGAACCGGCAGATCTCCCGTCCCCACCAGGCGAGGCCCGCTCCCACCAGGACGGTGGCGGCCACGTCAAAGCAGGCACCGAGGGCGAAGGAGCCGAGGGTGGCGATCACGCGGCATCGCCTGGAGCATGGGCCTGGAACACTGGGCCGGCCGAGCCGGGCAGATGCGACCCCGTGCTCCGCAGGGATGCTCCAGCCTGCGATACGAGCGCCGCATTAGCTTCAGCCCACGTCTTGCTCTCGTCACCGCCGACCGCCGCGCTGAGCCGGTCAATGTAGGCGAGCCGTTCGCGGTCTTTCCTCGCCTGGCGGCTCGTCCACTCGGACATGTCGACTGCGTACTTGCGGAGCTCGGCGATTGTGGACAGCTCGTCCGCGACGGACTCCTTGAAGTACTCGAACAGCTTGAGCTGCCCGCTGGCCCCTTGCCCGATGCGGTCGATCGCCTCTCCGGCGTCCCGAGCTTCCTCCTCCGGGGTGCGGGGATCGTACGGAGTGGTGTCGGCTCCGAGGGGCAGCTGGACGGGCGGGAATCCGGCTTCACGGAGCTTGTGCCAGGTCTCGAATCGCGCACGGACGTGCGTGATATGAGCCTCGCTCGGGTACTGCTTGGCCGCCTTGATCCGATGCTGGATCTCGCGCCGGCTGATCTTGATGCCCTGCCGGCCGGCGGCTGCGATAAGCCCCTCAATGACCCCGTTGCGGAGGTTGCCGCTCCGCGTGGTCTTGGTGCGGTCGACCAGCAGGCGCCGCGCGTACTCCCAGCGGGCGCGGATGCTGCGGACGTCGGCAGCGGCGATCGCCTTCTCAAGCCGGCCGTAGGCGTCGAAGCTGCTCATAAAGCGGCCTCGGGCATCAGGTCGTCGATGTCGCAGTCGAGTACTTCTGCGAACTTGTGAAGCGTCTGCACCGAGACCCCTCGCTGCCCGCGCTCGATCAGCGAGATGAAGCTCTTGTTGAGCCCGGCGCGCGCTGCGAGGGAGGGTCTGTCAAGGCCGGCGCGGATGCGGCGCGCCCTGAGTTTGTCCGGGTCGATGAGGCGCTGGCTACCACTCATAAGGACAGACTATCGATGACTAAAAGCTACACGCAACTGTTGGGTCTAGCCAGTCCGGAGAATTTATGCTTTCGTGACTTAGCGGGAGCGGAACGGACTAGGAACGCCTGACGTCAGTCGCCTAGAGTCGCCGTTAGTCATCACACAGCAGGGAAGGCTCCCCCGCATGGAACCGGACAATCAGGCCCGGCCCCCGGAAGCAGTCCTCATCAAGCGCGCCCGTGCGGCGGCGGGAATGACTGTCGAGGCTGCCGCGGCGGCGGTCCGCGCGGCCGGAGGCCAGATCAGCACCTCGTACTGGGGTGATGTCGAGCGCGGCCAGGGCGGCAGGAGGAGCAGGCGGGTACCGGTCCGGGCGTCCGCCCGGACACTGGCGCAGATGGCCCGGATCTTCGGCATCACCCCGGATCGCCTGGCCGGCGAGGGCCAGCGGCCCGATGCCGCAGAGATCCTGGACGAGATCCTGCGCAGTGAGGAATCCGGTCAGCCGGCGAGTCAGGATGGCAGCCGCCAGCCCGCTCACATGAAGTTCCTCGACCAGGTGGATGAGGGCGCTCTCGCCCCGTTCCTCGCAGCCGTCGAGGCGCAGGTCCGGGCGGCGACCCCGGCTGACGGCCGCAGGCCGTCCGGGGCGCAGGCGTTCCCGGGCGCCCCGCAGGAAGCAGAGCTGTGGGAGACGCGGCACATCAGCGATGCTGACAAGCCGCGGGCGATCGCGATGCTCCGGCTGATCGCGGCCGGGGATACGGCCGTGCGCCGTGCGACATAACCGCGCATCAGCACGTCTATTGTAACGAACCGATTACGACGGGTGACATTTCCGGCATGTCCCTTGCGTGACGGTTCTCGCAGGACGAGACTCCAGAGAAGCACTACCCCTGGGGGGGAACCTGGGGGACACCGGGGCAGCCCCGCAGCCCCCGGCAGGTTGGGGAGGACCGCGTCGTGAAAGGCGCACTGCGGGAGCGTGCCCAGGACCCCGGCACCGACGAGATGCTGGCTGCGCTCATCACCGTGAACAGCAGGCTCCAGGCGTCGAGCTGGTCGCTCCAGGCGCACACCTACGCCCTGCTCGCGCGGCTTGAGGAGACGGCCCGCGCCACCGGGACACTGGACGAGGACGTCATCGCCGAGGTGTACTGCCTGCAGAGCCGGTATGAAGAAGGGCGCCGCGCAGTCCAGGAGAACAGCGCCGCCATCGAGCAGGCCCTCGGGCACCTGGCATTCAGCCGCGCAGACCGCCGCCAGTGGTACGAGGAGGGCATCGCCGAGGGCGAGCGCCGGGAGCGTGCGCGGCGCGGGAAGGGACGCCGCACCGGGGGACGCGCGGCCCTGCGCGTCGTCCCCGTGGCCGCCGTCCTCGGCGGCGGCTGGACGTTCATCCGGTCCGTCTCCGCCGCACGCAAGGCCGCAGCCGCCCTCACGGCCGCGCACCAGCCTGCGGTCACCGCCATGCTGGTGCGTCACCTCGGCAGGGCTGTCAGGGTGGGCACTCTCGGTGCTGCTGTCTCCGCCACCACCCTGACGCTGGTCGTGCAGACCGCGCCTCACACCACTGCGATCCCGCCCCGTCCCGCCGGCGCCCCGTCGTCCGACCCGGCCGTCCCGGCCGCAGGCACTGCCGCGATCCCGGCGCACGCTCACCACGAGCGGCACCGTCTCCATCCGGCGGCCGTGCCGCCGCCCGCGCCGCGCCGCCCCCGGCACCCCAGCCTGTCTGCGCCGCCATCCCCGGCACCGCCCGGGTCCCTCACCGCGCCCGCGGTGGTCATCACGGCCGGCGGCACCGGCATCCTCACGCTGACCGCCGCCGGCGGCCCGGTCGCCTGGACGCTGACATGCTCGGCCGGCATCACGCTCAGCACCTACAGCGGGCAGCTCGCCGAGGGTGCCTCGGTCATGATCACGGTCACGGCAGCCGGCCCGGACGTGAACGGCACGATCTGGCTTCCGGGCGGCTGGCCGGTAAGGGTCCGGCCGTTCGGTCTCGCCCCCGGCTAGCGGACCCGCCCGACCCCCGCGAGCGCGTACGCGGACCCGTCGGCCTCCAGGCAGTCGTGCCATCCCGGCCGCCAGCCCCGGGCCGGGACGACACCCGGGTCGAGGAGATCCATGCCGTCGAAGAAACCCGCGATGTCCTGCGCGGAGTGGTTGAACAGGTCCAGGCCGGAACGCCGGACCAGCTCGCGGACCTGCCGGAACACCTCATCGTCGTCGTTGTGCCCGGCGGAGATGACCACATAGCTCCCCGGCGCTGCTGCCCGCGAGTACGCGGCGACGACCTGCCGCGCCTGCTCGCCGGACAGGAAATGCAGCACCATCCCGAATATCAGCCCGGCCGGCCTGCGCAGGTCGATCAGCTCACCTATGCGCCAGTCAGCCAGGACCGCTGCCGCGTCCGTCAGGTCGGCGCGGATCGCGATGACTCCCGGGGCAGTCGCCATCGCCCGTGCATGCGCGACCGCGACCGGGTCAGAGTCCACGTAGACGACCCTGGCTGAGGGAAACACAGCCCGGGCAGCCTCGTGGACGGGGATGATCCGGACCCGCTCGCCGCCTGCTTCTGTCTCTCCCCTCGTGGGGATGCCCGCGCCCAGGTCCAGGAACTGCCCGACGCCCTGCTGCGCGAGCCAGGTGACCGCCCTGCCGAGGAATAGCCGGTTGCGGACGGCTATGAGCCGGGTTCCGGGGAACAGGCGCTCCACCTCGGCGGCGGCTGCCCTGTCGGCCGCGAAGCTGTCGCTGCCGCCCAGCCAGTAGTCGTACATCCGGGCGATGCTCGGGACACCAAGATCGACCGGGGGCCTGTCCCCGCCTCGCATGGAGGTCACTCCCTTTCCCCGCCGTCCCGTTCCCTGTTCCTGGTCAATATTCCCGCTACCTGCCGGTAACGTGCCGTTCATCCGTGGCCGCGCGGACGGCCGTGCCGGGGGCGGCTGCCTCCCGCGCCGCCCCCGGCACATGCCTCCCTCAGGCCCGGTCACCGCGGGACGGCGGGGGTGCGGTGACCGGGCTTCCCGGGCGGCACGGCATGCCGCACCATCGTGCCGGCCGGGAAGCTCACTGCGCGTGGTCCGGGTAGTGCCTGTCCGCCTTGGCCATCAGCCCCGCCAGGTCATAATCCACGAGAACGCGGTACCCGTCCGGTTCGGGGACTGTGAGCTCCCACGGATGGTCGAGGCCCGACGGGCGCAGGACCGTCGCCCCCGGCATCCTGTCCATGAAAGCGTTGAGGCGCCGCACCTGGCCGGGATCCTCTGCCCGGCCGGGCACGAGGTGGAGGTAGCTCACCGCAGCTTCCCTCCGACGGCGTCGAATCCTCGCAGCGCGACGGGGTCACCGAGCTCCTTCAGCGCCCACCAGACGAACCGCTGGGCCATGCCGTCGCGCGGGTTGCGCCACAGACGCAGGGCCTTGATGGCGTCGGCGACGGTCCCGGCCGGGTGCGCCGCCCGCCAGTCCCTCAGCTCGCTCGGCAGGTCCGGGTGCTTGCGCTCGAAGGCCGCGCACTCCTGCTCGGTCATGTCGCACGCTCCCTCGGCACAGGATCGGCGAAGTAATCCGAGACGATCCGCAGCCGCAGCCCGGCCGGGCAGGGGTCTGACAGCTCACTCCCCTTGCCGTCCCTGCGCCGTGCGCGGCACCGGCCGTCGGCGGCCCAGATCTCGTATGCGTCGCCCCAGTGGTACCTGACCTCGGCGAGCGGGCCGGCGAACCGTCCCGCGATGCCGCGCGGACGCGCGCTCACCGTGGCCTCCTGTGCCGCCGGCGCAGTTCCGGCACCACGCCGAGGCCGAAGACCGTCAGGAGAATGATGGCGGTGCCGATCTTGAACGGGGTCATGCGCATCGCGCGCCCCCCCCGGCAGTCTTGTTCCCTGCCCTGCCCATCCGCTGGCCTCCCTGGCGCGACGATCGGGATACGGGCAGTCAACTACGGGGAAAGGCAGGCGACGGGTACACGTCGTACCCCGTCACCGATGGGTACGTTCTGTACCCGTTAAGGCGGCGATGCCGACTGCGGCAGCCAGGGACCGCGCCCGCTCGCGTATCGCCTCCGCGCCCCTCTCGGCGGCATCGGCCACCCATGAGCGGGTGAACAGGTTGTACCGCGCGGTATCCGGCGACTCGTCCCGCGCCTGCTCCAGCAGGCTGATGATCGCCACCGGGTCCGGTCGCGCCGTGCGCGAGCGCAGGGAACGGGCGCGTGCGGACTCGATCAGGTGGAAGCTTCGGCGGGTCGCGCTGGGCATGCCGGCCAGGCGCAGCCGGTTCGCCTGCCGGACCGCGTTACCGCCCTGCATCAGGTCAGCATGCATGGTGACCGCGTACGCCTCGGTCATCCCGGGGCCGAATATCAGCCAGGGGTGCGCGTACCCGGCACCCAGCGTCCTGGCCGCCCTTGACGCCTCGTCCCAGTAGCCCCACGCCTCACCCTCGCGCCCGGTCTTCGCGTACGACAGGGCACACGAAAGCTGGAGCAGCCCCCACAGTGCGAGATCTTCCTCAGACTCGCCCGGGCGGAGCAGCCGCGCGGCGGACAGCGCCAGCGCAGTACGGGCCTCGGCCGCCTCCCCCGCATCGCGGAAGACGTGATTCAGGTACCAGGCCGCAGCGGCGATCGCCGCCGGGTCGTCCGCGTCCTGCGCGGCCTGCATGGCCCTGTCGCCGCACAGCATGATCAGGTCCGGGCGCGGCTGGAAGGAAAGGAAGAGCTGGGTGACGTGATAGGTCTGGGCGAGCGAGCGGAGCGCGGAGCGGCGCTCGTCGCCGGCCAGGCGGCGGGCCGAATCCCGCGCATCCCGCAGCAGGCCCGGGAGCACGACCGACACTGCCGTCCGCTGCCGTCTCGCCCCGTGCCACATCTCCCACGCCTCGCAGGTCCGCGCCGAGAGCTCGGATGCCGCGACGGGTTCCGTATCCGCCGGCCGGAACATGTAGTCGGTCAGCGCGCTGCTGACTGTGCCGAGGGACTCATGCCGGGCCTTGCCGAACTGGGCAACGGAAAGGCGCTGATCCCCGGTCAGCTCTGACAGGTCAGCGACCTGGAGTATCTCCGCGATGCGCAGCAGCAGCGGAATCCGGGGGACTTGCAGCCGTCCCGTCTCCACGGCCTTCACCCATTCTGCTGACTTCCCGGCAAGGCCCGCGAGTACGGGCCGGGACATCCCCGCACGCTCCCTGAAGTACCTGATCCGCTCGCCGGCCGGTTTCCCGGCAAGCTCGGGGCTGCTCCCTGGTGTAGAATCCACGATGAGACCCTGCCTATCTGACTGCATCGACACCAGCCAGCATAACGCGGGGTCTTAACTATGCGCAGCTTGTGAATCACACGGGCAGGGGGACAAGCACCCGGGTGCATGGGGAATAGTCCCTATCCCGGGGTTACGCGCCGGTTCGTCACTCTGGCCCGGCTGACGGGCAGTCCCGCCCGGGGGCGCCGAATTGAGTGCGGGCACCCGGCCGTCACGCCGCCGTCCGGCCCCAGGATGACCGCGTCCCGCCGGCCCTCTACCGGGACCTCCTTCACCCGGCTGGCAGGCACCATGACCAGCACGTAACGCTGCTCATCCATTCCGGTCCTCCTGTTCCGGCCGTGCTTCCACAGACGCCCCGTCCAGGTCCCAGTCTCTTCCGGCCGCCTCGCGGATAAGCTCGCAGAGCCGGTCGGCCGCATGCCCGGAGTGCGCGGCGAGGATGACGGCCGCGACTGCTGGCCCGTCCCCGGCCAGTGCTGCGCCCACGGCCTCCGCCATAGGGTCATCCGCGACCACCGCCTCGAGCGCATCAAGAAGCCTGCCGTATGCATCGGCGTCGATACCGGGGGCCGCAAGGGCAATGCGGGCCACGACGGCGTAGCGGTGCAGAGGGAGGACTACCGTGCCGCGCCCGTCGCCGACTCTGGCCAGCCGCCACGCGACCAGCGTTTCCAGCGCCCTCTGGGCGACAGACTGGGTGACTCCGTACTCGCGGGCCATGGCCGGAGCGCCAGGCAGGGTGACACCCGGAGCCCACTCGCCGGCGAGTATCCGCTGCCGCAGGTCCCGCGCTACCTGTTCGTAGCGCGCCACTGGCGGCGTCAGCTTCACGCGGCGCTTCCCTCTCCTCCGTCTCCGGCTATCGCGCCCATCGTATTGCCGGTAACCGTTAACGCCTAGCTCCGGCGGATTGACATTTACGCGGGCAGGGGTCATGGTTGGAGTATCTCACGGATAACGCTCAGAATTAATACGGAGATGACCGCATGAGCACCTCCCTCCTTCCCTGGCTGATCGCCGCAGGCCTCGTCCTGGTGTGGCTGTTCAGCTGCGTCTCGGCCTGGTCCGATAACCGGTACGAGGTCACTGCCGTCTCGTCATGGCGTTTCCGTCTCACCCGCCGCTGGTACAGCATCCGCAGTAGGGTCCGGTGCGGTGACCGCGGCGAGGTCTACGAGGTGCGCGACTGGTCCGATGACGGCACCGCCGTCCCGTGGCTGCTGGTCGCGAACTTCAACGGCGATCCTGACGACGTGTACTGGTGCCCGGTCACGGACTGCACCCCGTCCGCCGTCCGCCGGTTCCGGCCGCGCCTGCTGGTGGTCCGCTACGGCCGGATCCCGGTGCCGTGGCTGTTCCTGTTCTGGTACGAGCCGGCGCCCCGCCAGTGCAAGTACTGCGGCGAGCCTGCCACCTGCGAACACGACTCCGCCATCAGCCACGGCGGGTGCCTGTGCGATGCACACCTGCTCGCGGCCGACCGGGTCCGCACCCGCGAGCAGGGTGCGTCATGAACGGCCCGCCCCGAGCGTGGATGCGGCACGCTGCGTGCCGTGATCTGCCGCTGACGCTCTTCTTCGGCCCGGACGGCGAAGATGCCGTAGCCCGCGCCGAGCGCGAGAAGCAGGCGAAAGCCGTCTGTGCCGGATGCCCTGTGCGCGTCGAGTGCCTGATGTACCGGCTGGGCTACCCGTATCAGCGGGATGACGGGATCTGGGCCGGGTTCGACGGCGGCCAGCGGGCTCAGCTCCGCCGCAGCGATCTCCGCCGCCAGCGCCACGCAGAGAGGACGGCGGCGGCATGAACACCCTGTACGCCATCGTCGCCGCAATCGGCGCTCTCATCGCCGCCTGCCACCAGCACGTCACCGTCACGCTGGCCGGGCACGCCTTCGGCACCTCGCTGGGCGTGCTGATCCTGTGCACGGTCATCGCCGTCTGCATGGCCGCGACCGTGATCACGGTCCGGTCAGTGTTCTGGCCGGCCATGTCGCGGGTCGCCTCATGACGAGCCTCAACGGACACGGCGAGGATGAGGGCGGCCAGGTCATCGCCCTGCGGCCGGATTCCGGTGCGGATGCACAGGACTCCGGCCAGCCGCCCGGCCCGCCAATCCCGCCCGCGGTGGCCGCCGGTGACGGCGAGCCAGGCAAGCGCCGCCCCATCGTCCCCCCCGCGCTCGGCCGTGACCGCTGGCGGCAGACCGCCGGCGAATGGGCCGGGGAAACCTGCTACCGGTGCGCGTATCACGCGGTCAGGTCACCGTGGTACCCGGTGTGGTTCAGCTTCCTGGCCGGCCGGGGCGGGTGGCGGCTGGTGAAGAAGCTAGCCCGCTGGTGGTCCGCACCTGAACTGAAGATCCTGGAATCCGAGGCTGTCGCCAGGGGCAATGCGGCCCACCACCAGGCGATGCAGGCCCATCTTGAAGGCACGCGGACCCGCAAGCGGCACGGCCAGATCGTCGGGGTCAGCGCGTTCCTGGCGGCCGGTGTCATCGCTGCGGCCCTGAAGTTCGCGCCCTGGTGGGCCTGGCCGCTCGCCGGATGCGCCACGTACCCGGTGCTGGTTTATCACGGCAGGCCCATCGGGAAGCCGATCATCCACTCGGCGATCGTCCCCCCGCAGTACCAGCCGCCGACGAAGGAGATCATCACCCAGGCGTTCGACAGCCTCGGCATCGGCAGGCTGAGCGCCCACATCAAGACGGCGGGCACGCTCGACTGGATCATCGACCTGCACAACGACAACGACGGCTGGGCGATCGAGCTTGACCTGCCCAAGGGCGTCACCGCGAAGATGATCATCGCCAAGCGCAAGGAACTGTCGTCCGGGCTGCGCCGCCCGCTTTCCGCCGTCTGGCCTGAAGCGGTTCCCGGAGAGCACGAGGGGCGCCTGTTCCTGTGGATCGGCCGCCGCGACCTGGCGAAGCAGAAGCCCGTCCCGTACCCGCTGCTGAAGTCCGGCACAGGGGACATCTTCCAGCAGGCGCCGTTCGGCACCCTCCCGCGCGGGACGAAAGTCACCGTACCGATGTTCCAGGCCAACTGGCTGGTCGGTGCGACCATGGGCAACGGCAAGACCGCGACACTCAGGGTGCTGCTGGCCTGGGCCGCGCTCGACACGGTGTGCGACCTGTGGATTCACGAGCACTCCGGCAAGGGTGACCTGGAGCCGTACGCGCAGGTATCCCACCGCTACGTGTCCGGGATCGATGACGAGTCCATCGCCTACACCGCCGAGTCCCTGCGCATGCTGCGCAGGGAACTGGAGAAGCGGCAGAAGATCTTCAAGACCATACCTGGGGAACGCAAGCCGGACGCCGCCCTGACCCGCGAGCTGGCGCTGGCCGACAGGCGGCTCCGCCCGATCGCGGCCGTGTTCGATGAGGCTCACAACGCCTTCAGCCATCCCAGGTACGGCGAGCAGATTGAGGCGGACATGGAGTTCGTCATGCGCCTCGGACGGGCCTACGGGATCATGATCTTCCTCGCGACCCAGCGGCCCGGCCAGGGCTCGATCCCGCCGGCCATCACCGCCGTGCTCGTGATCCGGTTCTGCCTGAAGGTCAACGACCAGGTCACTAACGACATGATCCTCGGCACCGGCTCATACACGGCGGGCTGGAACGCCGCCGAGTTCCGTCACGAGATAGACGCGGGCCTGGGCTGGCTGCGCGGGGCTGCCGAGCCCTGCGCGCCGAAGGTCTACTACCTCAACCTGCCCGCGACCAAGAAAGTCGCTGCCCGTGCGCGAGCGATGCGCGAGGCCGCCGGCGTGCTGTCCGGTCACGCGCTCGGCGAGGAGAACCCGGCGGAGGAAACCCGCGACTACCTCGCCGATGTCCTGTCGGTGTTCGGCACCGAACCGAACCTGTGGTGCAAGACCATCGCCGAGCGCATGCGTGACCGGATCCCGGGCGTCTACGCGGACACCACTCCTGCTGCGGTCTCAAGCCAGCTCAAGGCGCGCGGAGTCACCGTGAAGAACGTCCGTGAGCCCGGCAGGGACCCGAACCTGGGATGCGAGCGCGCGGCTGTAGAGGCGGCACTGGCCGGCAAGGTCCCGGCCGCAGCGCCTGCTGAAGGGCAGCGGGCCGACCCGGAACTGCTGGCCCTCGCTGCCGAGCAGGTGATCAGCACCCAGCACGCGACGACCGCGATGCTCCAGCGCAAGCTCCGGGTGACGCACGCCGAGGCACTGGACCTGATGGCTGCGCTCGAGCTGGCCGGGATCGTCGGCACGGCGAGGGAAGGCTCGGTCTCGCGGGATGTCCTCGTGAAGCCGGACGGCCTCGGGGACGCGCTCGCGAGGGTGAAGGAGACGGCCGGTGTGTAGGACCAGGACCCCGGAAACCGTTAAACATCTCCTACAGCCCCGGACCTGCGAAGACATGGAGCGCGATAACGGGCGCTACAGAGTGCGGGCCTGTGACCTGCGATGTTATGCGGGACCTACACAGGCATCACGGCGCGCGGAATGGCAGTCCCTAGGGAGCACCTGCACAAGACGGAGGATCAGCGGGCGTGCGGATCTCGGTATCGCTGATCCGCTGCGGCCGGTGCGGGAAGACCTACTCCCGTCCGCTCGGGCACGTCTGCGTCACCAGTGCCACGAGCAAGCGCAGGACACGGCGCACTGCCTTCCGGCCGCACGTCTCGCTGACCTGCTCGAAGTGCGGCAAGCCGCTCGGCAACCCGCTCACACACACCTGCACGGTCCGCACCGACTGGAAGAAGCGGGCCGCCGCTGCCGAGCGGAAGCGCAAGGCCTCGGAGAAGCGCCGGAAAGCCGCGCCGGCGAAGGCTGCGGCGAAGGCCCGCCGGAAGGCCGCGGCTGGTGTCCGCCGCGCCGCCGAGCGGGAACGCCGCAAGCAGGCCGTCGCCAGGGCCGTAGCCGCCGAGCGCGCCCGGAACGAGAAGGCACGCAGGCGTGCAGCCAGCCAGACCCACGACAGGACACGCCATGAGCCTCAGAGCTGCGGGGACCTCAATTGCCACCGCTACCCGTGCCGCATCTGGCGTGAAGCTTCCGAGGCCGGCCACCTGCGCGGACTCGCCGAGGGCTACGCGAAGGGCTACGCCGACGGGTACGCGAGCGGCTACCCGGACGGGATCAGGGCGTGTCCCCTTCCCCACCAGGGGTGAGGCATGCTGATCGCCGTCCTGGCCGTCGTCGTCGCTGCGTGCGCCAGCCACGGTGCACTAGCGCTGATCCTCGCCATGTTCGCAGCCGTCACCGTGTACGTGCTGGTCACGCTCGTGCACCCGGTGCACCGCTGTGTGCGGTGCCGGGGACGGCGGGTCATCGTGCACGGGAGCCGTGCACAGGCATGCCGGCCCTGCAGGGCGTCCGGCCGTACCAGGCGGCTGGGCGCCCCGGTTATCCACCGTCTCGCCTGGTCGCTCATCGGCCCGGCGCTCCGCTCTGTGCTGGAAGTACGCCACGAGGAGCTGCGCGAGAAGGCGGGGTACCCGGAATGAGCTGTCCTGGCCTCCACTGCCCCGGCTGCGGGTCCTGCTCGGGCGGCGGCGGCCAGCTCGCTGCGTGGGCGCTGCTGGCCGCCGCCGCGACCGGAGTCCTGTCGTGGCTCGCAGCCCGCATCTGGTGGATCGCCGGGGCGGCAGCCGGAGCTCTCGCCCTCGCGATCCTCGCCGCCGTCCTGCTGCGCCGTGCCATGCACCGGATGCGGGCGGCCGACCTGGCGCAGCTCGCCGCGACGCACAAGACCATCGCCGCCGAACGGAAGCCGCAGGTCACGAAGGTGACGCCGACCGCGATCACGAACCACTACCACGGGCCCGAGGTCCACTTCCACGGCGCGGGGGCGGCTGAGGCTGCAGTCCGCGCCATGCAGCAAGCGATACCCGGGCAGGCCGGGGACGCCATCACCGGAAGGAACGAGCGATGACCAAGTCAGTCAGCGGATCGCGCCGCGCTGACGGCAAGCCAGAGACGGCAGCCGACAAGCGGTTCTTCGACCTGCGCGAGTCCGGCTACACCGGGCCGATCGACCAGGACGGCCGCGTCCCCGCCGAGGACCGTCCAGCGCGCGGGATCCTCCACGCGCTCCGCAAGCGCGAGGCGTGACGTCATGACCCACTTCACCCTAATCAGGGCCCGGTCCCAGCCTGACGGCATCCTGCCCGGCAGTGACAACACAGGCCAGCCGCCTATTGTCACGGCCAACCCGCGCTGCCTGCTGCCCTCGGAGGTATTCGGCGACACCGAGACGGAACTGCTCGGGCACGCCTGGGAACTGGCCGGACTGGAGCCGCGCGGGCCGGTCACCGAAGACGAAGGCGACGCTGAGTGCCCGGACGGCTGGACCATCACGAGTCGCACGGCGGACCTGTCCGCGATGCTCGGACCGCAGGCCGCCCAGATCCTCGACGCGATCGCCGAGGCAGAGAAAACCCTGGTCAGCGGCGGTCCTGGCGACGCGACAGAGGTCGCGGAGGCGTACCACGCTGCTGTCGAGGCGGACTACCGGGCCATCGACACCGCGGCCGACGCCGCAGTCGCCGCGCTGGAAGCGTACGGAGCGGACGGGGACTGGTGGGCCGGGATCGGCGCCTGCCAGTACGGCCGGGGCGAGATCCTCGCCCTCGCCGCCCGCGACCTCACCGGCACCACGACGGAATGGGCACAGGAGGCTTACGGCACCCTGACCCGGCCCTGGCTGACCGCATTCGGTCGGCCGGTTCACCCAGATGACAAGACGGCTACGGCCGGGAAGGAACAGTTATGCCACTCCCAGTAATGACCCCTGAGCAGCGCGCCGAGGCGCTCCGCAAGGCCGCCGCATCCCGCGCCGCCAGCTCGGCCGCGCTCGCGAAGGTCCGCAGCGGAGAGATCACCGTCGCCGACGTCCTCGACAGCGACGACTCCCCGCTGCTGGCCGCACCCGTCCGCCGCGTCCTGCTCGCCGTCCCCGGCATCGGCTCCGCGAAGGCGGACAAGATCCTCGCCGAGGTCGGCATCGACGGGAAGCGGCGCTTCCGGGGCCTCGGCGTCCAGCAGCGGGCCATCCTGCGTGACCTCGCCGAGAAGTTTCCCGCACCCTGACCCTCCATCCCGCACCCGCCCGGTCCCCGCTTCCGGGCGGGTGCGGGAACCGCCCCGAAGACGACAACCCGAGGACACCTGACATGGCACCCCTTACGCTCCCGAACCCGCCGCGCTTCTGGCGCAAAGGCGAGACGCTGGCGTGGCCTCAGCGCAAGCAGGACGACGCCAGGACCGCCATCGACGGCGACACGGTGATACGCCTGCTGACCGCCTTCGTGGTCCTGGCGGTCGCAAGCTTTGCGGCAGTGATCAGCTACAGCCATATCTTCTTCCTCGGACGCCACCACGGCCAGGATGGCACTGCCGCGCGGCTGCTGCCGCTGTCGGTCGACGGGCTGATCGCCGCCGCGTCTCTTGTCATGCTCCACGCGGCAAGAAACAGGCTCTCGGTGCCGTGGCTGGCGCGCGCCATGCTGGCAACCGGCGTCGGAGCCACCGTCGCCGCCAACGTGGCGTATGGCCTGCCCTTTGGCGTTGCTGGCGCACTGGTCAGCGCATGGCCTGCCGTCGCGTTCGTAGGCTCGGTTGAGATGGCCGTCCGGTTCGTGCGTGACGCACGCCATGCCGCCACGGCACCGGCAGTAGAGCAGACAGAACACCGGACAGCCGGCCGGACAGAAACCGGCGCCGAAGGCGACAGCAAAACGGCAGATGCCCAGGCCGGCTCTGACAACCTGCCGGACAGAGACTTGGCCAGAATGCCGGACAGCGTGGCGGACAGGGACCGCCGCGAACGCCGCCACCGCCAGCCGTCAGCACGCGCCCGCGCCGTCACCACGCTGCGCCGCAACCCGGCACTGACTGACGCCGAAGTGGCGAAGAAAACTGGCGTGTCGGAGCGCACTGTCCAGCGCGCCAGGGAAGACCTCGCGGCGACGGCCAAATTACAGAGGAGCAGACCCATGACCACGACAGAGACCGGGCAGCCATACGAGCGCACCGACGGCCCGGTGAACCTGTGGTTCAGCCTCAGCTACGCGAACTTCCTGGTGTGGCACCGGACCCACATGCAGTCGATGCCGCTGGACTGGCAGGACCGTTTCGTGGAGCTGGCGGAAGAACTCGAGGCGGCCTTCCCGGACCACGCGGCGACCGGGTACGAGGTCGCCACCGTCCGCGACGCGTACGTCAGCGAGCTGACCGTTGCCGAGATGGAACAGCTCGGCATCACCGCGGATGGCGAATCCGGTGAGTACTACGACCGCAACGGCCGGACCCTCCACAGCTTCCAGCATGTCGGCATCCCGGTCCCCGACCCGGTTCCGCACTACCGCCGGTCTTACCTGCCTCCCGATGAGGAGGCCATAGCTGCTGTCCGGGCAGCCCGCACTGCGAATCACTGTAGTGATGACCGGTTATCCGGCTGACGCGGCATATCGCCGGGCACCCAGGTCACCCCTAGTTCCGTGAGCACCTCCTGGGCCTCGGGATGAATCTTCCCGCCGCGGCGGACGACCGCCTTCTTGTTCGCCAGCCACTGCCCCAGCTTCAGGCCATCCGGCGTGACATACGTGCCGGGCACCATAGCGTGCCCGTTCTCGGCGTGCCAGGCGCGCAGCGCCGCGATCATCCCGGGCTGATTCCGCCTCCTGGGCGGGTGCCACCGCACCCGTAGTTCCTCCAGTGCCTCGCGCGTGGCGGGCAGCACCGTGTCCCCGCGTGCGAGCTGGGCTTTCTTGTTGCGAAGCCATTGCCCGAGCCGCAGGCCATCAGCCGTTACGTACCGGTACGGCACGTCCGCGTTCCCGTTCTCGGCGCGGTACGCACGCAGCGCCGCGATCATCTCGGACTGGTCGCGGTCTCGCGGGCTGCCCCATTCGATCCCGAGTTCTTCCAGCGCGGCTGCCCTGTCTGGCGCGAGCCTCCCGGCGGCATAATCTTTGCGGCGGTTGCTCAGCCATGAGCCGAGCGCCTTGATCCGCTTGCCGGCCGCAGGGTGCGGGATGCGCAGGTGACCGTGCTCGCGGCGGAAATCGCGGCAGTCCTCCAGCCCGTCAAGCCAGGACGGCTCGCCCGGGTCCAGCGGCACCCCGAGTTCCTCGAGCGCCGCCGTCCTGGCGGGGGCGAGCATCCCGGAACGCCACTGCTTCCGGGCGCCGGTGAGCCATGGGCTCAGCCTGATGCCCCGAGGCGTCCGGTAATCGCGCGGGAGGACGCAGTGACCGTGCTCCGCGATGAACTCCCGGAGCGCCTCCAGGTTGTCATCCCATGTCCATCTCGGGCTCCAGTCGATCCTGAGCCGTTCCAGGACGGCCGCGCGCTCCGCAGCCAGCTCGCCCTTCCGGTACTGGCCGCGCAGCATGACGATCCACGTGCCGAGCTTCACGCCGCTGACCGGAGGGTGCCCGGACGGGACGTTGATGTGCCCGTGGACGGCGTGGTACTCGCGCGCGGCAGCGAGGTTCCGCTCCCACGCGTCTCCCAGGTCCCACCGCATGCCGAGCGCTTCCAGGGCCGCGGCACGGCCGGATGCGAGCTTCCCGGCCCGGTAGTCATCACGCCGGCTGTCGATCCACGTGCCGAGACGGAACCCGTCGTCAGCGGCATACCGCTGCGGGACGTCAAGATGGCCGTGCTCCGCCCGGTACGCGGCAGCCGCCCGGATGCCTGCCTGCCAGGCGGCTTCCGCGTGCACGGCCCCCATGTCCCAGACCATGCCTAGCTCGTCGAGCTTCGCGACCCTGTCAGGCGGGAGCTCTCCCCGCTTGCGCGCTGTCCGCTGGCCCGCGATCCACCGGCCGAGCAGGTACCCGTCAGGTTCCGGCTGGTCGACGGGAACGCGCAGGTGCCCGTGCCCGGCACGCCAGGCGACGGCGCGGGCGTACCCGTCCAGCCACCGGCTCGTGGTCGCATTCAGCAGCCTGAGTTCCAGCGCGCGGGCGAACGCGGCCGTGACCGGCTGCCCGGCCAGGCTCAGCCACTGCGGCGCATCCAGGATCCCGCCCTTCCCCTCCCTCGCCCCCCAGGCGGTGACTCGGACGCGGCCCTCGTCGAGCCAGTCGCTGAGCCGCTCGTCATGCGACCGCAGTGCCCGCACGACCCGCCATACCGTGTCGAACTGCGACCCTTCCAGCGCCGCCTCAGGGTTCTCGGCCGCATTCAGGAGGACAGGCACGATGACCGTCGCGATCTTCCCCTCCGCCGTACCGCGCCGGAGCGCACGCCCGACCGCCTGGACCACGTCGGTCGCGGAGTCACGGGGATCGGCGAACAGCACCGCGTCCAGCTCCGGGATGTCCACTCCCTCGGCAAGTACCTGGCAGTTGCTCACCACCACAGTCCGGTCGCGCGGGTGGTCCAGGTGCCGCAGGATGTCGCGGCGCTGCCAGGGCGGCATCTGCCCGTCCACCGCCTGCGCTGCGACGATCGCGGGCCTCTCGCCGGCGGGCAGCAGGCCGGCGGCATTCAGCAGGGTTTCCGCGAACCGGTGCGCGGTCGCCACCCTGGAGTGGTAGGTGATCACGCGCCGCAGGTTCCACTGTGCCGAGGCTTTGAGTGCCGCGATCTGGGCGGCGAGCATCCCGGCGGTGACCGGCGGCCCGTCCGCCGATACGATCCGGTTCGCGGCCGGCGCGGTCAGGCGCGCGACCTCCGCGTCAGTGACGACCACCACGGCGACCCTGTAGTCGGCCAGCAGTCCCGCCTCGATCGCGTCAGCGAAGGCCAGCCGGAACACTTCCGGCCCGAACACTGCCTCCTTGTCCATGCTGACTGTCTCGTATCGTTCCGACGACATGATCCGGGGCGTCGCCGTCATGTAGAGCCGCCGTGCCGCCGGGATGGCCGTGTCGTAGTTGATGACGTTCCAGGCCCGGTCGGTACGGCCCGCCGCCCGGTGCGCCTCGTCGATCACGGCCAGGTCCCATCCGGGAACACCGGGCGCGGTATGCGCGGCGGCGACTGCGGGCAGCGAGCTGTAGGTGGTGAACACCGTGACCCGCCTGCCGCTCCGGAGCCATGCCGCGATGCCGCCAGGATCGGTGGACACCCCGCCGTTCAGGTGCGCCAGCGCCGGCCGCAGCCGCGCCGCTTCGGCCTGCGCGGAGTGATCCGAGCAGGCGGCGCCGATCACCCCGGCGTTTTCCCCCAGCCATGCGGCGTACACCCGGGCGGTCTGTGCGAGCAGGTCCAGCGTCGGGACCACGACCAGGACTTTCCCTGACGCAGCTACCAGCCGGGACACCTCAGCTCCGACCAGGGTCTTCCCGGTGCCGCACGCCATGATCACCTGGCACCTTCCCCCGCTCGCGAGGGCAGCCGAGGCGGCCCTGACGGCGTCCGCCTGGTGCGGCCACAGCGGCTGCGCGGACCGGGTCACTGCTCCGTAACCCGCAGTCCTGCCGCGGCGAATCCCTCCGCGCTGTCCGCCCGGAACCCGTCGTCAGGGTCCCGCCACTGCCCGCCGTCACGCGGCTGGACGTCCTGCCACCAGCGGGAGATCGCGTCGGCCAGGGCGTGATCCGCTGCCGGGCCCAGCGACCCGAGGTAATCCAGCAGGACGGACTCGTCAAAGCCGTGCTTGCGGCCGTAGCTGCTGCAGTCCCCGGCCGGCCCGGACCTGGCGAGGCGGAACGCGTCGTGACACTGGGCGAATACCATGCCGATCCCGGTGCTGACAGCCGGCTCGATGTCCGGAGAGTTCAGCACCTCCGCGACTGCGATCGCCTGCGGCAGGGAGAGCCGGATCCGGGCAAGCTCGGCGGCCAGGACTGCCCGCCACAGGCCGATCTCGGTCGCTGCCTGGGTGTTCTTCGACACGATCTGGGCGCGCGGCATGCGGCCCATCCGGGACGCGAGCCACCGGCCGGTCTCTGCGCTGGCGCGGAACTCGACCCGCACTGAGCCGGCGGCCGGGCGCCCGCGCTTGCGGTGCCCGACGGCGGTCACAGGGAGGCCGCGGCGTGCTTGTAGGTGACGGTCTCCATGACCTCACCGGTAACCGGGTCGCTGCCCCACGTGTCGGTGAGCCGGACGAGGTCGCAGCAGCCGCAGGACTCGCGGATGAGGACGCCGCCGCCGCTGCCCCGGACGCTTTCCTCCTGCCAGTCGTGCGCTGCGTCAGCCGGAGTGCACGCGGGCTCGGCCGGCTGGAATGTGTGCGTCACGGTACGCCAGCCGGCCTGGTACTCGCCGCCGTCTTCGCCGGTCTCGACGCGGGTGACCTGGGCGCGGACACGGAACGTCCTGCCTGACTGCTCCTGGCCGTAGTCTCCGGTGCGGAGCAGTTCCAGGGCGTGCGCTTCGGCGGCAGCCTCGTTCGCGGCCTCGAACCGCTCGTCGTATCCGCTGTCCTCGCGGTAGATGTACGTGGCCATGGGGCGTTCTCCTCAGAAGTCTCCGGCGTCGCAGGTGCCGGTCACGGTGACGGCGGCGAGCGCGGCGGGGGTCATGAGCCGGTAGGTGACGTGCCGGCGGTTCACCGGGGTCTCGTCGTCGTAGACGATGACGTCGGCGCCGTAGCTGCCGCCGAAGTCGGAGGCGGCGGTGTTCTCGTCGCGGTCCCAGTCGCCAGGGGCATCGATGACGACGAGGCCGGTGAGGTCGATGTCCACGGTGTGCAGGTAGTGGGCCTGACAGGCGGCGAACGCGTAGTCGCGGGCCGCGTCGTCGTCCTCGGCGAGGCACAGGCCCTCGTGGAGAGCTGGTGTCTGGCTGCTGCTGCCGTGGTACATCCTCATAACCATTACTGTAGACCAAAACACAATATCTGTCTACAGAAATTCTGCCGCTAATTCTCCGGATTCTCCCTGGCGACCCGGCGGCTCACCGGCCTGCCCGTCCATGTACAGCAGCCGCGCCGGTAGGATTGACATAGCGCACTCGCGCCCATCTGCCTGCCAGTCCCCCCTGATCGGTGCTGTCTCCCCGTGATCACCGCCGTACTGCTCATCGCCATGTCCGCCGCGATCCTGCTCATCGTCTTCATGCCGGAACTTGACTCGCCGCGCAACGACGAGCCCCGCCAGGAGGACCGGGAACCGCAGGATAGACGGGACCAGGCGGACGCGCAGCTCGCCGCCTGACACGCCCGGAACCGTCCCGGCCGTCGGCGGCCTTTGCGTCTCCTGTCCCGGCAGGTCATCATGGGCGCATGCCGCGCTTGCGTTCAGGGTCCCTTCCGCGCCGGCCCGCAGCTGACGGGGGCGAGCAGCAGGAGTGCGGCCGCGGCGACTGGTGCTCGTCCAGGACCCGGGACCAGGACGGCGTGTGGCGCCCCGCTCTCACCTGGCAGGCGTTCTGCTCGTCCGACACCGGCGTCATCAGGCAGCAGGCCACGCAGATCCCGGCGCTGATCGGGCTGCTCGCCGACCCGCGTACCCGCGTGCTGGCCCGCCCTGGCCGTCCCGGGCGCCGGGTACCGCCCGGGCCGAGGGTGAACGCCGCCGTCGCGGCCGACGCGCTGCAGCGCGAGGCGGCGGCACTGCTCGGCGGCTGGGCGGCCCGGGTCCGTGCCGTCCCGGGCCTCGGCATCACCGAACCTGGCAGCATGCCGGGGACGGCGGAGCGGCTCGCTGCCGACTGCCGGGACCTGGCGCTGTACACGGTGCCGCTGCTGGCGCTGCAGCCAGGCTGGACGACCCGCACCTACAGCCTGCCCGCCGGCCGGGACGGCGGGGTCGTCCGCTCCCGCGGCACCTGCCGCCTGTGCGGGCGGGCAGTCACCCGCAGTCCCGTCTCAGGCTGGTGGTGGGCACTGGACGGTGCCGCGGCGTTCTGCGACCACGACCCGGGCCGGATCCCGGGTGCCGTGACGCCGGGCCCGGTACCGGACGACCTCGCCGCGCAGATCGGCGATGACGAGATCACCGTGTGCGGCGACGGGTGGGTCAGGGTCATGACCCGGCGGGACGGCCGGTCAGCCGGGCTGGAGATCCTCGAGCTGCATTACCGCGGCCGCCGGCTCGCCGGCTGCGTCCCCGCGCCGAGGGTCCGGCTCGACGGGGTCCCGTGCCGCCGCCAGGACTGCGACCAGATGGCACTGGAGCTCGCCGAGCCTCCCTCTGACCCGTCGCTGCCCGCGATGCACTCACGGTGCGCCGCGTGCCGTGACGAGATGACACGGGAAGAGTACGACGAGTGGGCTGCCCGGTATGCCCGGTGGGCGCAGTCCGCGGGGACGTTCCCGTGCAGCAGGTGCCGGCTGGGACGCTGCGGCGAGTGCCGGTGGGACGCGTGCCAGTGCCGCGCGGGAGGGCACGCCGGCCACGCCGGCGAGGCTGCCTGAACCGGTTGCGGCACCCCAGACCACCCCGGTATCATTAGCTGCACCAGCCATTACCATGCCCCGGGAGCGCCACCCGTCCCGGGGTATCACTGTCTGCAGGGGCAGGTGAGCAGCATGCTCCCCGCCCGCGGCGACGGCTACCTGACGACCCCCGAGGCGGCGAGGCTCGCCGGCGTGGAGCCGGTGACGATCCGGAAATGGCGCCGGATGGGCTACCTCGCCGTGCAGGGTCTCGACGAGCGCGGCTACCCGCTCCACACCGCCGAGGCGGTGGCCGCGGCGGAGAAGCATGTCCGGGACCGGGGCATCATGTGGTCGGGGGTGGACCCCCGGGCGGTACGCAAGAGCACCCGCCGCCTGAGCGGCGCCGCCTGAGCGGCACCGTCCCCCGTCCTTCGTGCCCCGTTCACTCGCCGCGCATCTGCGCGGCGAAACCCGCGAACCGGTCCCTCACGGTCTCATCCCGCGACGGCGCGCCCGCGAGTTCCCGGCATGCGGCACGGGCACGTTCCGGCCAGTCCCCGCCCGCCGCGTCCGCGACGGCCAGCAGAGGCCGCCAGATCTGCGCGGGACGCCCGTGGATCCCCGCCGGCACCTCCGGGACGGCTTTCGCGACCTGCCCGGCGACCTGCCCCGCCCAGACCGCCATCCACCTGCGGATCTCTCCCGCCTTGCTCTCCGCGTACTCGTCCAGGTCGCGCGGCAGGTCATCCGCCGGCGCCGGCTCCATCCGTATCCGGATTCCCCGCGACAAGGTTGCCTTCATCTGCTCCCCGGCGTTCTTCTCAAGCATGTCCAGCCCGGCGACCGCCATCGCGCCGAACACGCCGGTCCGCGTCGCCTTGCTCCCCGTCCCGTTGAGGACCGTGCCCGCGCGGGTGTACCCGCCGTTGATGACGGCCCGCACGGCACTCTTCCGTGCCCCGGCCCCGAACAGGATGTCAGCCTCGTCGATGAACACCGTCGCGTGCTCCTGGCTGACCGTCGCGACGAGGCCCGCGAACGACGGCTCCAGGTCCAGCCCGTAGTATGCCGGGGACAGCAGCCCGGTCGCCTCCAGCACCTGCGACTTCCCCGACCCGCCCGCCCGGGACAGCACGAACAGCCGCGGTGACGCCCGGGTCACCAGCACCCCGCCCGGGTCCCGCATCCACGCGTGGCCCAGCCACAGCGTCACCGTGTCGTACGCGGCAGCGGACGGCAGGCGCGTGTACGACCCGTACCAGCAGTCGCGGACCAGGCCGAGCAGCTGGTCACCCGGCACCCGCGCCGCCTCCGGGCACACCGCGCCGGAACCGCCCGGCGCTACCACCGTCCCGGTGATCGCCCCGCCGTCCCCCCGGGCCGCCACCACAGCACGGGCCACGTCTATCCGGCGCCGCGCCTCCTCCCGGTACGGATCCAGGCCTGCGGCTCCGGCTCCTCGCTGAACAGGTCCATCTGCCCGCCGTCCGCCTGCGGCACCGCCGGAACCTCCCGGGCCGGCAGCACCTCGCTCACAGGGAACAGCCCCGGCGGCAGCCCCCGGTACTTCCTCGGCAGCAAGCCCTCGTCGAAGTCCTCCGGCCTCATGTCCAGCCACGACAGCCCCTCCCTCCCCTCCCTGCCCATCCGGCACCTCCTCGCATTCGCGGGCGGTCACCGCGGCACGCCCGTCCCGTGCGGCAGCACGCTCATCTCTCGCCGACGCAGCCAGTTCCTCCTGGTACCGCGTGATGGTCAGTCTCGGATGCACCGCCCACCAGTCCAGCAGCTCCGGCGACGCATACAGCCGGGCCCTCCGCTCCGGCCCCGACCACAGCCCCTGCGGATCCACCCCCGCCTCGGTCCCGGCCCGGGACAGCAGCACCCCCCGGCACTCCGCCTCCGCCGCCAGGTACTGCGCATGCGCGGCAAGCCGCCACCCCTCCGCCACTGACTCACGCACCCGCCCTGCAGCCTCCAGGCGGTCCAGCCGGTCACACTCCGCCACGACGGCGTCATACACCGCTTTCAGCCCGGCCATATCCAGGCCCCGCAGCTCATCCACGACAGTCACAGCAGCACCTCCACAGGAGCACGGTCAGGCCCGTGCCGCCAGCGGCGCAGGCAACACGGAACAGCAGGTCACACCCTCAAGCACACTTGAACAGGGGGCACCGGAAATGACCACCCCCGCCGCCGGCAGCCCCGCCCGGGCCGGCAACACCCCGCCCCGCAACGGCCACGGCCGCTACATCCGCGCCATCCAGACCATCGACCGGGACCGCCGCGCCGCCGAACTCGTCACCCAGGGCTGGACATACGAGCAGGCCGCGAAAGAACTCGGCTACAGCGACCGCGGCGACACCTGGCGTGCCGTCCAGAAAATCCGCCAGGAAGCCGCACGACTCGACGGCACCAGCGAGGAAATCCGCCGCCAGCAGCTCGCCGAGCTCACCGAACTCCGCCGCCGCATCTGGGACCAGCTCAACAACCCCCTCCCCGCCATCGACCGCCTCGGCCGCATCGTCCTCGACGGCAACGGCAACCCCGTCCCCGACGCCCAGGCCCTCACCGCAGCCGGAACCCTCCTCGTCCGCGTGAACGAGCGCATAGCCCGCATCCGCGGCACCGACGCCCCCCGCCGCGCCATCACCCTCACCGGACACACCGGACCCGAGGAAATCAGGGCATTCATCGCCAGCGCCAACCCCCAGGACCTCGCCGCAGCCATCGAGATGGTCCGCCGCGAAACCGAAGAAGCCGAACGCACAGCAGCCACCCACGACAACCCGAAAGCCATCACCGCCACCGTCGAACCGTAACCGCAGCCCAGCGGTTACCCCGGCAGCGAGTCACTCCGCGCACGGCGATGCACCCGGCCAGCCAGCAAGCCGCACACTAGCCCCGCAGCTCACAGCCATGTCCCGCCTGGCCGCCGGCCCGACGACCCCGGCAGAACACAACCCCGTGACCCTCCAGACCCCCCGTAAACCCTCCATCCGGCGATCCCGCTCACCAGCCTGCGCCCGCGGACCTCACGAGACGCGGACCACCGGAACCCTGACGCCGGACCACCGGAACCCTTGGGACAACGGCTGGCCGCGACAACTGGCTTCGCGGGTGATCAGCGGGCAGACGGCAGGTAAACCAGCAGGTCAGCGACCTCAGCCTTACCGGTCCCCGGCGTCCGCGGTGTCCCGGCGTGCCCGCAGCCTTGCCTCACCGGACGCGGCGAGCACCCGGCCGATTGCGTCGATCTGGTCCTGTGCGGTGTCCCTGACTTCGCGGAGCCGTTCCAGCTCGGCGTAGAGGCGTGCTACCTCCGGCTCGCCGAGGATGACGGTGGCGTCGCTCATTTCTTGCCTCCTGTTTCCGGGTGGCATACGCCGCATTTGCAGCCGGCCCGGTGGGCGGCGGTGACTGGCGCGGGGGTCCTGGCGGCTGGCTGTGGTGGTGATACAGGCTCAGCCGGGCCCGCGCTGGTGGTTATACGGGTGGTTATACCGGTGGTTATACGCGGGGCGTCCATGGCGAGCTTCTCCTCGATGGCGCTGACGACGTAGGCGGTCACGGTCACGTTCCGCTCGCCGGCGGCGGCCTTCAGGGATGCCATGAGGTCAGCCGGGATGCGGAATGCTGTCTGCGTGGTCTTGTGGATTCCGCTGGGCATCGTCAGCGCCTGTTTCCGGACTTGCTCATCGCCGCCATTCCTCGTGTGGATGCCAGGGCAGTTCCTCTAGGCCCGCTGCGCTTGCGGCGGCTCCGTCCGGATGCCGCCTTGCCGTGCTCTTTCTGTATAACCACGCTAGAGCGGTGGTTATACGGTGTCAACCGGTGGTTATACAGGGTGGTTATACGGAGTCAGGCCCGGGTCTCTGCCCGGGCGGGGGCGCGGGTACCTGCTCCTCATCTGCCTCCTGGCGTGACTGCCGGCAGTCCCAGCACGGGCACCCGCGCTCGTGCGGCCAACTCAGGATAGAAATCGGTCACCGCTCCACTCCTTCCTGGTCGCACAGCACCTCCAGCTCCTCGGTGCTGAGATCGTCGAGCCCGCACGTGACCGCCAGCCGTTCTGCTGCCTCCTCGTGGCCGGCGCTCACCTCGGCGAGTATGGCCGATGCGCAGACGGCGTCGTCAGCGGTGAGGATCCGGGTCACGGCGATCATCGGCCCGGGAGATGTCGTACTGGCCGTCCGGGTCGAGGGTGATCGCCCAGGCGGCCCGGTACATGCCGCCAGGGCCGTCCGAGTACGCGACCCTGGCGGGGCCGTCCCACAGCGGGGCGTTAACGCCCTTGTAGGGCTCTATCCGGGTGATGCGGTGCGGGACGCCGAGGAACCACAGGTCGTCTCCGGCCCGGACATCCTGGCCGCGGGTCCGCCGGATCGCCATCAGCCCTCCCACGGCGTAAAGACGCTCAGGCTCACGGTCCCGCCAGGCGCCAGCTTGCCCTCGGCGTCGTACAGGCCGCCGTCCGGGTGCCGGTCCCGCTTCGAGTGCCCCAGCCCGGTGATCCGGCCCGGGACCTGGTCCCCGGCTGCGAGGCCGCAGGCGTTCGGGTATACCGGCTCGACGGCTACCCGCCAGTCCTGCGGCTCGTCCTTCAGTGCCTCGATCAGTTCGGCCACAGTCATGTCAAGTCCTCCTCGTTCCCAGCAGGGTCATCATGCTCGTCCGGTGCGGCCCACATGGCCATCACGTCAGCGCACCTCCAGCCGGATCGCATCGCCCAGCCCGGCCAGCAGGTTCGGTACGGTGCGGGTGCCGGCACCGCGCCTGTAAGTGTTCTGGTTGATCCAGACCAGCGCGCCGATGCGCTCCATCGACTCAAGGTCCGGGATGTCCGTCTTGTGACTGCGGACCTTATACGTCGTGCCGTCGTAAGTGACGGCCGGCTTCGGTGTGCCCTTGAGTGTCACCGTCACGCCTCCTGCCCGCTTGCGGCTCTCCTGTCGGACTGAGCGCTGAACCGGTGGTCCCGCAGGTACAGCAGGTCCTCGCAGGTGCCGATCTTGATCCGGCGCCGGCGGTACAGCGCGTACTCGCCCATCATGTCCTCCTTGCCGCGGCGATGATCGCCGCTGACGCATGCCTGATGTCGTTGTCGTCGCTTTCGGCCCACGCCTGGAACGCGGCCTCAGCCGCCGGCGACCGCTCGCAGATGACATCGATCAGGACACGCCGGGCGAACCGCTCAGCGTCATCGAGCTTCTTCTTGCGGTCCATCAGCGCGAGCCCGTCAGCCAGCATCCGCAGCGGACGCTGGCTGAGCAGTGCCCGCATCTTCTCCTCGGCGTGCTCGCGGGTGGTCATGCCGCGAGTTCCAGCGGGCGCCCGAGGACGGTGCCGAGGGTGGCGAGCGTCGCGCCGTCGAGGGCGTCGGTCCGTCCCTGGACGGCGTTGAGCATGTTCCGCTCGGCACGGACGGCGCCCCGGACGGTGCCCATGTGGTGGGCGTAGGTGTTGACGGCCTGCACGACTCCCCACGCGGTGCCGTTCCACGGCGCGACCCTCTGGTCGTAGGTGTACAGGCGGTGCAGGTCGCCGCGCTTGCTCTCCGCCATGGTCCGGGACCGGCCGGGCTGCGCCGGGACGGGCACGTGCGCGTCGAGGAACCTCGACCACTCGGTTCGGGACACGCCGGTGGCGCACAGCTGCGCGACTTCAGCGGCGAAGTCGTCCGTGATCTCGTGGATGACGCTGAGAGCCTGCCTGGCCTCGGTCAGCTTCAGGTGGCTGTACCGGGAGTGCCGGATCTTCAGCTGCTGGCCGCGCTCACCCATGGCGATTCCGTGGGTGTTGTCGCACACGACGTTGGTGACCTTCCGGCCGAACGTCGTCGACAGCGACCCGTCGAACGAGGTGGTCGCTAGCAGGTAGGGGCGGAACTCGACCCCTTCGGGGAGCTTCACGTTCTCGGGCATCTCAACGGACACCCAGGCGATCGCGCCGTCGCGGAGCAGCCCGGCGGACCCGATCTGCAGGTCGTCGTCCAGGATGCTGGCGACTGTGGTGAGCAGCCACCGGTCGTACGGGTGCTTCTCGTACCCGTCGGTGAACAGGCCCATCACGTGGCCCGTGTCGGACCGCGCGATGGCCTGCCGGTGCTCTTCGTGCTTCAGGCCCAGCGACCGGAGCACGTACGCCTTCGCCTCCTCGGCGGTCGGCTGGGCAATCAGCTCCCCGATGTCCAGGGTGACGTCGCCGGGCCGGCGCACGTACACTTCCCACGACTCGGCGTCCCACCCGAACAGGCGGCGCCGGACGTCGCCGACCGGGACCGCGCCGGGATAGTGGTTGGGCTCGCCGCCCTGCAGGTCGGCCCGGTAATGCCAGGCGCTGCCCCGCTTGTCCGTGAACCCGACGAGAACGTTGCTGTTCAGCCACTCCATGGTTTCCCTAGACATAGCTGTCTCCTTCCGGATCGTGACCGCCCCTTGACGGGCGCGCCACGCGCACGAGCCAGGCCCGTTCGCGCGCCGGCGTGCCAGTCAGGACCAGCTCACGGCGTGACCGGCCGCCGGCTCGTGATCAGGTCCCGCCATGCTGCGGTCAGCGCAGCGAACTGCCCGCCGGTGCGCCACCGCGTGGTCACCTGAAACCCGTAGTCGGCCGCTGTCACGTCGTTTATGCGGAGCACGCCGAGCGCCAGGTCGTAGCTGCCGTACAGCTGCCCGAGCAGGCAGCGGGCCGTGTCGCCCAGGTCCAGGCGGTCAAGGTCCAGGCGGTCTGGCCAGCCGGGGCAGAGCTGGTCGAGCATTCCGGCGCCGCGGGCTACAGCGGCGGTAGCGGTCATGGCGATGCCTCCGTCTCCCCGGTAGTGTCCGGGTCGATGCCGCGGGCGGTCATCTGCTCGCACAGGTACTGGACGACGTCGCCGCCGTTCCACGATTCGCCGAGGTCACGGTTGAACGTGATGGCGAGGTCCCGCAGCCATCTCGTGACCGCGCCGCACTCCCGGCAGTCCCGGACCTTCGCGGGGGCGCCGTTGATGACAGCGTCATGCACCCGCTCGCACGTGCACGCCATGGGGGTAGCGGCCGGGATGCCGCTGCTGGTGTCCATGACGGTCACCAGGCGCCGGCAGGCTCAAGGAACCTGGCCGGCAGGCTCGTCACGGTGCCGTCACTGAGACGGATACCGACCCGGGCACCCACCGTCACCACGGTGGCCTCCCGGTAGCCGGCCACCCACAGCGACGTGGCCGGGCTCGTCCGGACACGCATGCCCGGCACGAAATCAGCAGCGATACTGAACATCAGGGGTTACCTCCTCACCCTCACCTCCCGCACGATGCGGGACGCCAGGGCAAGGCAGGACCGCGCCGCCGCATGAGCGGTCCTGCCCCGCGTTTCTAGCCTCTGACCTGGATCAGGTCGTAAGCGTCGTACGTCTGCGTCTCGATCCCGTGCCGGAAGCAGCGGCCGACCCAGCAGATCCACGTCTGGCCGCCCAGGATGCTGCCGTTCACTGCGCGCATCCGGGCGCCGTCGGCTCGCTCGTCGGTGAAGTGCACGGCAGCGACTGGCAGGGTGATGAGGCCCGTATTCACGTCGCGGCCAGCCACGCGGAGCGCGGCCTCGGCGGCGGCCAGGTCCCCCGGCCGGTCTTCGCGCCGCGCGAACCTGCCGGCCGCCTCACGGTAGGCCGCTACCGCCTGATCAAGCGCGGCCAGCTGCCCCGCGCTCATGGTGCCTGTGCCGTTCACTGCTGCCACCCGCGCTGAGGCGCGTCCGGATCCTGCGCCGCTATCCGCTGGAGACGGATCGCCTCACGGGTCTTCCGCGCGAGGAATTCCCACGTGTCCGGGCACTCGCCGCACGTGCACGCCTCCCCGGTCATCCCGGTGTCCGGGCACGTGCTGGCACTGAACGCGTCCCCCGCGCGGAAAGCCTCACGCAGCTTGCCGCCTGCCTTCACCCACGCCGCGTCGGCGGCAGCGATAACGGCTGCATCGGCGGTCACGGCACTACCACCCTGCCGTCGGTCGTGAAGGCCACAACCGGTGTACTGCTGTCGTGCCGGAAGGACATCCGGCCCCGCGCTGCGACCTGCCCGGAATCCCAGTAGCGGGTAAACCGCCACTCGTCATAGCCGGCGTTCCGGCCGGTCCGCTCCTCCAGGTACAGCGCCTGCCCGTTCACAACGACGCAGTCACCCGGCGACAGGTCCGGTACCGGCTTGCTGATGACGCACACTCGTGCAGCCACGGGACTGTCTCCTCTCTAGTCGCAGCATCCGCAGCACGGCGCGTCCTCGCACCGGCCGTGCCGCTCGGTCATCCGGGCACCAGACGACGTGTACGCATAGCGGCGCCCCTCATGCTCCGCCCGGGCCGCCGCGAGCGCTGCCCGCGACGCGATCCGGTCATGCTCCGAACCGGGACCGCCAGGGCCGCCGAAACCGCCCTCGCGGTTCCTCTGGTCCGTCGAGTCCGGGCATCCGCCCACATACAGGCCGGACACGGGCGACCCGGCCCATTCGGCGTCGGTGTGCGTCACCGACCACCCGCCTGACTCCTCGCGGTACAGCAGGCCGCCGTAGGCTGGAACCTCAACGTGACACCACCGGCAGCCGTCCGGGCGACGGTTCGGCCTGTACACCAGCCCGGGCGTTATAGCTTGCCGGCGCCGTCGCTGATAGGGCATCGCAGTCTCCTCTCGCTCGCATCAGGGTCAAGTACTTCCATGCGTGCCGCCGTCGCCTTCTGAGGGCTGTCACCCGTTGCCTCCCGCGACCAGGTCGCGGTGCTAGTGAGAACGGCGGCTGGACAGCACTGCGCGCGGCCAGCTCGCTAACACGAGCCCACCGCGCGGCACCATCCGAAGAAGTAATCTGAGCAAAGGTTCACCAGCCACGTTCCGCTACGCGTTCAGTGGCCGGCCAGGATGTCGCATACGCGCAAGAGCTCACCTCACGCCATCCCTTCTGATGTTTTTCTGGCGCGGTCCCGTGCGGTCCCGCCGGCGTGGCTGATCTCGCCGGCACTGGGTCACCCGATAGGGATTCCATTGTCTTAGTTCGCGCCGCCAGCACCTGAGAAGGGGACACGTCAACCCTCTTTGCGGCACTGGCCCCCGGACAGACTCCGGGGCGTGTTATTGAAGAATGGCACAACCAGACGTGCTACTGGTCTACGTCGCTTCCATGCCCACCGTGGTAATCCACGCGCACAAGGGCAGGATGTTCGTGCAAGCCACCGAAACAGGACTGGCCAGAGGTCTTGCTGCCACGCCAGCGGGAATTACCCGGCCAGCGCTGTCCTGCTAAGGCACCCCCTGCATTAAATCCCCGCAAGTCTAATACGGGATGCAGGATTGCGGCCGTACCTGGCATGCGCTATGCACCGCGCTTATCTGTTCTCAGCCAGGTTGCCTAGATCGTCAGTCGATCCGCCTATTACTGATGTCATGCCCACCGGTCACGGGACCGTCCCGCGCATAGCCCGGCATGTGTCCACGGTGGCGGGCCTCGCGGCGCGTGTCCCCTAGCCATCGGGGAGCCACTCTGTCGAACAGTGAAGTCCGTACATGAGCCGCACGTAAGGGGAGCTGGTGACCGTGGCGAGTCGTCAGACAGGCGTGTCGGTCGGTAGCGCGCCGGCCGTGCGGCCGTCTAGCTGATTCAGTTGTCCGGCCAGCTCTCCCGCTGGTACCCATCACGCTCCTGCGTGGTTCCGGTACCGGCCGGGGGGCCGGCCCGCCGGTCCGGCGAACCGGTCCGACACGAAGAACACTACCGCCTAGACGGTATACCGTCAAGACGGTAGAGTCACGGAATGGTAACGGTAGGGTCGCGACACGGTAACGGTGATCGATCGACGGCCGCGCACCGCGCAGCCCAGCCTCAGAAGCAGACACCCTCTCTCATATCACGCAAAAGGGACAAAACGGTCAGAATGCCGGCCACCCTGGAAGATTTCGCGTGGCGTTCTCGCTCTCCCCTCAAGGCCGCCTGGACGGTATACCGCCATTGCGGTATCATGTGCTCATGACTGACCCGAGCAAGACGAGCGTGCACCTGTCTCCCGAACTGAAGGCCAGGATGGCCGTTCTCGGCCTGAAGCCCGCGAGGGCTATCGAGCTTGGCGTCGGCGTCGCGGAGCAGGACAGCCGGGAGACGCTTGAGGCGATGCTCCGCAGGGTGGTGCGCGAGGAGCTCAGGGACGCGGGGGTCCTGCCGCGGTAGTGCCTGTGCGGGCCGGGCAGGCAGGGCGGATCGCGTTGCCAGGCGTCCTCGTCCGCGAGGGCCTGGCGCGCGGCAGCGACGATGCGGCGCAGCTTTGCCGTCTCGGTCACCGCCCGGTCACGTTCGGCCAGCGCCCTCTCGAGCCGCTTCTTCAGTTCCACGCCGGCCTTCGCCTGCTGCACGGCACGGATCGCCCGCCCGGACCGCGGTCAGCACGCTTGAGGTGTGTGCGTCGCAGCCGGGGCATGTCATCTTGTCGCTCACGGCCGTTCCTCCGGATCTTCCGGGTGCCAGTAGCAGCCGGGGTCTTGAGGCAGCGAGGAGAGGGCCGGCATCGCGCGCATGCTGGCCGGCGGGGCCACGCACATGCACGGCTGAGGATGCCAGCCCGCATTGCCGCAGAAGGTGTACGGCCCGTCCTGGCAGATCCGGCCGCGAGTGGTGACGGTCAAGGCATCCAGCTCTGCTGGTAGTCGGGGTGGCTGCTCCAGGTGGCGGCCACTGCTCTCATGGTCGGGCATGGCCAGTTGTCGGGGCGGCCGGAGTTATCGCACTCGTGGCAGATGAAAGCGGCCCGCTCGATGCCGTCACCGTCGAGGTAGTCGTCGCTGACCATGTAGTGCAGCGCGACGATCGCCCGCATCGCCGAGGTCGCGGCCAGTACGCGTGCCGGGTCGTGGCGGGCGATGTGCGTGGCGGGCCGTCCTCCGCGGACGCTGTCGCGTGCTATCAGGATGCGATCCCAGTCGCCGGCGAAGACCGACTCGTAATCCTCCGAGCGATGGTTATCGAACGCGTGATGCTGGCGACCGCCGCGCCGCCACTCCAGCGTGTGCGGCCCGTCATTGTGCTCGGTAGCTCGCGCTACCGCCTCATCCTCGTCGAGGCGCGCGGCGAGGAACTCGGTCAGGCTCGGTACGGTCACGGCTTCCATGAAATCACGCCGACACATGCCTGCGGGTTGCGCCGGCATGCCTTCCCGCCTGCTCATTCCCTGGAGGTGGCCATGCCGTCTCCTCCGTGGCCCGAAGGCGCAAGACGGGGATGCGGGGCGGTGACCTGGTGCCTGCTCCTCCTGGCATGACCCTGGCCGAGCAGGAACTGGCGGCGCTCGAGGAGCTCACGGCGCTGAAGGCGAAACTCGCATCGGTGAGGGGCCGGGGGATCGCCCGGTACGTGCACGACCCGCTCGGGTTCGTCCAGAACGCGGTCAGGTTCAGGCCCGGCGGCGGCCTCGCCGCCTACCAGGCCGAGATCATCGCGGACCTGCCCCGGATGAGGCGGATAGCGGTCAGGGGACCGCGGGGGCTGGGCAAGAGCTGCCTGGTCTCCCTGATCGTCCTGTGGTTCGCGCTGACCCGCGACGCGGCGGGGACCGACTGGAAGATCTGCACCACTGCCGGGTCGTGGGCTCAGCTTGAGAGCTACCTGTGGCCTGAGATCGCGAAGTGGGCGAACAGCATCGACTGGGCCGTGATCGGCCGGGAGCCGCTCAGCCCCCGCAGTGAGCTGATGAGAACCCAGATGCGCCTGCGGCACGGCCTGGCCCTCTCCGCCTCCCCGGAGCGGCCCGACGTGATCGAGGGGCTTCACGGTGACAGCGTCCTCGTCGTGATCGACGAGGCGAAGATCGTCTCGCCGGGCATCTTCGACTCGATCGAGGGCGCGTTCTCCGGCGCGGGTGACGGCAGCGACCTCGAGGCGTACGCGCTCGCGTTCTCGACGCCTGGCGAGCCGTCAGGCCGGTTCTACGACATCCACACCCGCAAGCCCGGCCTGGAGGACTGGCATGTCCGGCATGTCACCCTCGGCGAGGCGGTAGCGGCGGGCCGGATGACCATGTCGTGGGCGCGGCAGCGGAAGAAGCTGTGGGGCGAGACCAGCGCCCTGTACCAGAACCATGTCCTCGGCGAGTTCTGCGCTGACGATGAGGACGCCGTCATCCCCCTCGCGTGGGTGGAGGCGGCGTTCGAGCGATGGCGGGAGTGGGACCGGGACGGCCGCCCGGACCAGGACGGCGTGAAAGCCGTCGGCGTCGACGTCGCCCGTTCCGGCACCGACCGGACCGTCGCCGCGGTCCGGCACGGCGATGTGCTCACCGGGCTCGCCGACTGGGCGAAAGCAGACACGATGATCACGACGGGGCGGGTCAGGGGCATCCTGGAAGCAGACCCGGAAGCCACCGCGGTCGTCGACGTCATCGGCATCGGCGCTGGGGTCTACGACCGGCTCCGGGAGCAGGGCTGCCGCAGCGACCCGTTCAACGCGGGACGCAAGACCACGCGGCGTGACAAGACAGGCCAGTTCGGGTTCTGCAATGTGCGGGCCGCGGCCTGGTGGAACCTGAGGGAACTGCTCGAGCCGCCGGCGTCCCGGCTCGCGATCTTCCCCGACGACCAGCTCGCGGGGGACCTCACCGCGATGCACTACAAGCACACCAGCGACGGGAAGATCCAGGTCGAGTCCAAGGACGACATCCGCAGGCGCATCGGCCGGTCCACCGACCGCGGCGACGCGGTCATGCAGGCGTTCTGGATGTCGGCCGGGTCGTGGGCCGACGCGTACGGCACCACCGGCTGCCCGGCCTGCGGCAGGTCGTTCATGAAGGAAGCAGACGGGAAGCTCCGGACGCACTGCCCGCACTGCCGGAAGCCGCTAGACGAGCCCGAGAGTGAGGTCGCATGATCCCGGCAGGCGCACGCCTGATTCCCGACCCCGGAGCCGAGATGGAGCGCGTAGCCGGCCTGCGGAGGGCCCTGCCGTCTTCCCTGAAGCCTGACCAGCTCACTGACCTGGTCCGTGAGTGCGTCACGATCGTCAGGCCCGGCGAGGTACTGGTGGTCCGCGTGCCGGAGGGCTGGACGCCGGGCCAGCTCCGCGACGCGCAGGAGAACATCGCGGCGTGGACTGGCGTCCACGCGCCCGCCGTGAAGGTGCTGCTCGTGCATGCCGACGGGTTCGCTGTCATGAGCGAGCCGGGAGGCCCTGAGTGACCTACCCCGGCCAGTCCCCAGGTTTCCCTCCGCTTGACCCGGCTGCCCAGTCCGCGATCAGCGCCGCGCAGGAGCGCCTCGCTGTCCTCACCCGGCAGCGGGTACAGCTGCCGGGCCGGCCGCTGAGCAGCACCGAGAAGGACGAGGCGCTGCTGGCTGCCGCCGGCTCGGCGTGCGTGCTGTGCGGAGGCATCCACCCTGGTGCGGGCACCCCCGCGTGCCCCAGGGTCGCGACGTTCGAGCTGAACGGCGACGGGACGGTCATCAGGGGGTCGTTCTGGCCCGAAGGACAGTGGGACACCGGGAAAGTCGTGTTCCCGGCTGACCTCGCCGAGCAGGACGAGGGCCCCGCCGCCCCGGGTGTCACCGGCACGACACTGGTCCTGCCGGACGAGATGGCCATCCCTCACTACAGCCGGATGATGCGCGCCACTGATGAGTGGTCGGAGCTGTTCCCCGGCCTGCAGTGCCGGCACCGCGGCGATAACCAGTACCCGCCGGCGGGGGCAGTGCTGGAGTTCCGCCTGACGCCAGGAGGAGACAGCGATGACCTGCACTGAGCCGGTCCCGGGACCCACGCCGGCGATGCTGGCCGACCCGTCCCTCGGGGCGTGCCGGCGGATGCGGCCCGGCTGCGCCGAGCTAGCATCCGGCCGTGTGTCGTCACTCATCCTGCGATCGTCCCACCGGCGGGCAGATCGCCGCTGAACTCGTACTCGTACTCCGGCGCATCAACCGCCCAGAAGTCCGTCGCGCCGTCAGGGAACTGCACCAGCCAGCACGCCCTGTCCGGTTCGCCGGCGCGGACCGGCAGCAGAGCCGACCCCCTGACGACCGCCCACTCGCCGCTGCGGAACGAGTACGGGTGCATCGCGCGCATAAAGGTGACCTTGCTGCTCATCCCGCAGTCTCGCACTCCCACGACGGGTCCCATGCCGGATGCGCAGACCACTCGAAGTCAGCGTCGTAACAGCACCGGTGCTCGAAGCACTCGCGGGGCAGGTGATAGTCACCCCGGCAGGAGCACCGGGTGCAGCCTTCCAGCAGGCACCTCGCGCCGAGCTTGCGGGCCTTCGCGAGGAACAGCTTCTCCGGGAGCGCGGTCCCCAGCATCCGCTCGAGGGCACCCTGCACGTCGTGGCGGCTCCGCCAGGAGCCGCCCGCGCTCATCGCAGGCGTGGCAGCGACGGCGGCGATGAAGACGTCATCGGGGATGTCGGCCGCCTTCATCTTCCTGTCCTGAACCACGTTCCACGGCCGTCCCAGTGCCATGTCCCGTCGGGATGCGGTCCGCGCGCGCAGGCCAGTGGTGCCGGTCCCTGCGCCGGGGCGAGGTAAGGCAGGTCGAGGGGATGCACGGGGGTGTCCCTGAGGATGAGTTCTGCCCTGACCGCGAGCACGAGCGACTCGTCCGGCGCGAACAGCGCCGCCCGGCAGGACCCTGAGGATGGAACCGGAGCCTGCGGATCCTCGAGCTGGTCGCGGTAACCGGGAGGGCAGGCCGGGCGTCCCGGGTGCCACATCTCGTCGAGCGCGCGGGCCACGATGCCCGGGGCCAGCGTCCCCGCCGGGAATCCCGCCAGGTCAGTCACTCGCCATCGGCCTTCCACCCGAACCGCATCCCGTCCGGCAGGCCCTCGCTGAGCCGGTCCGCGATGTCCTGCATGCGGCCGGGAAGCGCTGACAGGTACGCCTGTTCCGCCGCGCGAGCCTCAGCTTCGGCTGCGTTGCACGACCGCCAGTCGATCACCCTCCCGCGGCGGTACGCGGACGTCACGGCGCGCCAGATCCGGATGCGCAGCGGAACGGCCGCCAGGCCGGCATCCCGCGGCTGGAGGCCGCAGGCGCGCAGCACGTGACCGCTGAGCCGCCCTGCGTACTCATGTTCGCTCACCGGTCAAGCATGGCATGGTGGTGATCCGTGACCGGACTGGACTCGCTGCCAGGCGACGACGGCCAGCAGCTCGAGGACCTCACCACCCGGGACCTGGCCCGGGTCATGGTACGGATCCAGCGGCTGCGGTGGGCGAAAGTCCGCGACCTGGAAGCCCTGACCGCGGAACTCGCGGCAGCGAAGAAGGCCGCGACGGTCGTCCACGCCAGGGCGTTCCTCGCCGCTGACGGCCCGCAGGACGAGCGCACCCAGACCGCGAAGCTCGCCGCCGCCGACGCGGTGTTCGGTGCGGACGTGGTGAGAGGGAAGCTGGACGCGTGCAAGGCATCGATGGAGACGCTGCGCGACGACTGGGATACCTGCAGGTCGGTCAACAGCAACCAGCGTGCCGAGAAGAACGCGATAGAGGGATACGGAGCGTCATGACCCCACGGATAAATCCGGGGGCTTGCGGGTCACGCTGCCGGGCTGGCTGCCGCGGAGAGTGCCGCGTCCGGCCGCATGACTGCGGCCCAGCCAGCGATGTTCCTGGCTGCGAAGATGTCCGCTGGCCCAGCGAGGCCGCAGCTCGTGCAGCGGAACGTGGCCTGATCGGGCCGGTTCCGCTTGTCGATGTGGCCGCACCCGGGGCACCTGCGGGAGGTGTTCCGGGGATCCACCAGTACCACCGGGACGCCTGCGAGGGCGGCCTTGTAGGCGATGAACGCCCGGAGCTGGAAGAACGACCACGAGAGCCGGTCTGCGCGCTGAGCCTTCCGTACCGTTGTCCGGCTGTTGATCCCGCTCAGGTCTTCGAGCTTGATCCCGCGTCCGGTGTCTTTGGCTTCGCTGACCAGGGTCTTGCTGATGCAGTGGTTGACGTCCCGGGCGAACCGGGCTTCCTTGCGGCGCCGCCTGGCGAGGAGCCGTTTCGCGGACTTGGTTCCCTTCGACTGGAGCCGGGCCCGGAACTGCCGGTTGCGGTAGCGGACCGCGCGGACGGCCTTACCGCAGTGGATGTTCCCGTCGGCGTCGGCGGCGATGTTGACGATACCGAGATCCACGCCCAGCCACCCGGCGGGCTCCGGGCCCGCGGGCGGCTCGGGGACATCGATCACGACGGCGAGATAGAACTTGCCGTCCCGCCAGATCAGGTCCGCCGCGCCCCGCAGCACTGTTCCGGTGGTGCCCAGCCACCGGCCCTGCCAGACCACCGGGACGATGATCCGGCCGGCCAGGGTCAGGATCGACACCCGGTCGCGGCCCTTCCACGACAGGATCCGCTGGTCGAACGCGACAGCGCCCAGCTCGCGGAACACGGGCTTGATGGTCTTGTCCCGCTTGTACGCCTCGCACGCCTTGCTTATCGCCCGGACGGCCATCTGCGAGGACAGGCCGAACTCCGCGCGCAGGTCCGCGTAGACGAGCGGCTGGAGGCGGATCTTGTTCGCAGTCTTGTGCTCGAACGCGACTTCAGCGGCGCGGCTGGCGGCGGCGTTGCAGGCCTGCATCGTCGCCAGCAGGGCCTCCGCCTGCTCGGGCGGAGGTGCGAGCTTCAGCATCTCCGTAACCAGCACACCATAGATACTAGGCTTCAATGCGGAAGGGTGCGAGGCGGCACGCCGCACAGGACACTCCCATTCCTCCCCAGGGCTGAAGCCGGGGGCTTCCTGGGAGCTTTTCGGTGAGAACCGGCATGCCAGCGAACCTGCGGACGGCTGGGGGTTCCGCGTGAGCCCCCCGTCTCCGGAAGAGGAGGACGCCGCACTGACCGGCACCGCGCCCGGCGGCACGCCTGCCACGGACCTGGACCGCGCCATGCTGCGGCTCCGCCTGGTCGCCGAGGCGAAGAGCCGTGGTGTCAGCTGGGCGGCGATCGGGCTTGCCCTGGGGTGCGACGGGAAGGCCGCCAAGCGGTACGTCAAGCGGTTCGCCGCCCGCACACAGCACGACCTGCTGCTGCTGTCACCAGCCGTCGACGTGCCGCTCGACAGGGACGGGCAGCGTGATCAGCGCAGCGACCAAGCCCGGACACCTCCGCAGGGTGCCGTGCCCAGTCCGTCAGCGGCCCGCAAGCGCCAGCACCAGGTCAGGCGGAGAGGCCGGTGATCTGCCGTGACTGCGTGTCATCGTTCCACTCGTGCTGCGCGAATATCCGGCGGCTCGGCACCGCCAGGCCGGCCGCCAGCGCCTGGTGTGACTGCCAGCATCAGCCGCGCAAAGGCGAGATGAGGAACCTGCTGCTCGCGGCCTCACCGCAGGCGAATGGGCACCGGAACAGCATGGGCGTAACATCATCAGCAGGCAGCACACCCATGCCTGCTGATGGCGGAGGAGGCGGCGGTGACGGCTGACGACGAGCCGGCGACCTCTGATGAGCTGCGCGGCCACCCGAAGCCGCCAGGTTCGGGTAACGACGAGCTGCGGGCGCCACCGACTGACGCGCACCGGACCGGCGGCATGACCCCGGGCGGCGCCGTACCGGACATCTCGCGCAGTCCGTCGCAGGTCCCGGACATCACCAGGCGCGCCCTGCCCGCAGGCTCAATGCCCGAGGACCCGTTCACGGCCGCCGACGCCGGGTCGGTCGCCCTCGCGGAGTCCTACTGGGGCATGATCCACGCCGGGATACCCGTCCACTCGGCCGAGCGGATCATCGGGCACTGGCTGGCATCGCTGCCAGGCGACGCGAAGGCCGGCCCGCGTGACTGGTGAGGAAGAAGACCAGGAGCTGCTGCGCCGCATCCGCGCCGATGACCTGTTTGTCCTGAGTATCCTGAGTACCTTGACCCGCCGCCGCCGCGAAGCTGACGAATTCGAATACCTGGCCATCAAGGGCGCACGCGATGACGGGATCTCATGGAGCGACATCGCCGGGGCGCTCGGCCTTGAGTCCCCTCAGGCCGCGCGCAAGCGATTCGGGGACCTGCGCGAGCTTTGCGGCATGCCGAGCCCTGACCAGCCTACGGCCGTCCCGCCGGAAAGGCTGCGCACTTGAGCGAGCCGTCGCCGGAGGGCATCCCTGAGCCGGCCGGCGCGCACGGCGGAAGCCCCATTGCCCCCGGACCCGTTCGCCGGAGGACAGGCGGACTGGGTGTCGCTTCACGAGTTCTACCGGGGCCTGCGCACTGGCGGCTTCGGGATGATCGAGGCGGCCGTCTACATGGCCGCCGTCTTCGCGGTCAGCGCGGCCGTTCAACAGCAGCAGGACTCGCCGCAGGTACCCGGCCAGGAGTAGCCCCGCCTGGAGTCCGGATCATCACAGTCGCGAGAATCCTGGCCATGCGGAACACGGAATAGCCGGATCTGCCTGAGGGGGTGCCATGGCATCTCCTCAGGCCATCTTGCGTGCTGCCAAGGCTGTTCCCGGCGCCCGGCCGACACCGCCGCCCCAGGGTGCGAATATCGGCATCGGGCGGATCTCGCCGCTGGCGTGGGACCTGTCTGAGGATGCCGGATACGCCAGGGCCTATGCCCCTTTCATGCCCCGGCCTGCGAGAACCTTTACTTCCGGCGCCTTCGGGCCGTTCTCGCCTATCCTTCCTGTCCCTGTGGACGAGCCACCTCCGGGCGGCCAGCTTCCCGACCCGCGCCGCTTCGACTACCCCGTCGGCTGGAACCTCCCGACCATCCCCGGCCAGGACGGCTTCCGGATGGCCTCGTTCGCCGTGCTGGACACGGTCAGCCGCCTCTACTCCGTCGCGCGTACCTGCATCGAGCGGCGCAAGGCGGCCATTGTCGGCATGGACTGGGACATCGTCCCGACCCGGGAGGCATCCAAGGCGTATCAGGGTTCTCACTCGGCGATGCGCGACTTCGGGAAGCGCCGCGCTAAGGCTGTCGCGTTCTTCAACCAGCCAGACCGCGACTTCGACGACTTCGGCGGGTTCCTGTCTGCCCTGCTGGAACAGGTGTTCGTAAACGACGCGATGTCGCTGCTGCTCAAGCCCGTGCGCGGCCGGGGCCTGCGCAAGGGCGTGCTCGGGTCAGACCTCGACTGCCTGGGGCTGGTTGACGGCAGCACCATCAGACCGCTCCTGTCCCTGTCAGGCGGGCGGCCTCGTCCTCCCGCACCCGCCTGGCAGCAATTCCTGAAAGGCGTGCCCAGGTCCGATATCAGCGCGATGCTGAGCGGCCAGGACATCGAGGACGCCGGGCTGACAGCCTACGCGGGACCGGCGTTCCGCACCGACCAGATGATCTACCGTCCCGTCGTCCCGCGTGTGAACTCCCCTTACGGGTTCAGCATGGTCGAGATGGCGCTGCTGGTCATCATGACCGGGCTGCGCAAGCAGGCGTACCAGGCCCAGTACTACGACGAGGGAACGGTCCCGGCGGTTTACCTCAGTCCCGGTGACACCAGTATCACGCCGAGCCAGATCCGGGAGCTTCAAGACGCTCTCAATGGCTTCGCCGGGGACCCGGCCTGGCACCACAAGATCATCGTCACGCCGCCCGGGACCACCATCCACCCGATGCGGCCCTCGCAGCTCGCCGACCAGTTCGACGAGGTCATCATGAGCCAGGTCGCGATGGTCTTCGACGTGGACCCGATCTCGCTCGGCCTGGTCCCCAACGTGTCCTCGACCGTCTCCCCGTTCGCCGCAAGGGAGATGGCGCAGGCCAGCCGCACCGTTCACGAGCGCACCAGCACGAAGCCGCTGCTGAAGTACCTGTGCTCCATCTTCAACGCGATCCTGCACCGAGTCCTCGGCCAGGACGACATGAAGTTCACGTTCGCCGGCATGGACGAGGCGGCGGACCAGGCGGCCGTCACGGACCTGCTGGTGAAGCAGGTCCAGAACGGCATCCGCAGTGTCGACGAGGCGCGGGAGGAACTGGAGCTGACCCCGTGGGGACTGCCGGAGACCTCAGGGCCGGTCGTGTTCACGCAGGCCGGCGTCATGCCGTTCGAGTGGGTTCCGGGGATGGCCGTCGCCCAGGCCGAGGGCGCCTCGGGGCCGTACAGCGGCGAGACGGCACCATCGACGAAGCCGGGCGGTCCGCACGGGGATACCCGGCCGCTCGGGGTTCATCACCCGCCGTCGTCGCGGCCGTGGACAGGCTCCCGTGACCTGCAGCACATCAGGCCGGACAGGCCGCCGTCCCGTGCGCCGGTACCGTCCGGCGCGGGACGCACCGGGCACACGCCGGCGCACTCGGCCGCGGAAGGGCACACCGCGGTGTCAAGGCAGGACGGCAGGGCGAAGGCTGTCAGGTCTGAGCTTGAAGCGCTGAGCAGGCACCTGCGCAAGGGCCGCGCCGTCTCGACGTGGGAGCCCCGCCACCTGTCCGGGCAGGTGATGGCGGTCATCGCCGAGGATCTCACCAAGGGGCTCGGTGCCGACGAGGTCATCAGGGGCGCCATGACCGTCGCGCTGCCGCGTGGCGAGTACGAGCGGTCGGACAAGCCGGAGGGCGCTGCGGTCCCGGGGCATGAGCGGCGGATCGCCGGGGCGTTCGAGGACGCGGCCGCGCACGCCGGGCGGCTCGTAGCGCAGGCGCGGTCAGGGGAGCTGGCTCTCCCGGTGCCGGAGCTTGCCGCGAAGATCCTGTCGGTGCTCCGCGCCAGCCTCGGGCCGGTGCTGCGCGGCGTGCACCGGGACGCATGGGCAGCCGGGAAAGACGAGGCCGCCTCGGCGCTCCGGATCACGTCGGCCGGTGATGAGCAGGAGCGGGAAGCGTGGATCGCCTCGCAAGGGCGTGACTGGCTGGAGGCCGTCTGCCGCACCGCCGGACCGGAGCTTACCCGGCTGCTCGCGGCCCCCGGCCCGGTCACTGAGGATGCTGTGGCCGCCGTGCTGGGTGCCGGGCAGCGGCCGGCCCTGATCGCGTGCACGGAGACGGCGAGGGCACGGAACGCCGCTGCGCTCAGTGTCATGCAGCACGCCGGGGTGCAGCGGAAGCGGTGGTTGCCGGACGGCGGCAGTGTGTGCGCCGCGTGCCGGGCGAACGCGGAGCAGGGAGCAATCCCGCTTGCCGCCCCGTTCAGCTCCGGGGACGTCGCGGGGCCAGCGCACCCTGGCTGCTCCTGCGGCGTGGCCGCAGGACCGCGGGACGCGGCGAAGCTCGCCAGGCGCGCCGCTGACCTGAACGGCGAGGTCTGGTGGCCGCAGGGCTCATACCCGTCCGGTCCGGCGGCGGGAGGCGGCGGCCGGATGGTCCCGGCGCATGACGCCGACGGCACCGAGTACCTCGTGCCCGGCGGGGTGCCGGGGATGACCGCAGGCGGCGAGCCGCCGCGCCAGGACGGAGACGGTCCCGGCCCGGTGACGGAGGACGCACCCGGCACGGTCAGCGCCGGGCGCGGCGACGTGCACACGCTGGGCGGCGGGACGGCAGGTCTGTACCGGGACCTGAGCGACCGGACGCACGCAGGCAGCCCGGACAGCGCCGATGACGCGGCATGGCCAGGAACCCGCGGCATCCCGCCGGGGCGCGATGCGTCGTGGCCGCTGCAGGGCTACATGGGCGGCTACTGGCCGCAGGGCGGCCACGGGACAGGGCAGTCACCGGGAACCAGTGCAGGCAGCGCAGACCGGGGCAGGGCACCCGGAGCGCACGGCAAGGCCGCATCCGGGTACGACCTGAGCCGGCGATCCGGGATGATCTCCCTCGACCTCCCGGCGGGACTCGTCAGGCCAGTGCCCGGCGGAGTCAGTGATCATCACGTCACGATCTGCTACCTAGGCAACGACGTGACAGATGAGCAGTTCGCGCTGGCCTGCCTCCGCGCCTCCGCCGCTGCCGCGCTCATGCCGGGCCCGCTGTGCGGTGTCATCTCCGGCCGCGGGACCTTCGAGCCGTCCGCCAGCAGCGACGGGAAGGTACCGGTGTGGGCCGGGGTGATGCTGCCCGGCGCGGAGATCCTGCGGGAAGCACTCGCGGACCTGTCCGCCAGCGAGTTCAGCCGGTGGCTCCCGCACGTGACGCTGGCCTACCTGGACCCGGCGGACCCGCTGCCGGACCCGGTGACTCCTGTCCCGGTGACGTTCACGCACATCAGCGTGCACCGCGGTGGCGACGTGGAACGGTTCGAGCTGGGCGTGCCGCTGACGCAGCGCGCCCTGGCCGGAGCCGCAGCATGACCGGGCCGCTGGTCGCGATGACAGCCGCTGACCTGCACGCCCTCCAGGCCGGCGGCACCGTGTGCGGCCACGGCGCCGCCGCCATCGCCGGAGCCGCCCTGATGCTCGGCAAGAACGCCGCCGACTTCACGGATGCCACGCCGGTTGACGCGGAGCACGTGTATCTCCAGCTCGCCGCCAACTTCCCCGCCTCCGCGATCCAGTGGGTCAGGCGGGCGACATGGGCCGGGCCCGTCTGGGTTCCGTGGGGCCGGATCGACACCGACGATGAGGAGAAGTGGGCGGCCAGCCACGAGCCGGGACGTGTCGCGGAGTTCGCCCGGCAGATCAAGGACCACTCCGGGCACGTCGCGCCGTCAGTGCTGGTACAGGAACCGGACGGCGGCAGGGCGTTCATAGTTGACGGCCACCACCGTGCCCTCGCCCGGCGCAGGCTCGGGCAGCGCGTCCTCGCCTACCTGGGCACGATCAGCCCTCGGGACCGGATGGCGGCGCTGGAAACCCACTCCTGCCAGATCCACCACGGCACCGACCCGGCGAACAAGCTGGCCCAGCCGGGGGGCACGGACAGCGGCATCCGGTCGGCGGGGCTGGCGGTCCGGGCAGCCGGCACCGGAAGGGTCCTGATGCAGCAGCGCGCCGTAAACGGCGGTGACGACCCCGCGGACGGCTTCTGGGAGATACCCGGCGGCCGGCTGAACAGCGGGGAAGACCCGCTGGATGCCGCGCGCAGGGAATGGGCCGAGGAAACCGGGCTCGAGGTCCCCGCGGGAACCCTCACCGGCATCTGGGACAGCTCAGACGGCTCCTACCGGGGATTCGTGCACACGATCCCGTCCGAGGACGTGCTCGACCTCAGCAGCCGGCCGGCGGCCGGCGAAGGCGACTTCGGCGCGGTGCTCGCATGGTGGGACCCCGGGCAGATCAAGGGCAACCCGGCTGTCCGCGAGGAGCTGGCACACGACCACAAGCGGGTGCGGCGGGCGCTGAAGTCGGCGCAGACGCCAGTGCTGGAGGTCACGCCGGCCCGCATCGTAGCCGCCGGGTGGCCGCGCCGCTGGTAAGGGCAGGAGACAGGGTTTCGCAGCAGAAGGCGGCTGCGCTCACCTGCCGCCACCATCATCATCCTTGCTGAACCCGTAAAGCGAGCCAGACTTCGCCCTTGTGGTGCTCGCAACCGCAGCCATGGTCGCAGGTCCGCCACCAGGCCCAGCCGAAGTGCTCTTGCACGGAACTGTAGCGCTCCCACTGGTAGCACTCCGGGCACTCGCCCGGGTCGGGTGGCCCCGCAGCAGTGCCGTCCCGGTCGGCGAGACGCCCGAACCACCGCCAGGCCGAGCCGCAGCGCGGGCACGGAACAGGATCATCGAACTTGCCCCAGCCGGGCGGGTCAGGCAGTCCGCAGGACGTGCACCAGCTCCGGGCGGTGTCGGGTTCTCCAGCGGGCAGCTCACCGCGAAGCTCGCACGGTACCGGCTCAGGCTCGTACGGGGCCAGCTCATCACCAGGTGATGATCGTGCCGCCTGCCGCGCCTTCGCTCGTGCCGCCATCCGGTCTTCCCAGGTGCTCACGTGCTCCAGCGTAGGACGGTGACCTGGCTGATGGCAGCATCCGACCTGCGCACAGACCTTCCTGGCACTGTCCGCGCCGGGTGGCAGTGCCCTGCGTGCGGGACGGTCTACTCGCCGGATGTGGCCGCGTGCTCGTGCTCGGCGGTGAAGCCGTCGCTTGCGGAGCGCATCAGATGGGGCAACTCCGGAGGCTCCTGCACGTGCACGTCGTTCGGGCTGGCGACGATCCGGTGCCCGCTCCATCAGGGTCCGCTGCCGGCCGCGACGACCCCGGCGTGCACCTGCCCGCAGGTATGGCACGGCATCACCCCGCCGCCTGCCTGCCCGGTTCACGGCCAGACCGGGATGATGCGGGTGACCTGCTGATGGCCGAGATCCGCGTTCATGAGCTGCGCGTGGCCGAGCAGGGCCGCTGGCAGTTCCGTGACTCGGCCCTGACCTGGTGCCCGGTGAAGCGCTACGGATTCACCTCCACGTTCGACCCGTTCCCTGCCTACGCGCACGACCGGGCTGCCACCGAGGCTGCCGCCGCGCACGTCCAGGGGTGCTGGCCGCCGTTGTGGGACGTGGACTGCTACCTGGCCGACCGGGAGGAGAACTCCCGGTCTAACGGGCACTCGAACGTCCACGAGGGCCACTATGAGGGCGGCGAGTGGGTGAAGTTCCCCGCCGGGATGATCATGCTCGGCGGCAAGCGCGTCCCGCCCCATCCGGCGATGACCCGGTACCTGGTCGGCCACGAGTACGGGCACAACGTCGCCTACATGCTCAACTCGCTGCGCGACGGCGTGAAGCACATCGCCAGCACCGATGACCTTGAGCGCGAGTACGCGCAGGTCCGCGGGCTGCCGGATGGCAGTGTCCATCACGGCGAGGGCGGGAACTGGCACGACTCGGCGTGCGAGATCATGGCCTGCGACTTCCGGATCCTGGTGTGCCAGGTGGAGACGGAGTTCTGGCCGCACCCCGGAATTCCCAGGCCGGAGGATGCCGGCGGTGTCGCTGGCTGGTGGCGCGCGGCAAGCGCCCGGCTTGACGAGGCACGCTCTGCCGCACTCACCGGACGGGCTTCCTGATGGCGACCGCGAAACGCCACCGCAAGCGGAAACGGCACGGCAGGCGCACCGTCAAGGCTGTCTACACACCGCTGCCGGAGTACCGCAGCAGGGGAAGCACGGAGGCCGCGCTCCTGCTGTCGGCCGTCGCGGATGCGCTGAACGCCTGCGAGAAGGCAGGCATCCTGGTCCAGCTCGCGCACGGCGCGACAATCACCGACCAGGGGTACGTGCTAGCCCCGTTCGACGAAGACCCGGGGCACGTGGGGCAGCGGTGGGTGGCACGTACCAGGATGCTGACCGAGTTCCCCGGGGCGCAGGACTGCGGAGAGACAGGAGACTGAGTGGGATCAGCCAGGCGTGAGCGGATGACATTCGAGTTCGAGGGAACGCCGCCGCATACGGGGGTGCCGCTCGTCAACGGGCACCGGGTGTGCTCGGCGGAGGCGATCGACGTCCACATCGGTGCCTTGGACGTGCCGCGTGTCACGCTGAGGCTGCTCGCTGCCGACTCGCTGAAGCTACGGCTGGACAGCGCGGCCGTTGAAGTCGCGGGTGAGACCCGCGAGGCGCTGATTTCACTGGGCTGGACGCCGCCCGCTTGCGAGCAGCCGTCCGGCAGCGGAGAGGAACCCTGAATGGCCCGCGTCAAGGTCCACGCCGTCTGCATGCGACCGCTGGCCGAGTGCGACTGTCCTGATGACGATGAGACCGGTGCGGGGAGCCCTGCCTCGGACGGTGATGCCGGTGATGCGGACCGGGAATGGTAAGCCGGGGTCACTCCTGGCACGGGTGTTACCGGTCGGGTAGCATCAGGTGCAGGTAGGAGCATTGGCTTCAGCGCCAGGCAGCTCAAGAGCCCGGTTCTCCGTTCTCCGCGAACTGCACAGCCCTCGCAAATCCGCGCCGGACATCCGCGTGCTGCAATGCGGACCTCGCTGTAGCTACCCGGGCGGCGCCCCGGCCAGGCCGATCCACCGGATATCCGCGTCGGCTGCTCAGCCGGGGAACATCCCGGCTGGGATGTCAATGGTCACATCCATGGCCGCGCCTCCCTGGACAACATCAGCGGCAACGAGGGTTCCCTCCATCGAACCGGAATCGCCTCGGACAGTAACTGACGCGCCGAGCTGACCGTCCAGGCATCTGGAAGCGAACAAGGTACCGCGTCCCGCCGGGATGCGAAGTGTCACTCTCTGGCTCATTCCCCTTATTGTGGCACGCCCCCTCGGCGGTCACCTGCGCTCATGCCTGAGGAGGCTGCCCGTGGCCGCGACCCTCACCGCCGATCAGGAGCTGGCGTACTACTCGTTCCCGATCGACAAGTCGAAGACCGAGGAGACCGCTGAGATCAACCCGGCGGACGGCACCCCGGACCTGGTGGTGTGGGGCAAGGCCTCCGACGGGAGCCTCGACGGGGACCTGCAGGTGGTTGACCCCGAGTTCAGTGCGACGGCGATCCGGGACTGGTTCGACACCGGCGCCAACGTGCGCGTGCAGCACCAGGCCCAGCGTGATCCGGCCGGCAAGGGCATCCACATCGACGTGACACCTGACGGCACGTGGGTGAAGACCCGCGTCTCGGAACCAGTCGCCAAGCACCTGGTGCGCACTGGGGCGCTGAATGACTACAGCATCGGGATATCCCGCCCGGCGATCCTGCGCCGACACCCCGTCCTCGACCCTGAGGGCAAGGCGGTCAACGGGATCATCACCGGCCGGAAGGACGGCCTCACCAGGATCAGCGAGATATCCCTGGTAGACAGAGGCTCGAACTACAATACGAAATTCGCCGTAGTGAAAGCGGCGGCGGACGGCAGCCCCGTGTACGTGGGCAAGGTCACCGGTCCAGGCAACATCGCCATCACGACCGCGTACGACGACGACCAGGACGGAACGGTGACCGTGGACATCCCGAAGACCGCCACAGTCACGTTCTCCCCGTCCGACCTCGCCAAGCTCCTCGCCCACCGTGAGGAAGCCGAGCGCCGGCAGGCCGACGCGGCGACAGTGAAGCGGGACTTCGACCGGAACGTCGGCGGAGGCACTGACCGGGACAAGCTCAAGGCGTCCGACTTCGTATTCCCCGAGACCCGCGACTTCCCTGTCGTAACTCCAGGCGACGTCTCCGACGCGGTATCAAGCTGGGGGAGGTACAAGGGCAAGCGGTCATTCGATGACTTCAAGAGGCTCCTCACGCGCCTCGCCCGCCGCAAGGGCGCTGAGTTCGCGACGGAGCTGCCCGAGGCGTGGAAGTCCCGCAAGGAGAAGAAGGCGGACAAGACGGCCACAGCCCCGGCAGTGCAGGCAGGCGAGACCAGCAACCCCGCAGCAGGCCACACCGCAGTCACCATCAAGACAGGAACGGCCGCACAGCAGGGGGACGACGACGACAAGGATGATGTCCTCCACCACCAGGACGGGCAGGACGACGACCCCGACACCGAGGCGGACGACATGGACAAGACCGCCGTGCCGGACGCCGTGAAACCGCCGAAGCCAGGGAAGGCCACCTGCCCGTCGTGCAGCGCCCGGTGCAAGCCGTCGTGCCGGTTCTGCCCCCAGTGCGGCGCGTCCATGACCGCCGAGAAGGCGTCGAAGCCGGTCCCGGACCAGGCGGCAGGCGAGGAAGGCCGGATCGACCCGGCACCCCCGCACCGCGAGCCGGACGGCCCCGCCATGGAGTCGCTAGAGCAGGACGCGCACATCGAGGACGGCGACGAGGCCGCCGAATACCGCGCGGCAGCCGCCCGCAAGGCCGCCGGCATACCGTACGACGCCGCGTGGATGCACGACCTGCTGTGCCCCGCCTACGACCCGGCGACCGCCCGCAAGTGCCACCCGCACGCCGGGCTGCCGCTGATCGACGAGGCGGCATGGCAGGCCAAGGCGCTGGAAGTCGCGGCGTCCGCGCCGCTCGAGCAGGCCCGCGAGGCGGCACTGCTGTGGCAGCACGCCCGCACAGTCAGGGCGCTGCCCGCCGACCTGGCCGGCGAGATCGCCGGGGAGGCACACAAGGCGTTCCGTGACGCCAACCCCGGCCCGGGACGCGCCCCGGTACCCGGCGAGATCCCCGCCGCCAGGTACGCGCGGCCGTACCTTACCGCCGGGCACGCCGCGCCGTCACCAGGCCACGACAGCCCGCACACCGCACCCGTCCAGCCAGGGCACATCTCGGCAGCGGACTTCCAGCGCGGGAACATCCAGGAAGGCCACGCCGCCGGCTCTCCCGGCAACCCGGCACAGCGGCCCGCACCGGTCCCCGCACCGGAAATCCCGGGCGTCCCGACGCGGGTCTACTACACGAACGTGCAGCGGGACAACGCACGGCAGGCGATGACCGCCATGCATGACCACATCGCCCGCACCTTCCCCGACGTCTGCCCGATGGCGGCACCTGGGCAGATGGGCGAGCCAGGTGAGGGCGCACGGCCGGTACCCGCCGGAGCCGGCGGTCCCGTCCCGCACGATACCGCCGCCAAGCACGACGGCGAGCCGCACAGCACCGCCGCCGCCGACCGCGTCACCAGGCTCGAGCGCAGGCTCCGCAAGGCCCGCAAGGCCGCAGGCTACGACGTGACAGCAGCGAACATCCCCGGCGAGGCCGTGACCCTGAAAGCCGCCGCCGGCCCCGACCTCGTCAAGGCGGTATCCGACGCCGTTGCTGACCTTCACGCCGAGCTTGCCAGCACCCGGGAGCGGATCACGCAGCAGGGTGACCTCATCGCCGGGCAGGCGAAGATCCTGAAGAAGCAGGCGAAGGCGATCGACGTGATCGCATCCCAGCCCGACCCGGCCGTCACCGCCTACCGCGGCGTCGCCCTGGCAGGCAGCCCTAAGGCTTCGGCCGCCCCGGCGGGGCAGCCGACGATGGCCCAGCGTGCGGAGCACGCCAAGGCCGCAGTGTTCAACGAGATGTACGAGCGGTGGCGCAGCGCAGCCGGCCCCGATGACCGGGAGAACGCCTACGCCGCCATGACCGAGCTGGCCGGCCTCAACTTCGGGAATCCCATGAGCACCTAGACAACGCGGTACCCACGCCGCCACCCGGCGGCCACATCACGGAAGGGAGGCAGCATTCAATGGCTGCAACCCTCGAGGCGGACCTGCTCAGCGCAGCGCCTCTCAAGAGCGCCGGCAATACGGCGCTCAACCCGGACGGCCTGACCCAGGCGCTGTACGGCGACGCCGCACAGCCGTTCCAGGGACACACGGCCGCACGCCACTCCACGACCGGCGACGCCATCAAGTCCGCGATGCCCGACCTCGTCAAGGGCGCCGGCCTCGCCCGCAGGGGCGGCAACACCCCCCTGACCGATTCCCGCGACATCGCGCTCCGCGCCCACCAGGCAACCCTGGACCTGCGCGGCGAGGTGGCCCGCGGGTACAGCGCCCGCTCCGAGGTGGTGAAGTCCGGATTCAGTTCCGGCTTCCTCAACCAGTTCGGAGCGCTCCGTACAGCGCTGATGACCCCGTCCATCGGCGAGCAGATCGCGCAGGTGTTCGCCAACCTGCCGGGCGGAGCCGAGGCTCTGTCCAAGTCATTCACGGCCGGGAACCTTGGTCTCGGATCTATATTCGGTTTTGTGCCATTCGATCTCCTCGCGCCTTCCGTCTGAGGGCCGCCGCACCGCGAGGTGCGGATGACAACTCCGAGAATTGCTGGGAAGCCCGCGCCACCTGGCCAGGCCACAACGCGGGGCGAAAGCCCGGACGTGACGGCCTGAGAACTGGCCAGTCCCAGGGGTCATCAGCAGCCGAGCTTCTAAGGGCACCACGTGCCTACGAAGAAGGTTCACAGACCATGCACGGAGCACCTCACTGAGGTGAAGATATGGTCGGGACCCGCAGCGAGAGCGCGGGAGCCAGGCGGAAACGATCTGGCCCGGCAGCAGGACCGGTAACAAGTCGTCACGGCTTATCTACCCTGTGTACACCCTCGGCGATTAGGGGGCCCTGCGGAGCGATCCGCAGGTTAACACCGCACTGCCCGGGGAACCCCTCCAGAGCGACTGGGGAATCCCGGTCCGCCACGATGCCCGTGGCGGCGTAGAGACTGTACGTGCGGGCTCTGCGATCAGCGTGCCCACGGGGCATCACCTGCGCACGCCAGCAGAGCATGAGACAGTCCGAGCCTGCAGGAAGGCAAACTGCAGGAGGCGCGCGGAAACGACGCGCCCGCCCGCTCAGCCGAGCGGGACGTAACAAGCCAACTGCTACCGCAACAAGTTCCCGCGCCCGGCTGGCCAGGGCGCCAGCCGCATCGAGCGGCTCGTCCTGGGGATCTCCGGTTCCCAGACCGGTGGCCAGGGCGTCCTGGACATCTCCCTCCCGGAACTGGTGCAGTCCGGCGGCACGTTCTCCAACTGGCCGCTTAACCTGCCCCCAGCCGGGTCACAGGCATCGACCACGCTCAATGTCCCTTACCGCTTCCTTGGCGTGACCGAGGAGCTGTCCTGGCTCGCGCAGTTCGCCGGGCAGGGCTATGAGGACATAAGCGCCCTAAACTTACCTGGGGCCCAGCATGGCGACATGCTGGTGAGAACCCTGCTGTATCGGTGAAAGCCCTTCGTCTAGATGCGATATCCTCGTATCTATGGGTAACGCCGAGGCAACCCGGCCCGCAGCCGGAGAGTCCGTAGAGGCCATACGCAGGGGATCTGACGAGCCGGAACATTCTCATGCGGACTGCGGCACTGCCCGCCAGCCGGCGAGCACCAAGGTCATCAACACGCCGCATGAGGTCATGTTCCATCAGGCACTAACCCGCGCCCGCCTCAGCTTCGAGACACAGTCTCACCCAGCTGGCGACAGGTACGAAGCGGATATCGAGCTACTGCAGAAGCCGATCGTCATCGAGGTGACGAACAGTCCCGGCGAGAAACGAGCGGCCGGCCGGCGCGAGCGCAAGACGGCCGCACTGGAAGCCGCAGGTTACCGGGTCTACTGGTTCAGCAACCATCAGGCGCGCACCAACCCCGATGCCGCAGTGCAGCGGGTAATGCGGGAAAACGGCCTCCGCCAGGAGGAAGCGCCTACCGTCCTGATCCGGCCGAACCGGACCGGTCATGCTGGCCAGCTCAACCCGAACTGGGGCGGCGGCCCAGCGGCAGCAGTGTGCGAGCAATGCGGTTCGCTGGTCGCATCCAGGCGCCGCAATGGCGGCAGGATCGCCCGCTTCTGCAACTCGAAGTGCTACGGGAAGTGGATGCACGAGCATCCGGAGACAGTCAACAACAAGCGCCCTATGCCCCCGATGCCCGATCTTGCGGATCGGTACGGCGCGGGAATGTCCGCGCAGCAGGTGGCTGACTCCTACGGCGTGAGCCGTGCCTACATCATGCAGGAGATGCGCAGACGCGGCATTCCCCTGCGGCCAGCGGGCGGTTACCGTCCTCGTGGCGGCTTCCGGGCCACAGGCACCCTTCCCGGCTCGCAAAATGTCAGATCGTGACATGGTCCGACCCGCGACCGATGACAAAGGCGCGGAGCTAGGCGGAACAGAAACGGCCTAGCCATCCTGTCCGGAATCGCTCCGACCGGACAAGATGTAACAAAAGTGGGCAAACCTCATCATGCTCCAGGAGCAGATGCTCGGCGAGGAATACCAGCTCATCTGCGGCTCGTCCGCGAACCTCGCCGCGCCCGCCGCGCCTACGGTGACAGCACGGACGGCGGGCTCCAACGAGACCGCGATCGGGTCGAACGCCAACTACGCGGTCGTGGTGACCGCGACGAACTGGTTCGGCGAGACCGTGGCATCCTCCGCCGCGACCGTGTCTGGCGGCACTGGCGCCTCCCAGGTCGTGGACGTCACCATCGCCCCCTCGGTGGGTGCGATGAACTACAACATCTACGTCTCCACCAACGGCACCCCGGCCCGGACGAACGAGTACCTCGTCGCATCCCAGGTCGGGGGGATCAGGTACACCATCCAGGGCGCGGCGCCGACGTCCGGCACCAACCCGCCGGCCGCTGACACCGGGACCGGGAAGAACACCCGGATCGAGGGCGTCATCCCGACGCTCACCGGCCTGTCCGCGTCGGGCGGCGTGTACCCGACGTCGCCGGTCAACTGGCAGGGCGGCTACGTCAACCAGGCGGTCGGCACCCACCTGTCTTACAACGCCATCTACACGGCGCTGAAGAACCTGTGGCAGACCACCTCGAACAACCCTGGCGCGTTCAAGGCCGACCCGGCCGAGCTGATCTCGTCCGGAATCGACATCGCCAACCTGTCCCAGGACGTCATCAGCCAGGGTCAGGGAACCAACTACGAGCTGTTCATCCAGCAGTCCCAGGTCGGTGACGTCACCGTCGGGGCTGCGGTGAGCCAGTTCCAGAACCCGCTCACCAGGAGCATCCTCAAGCTCGTCGTCCACCCCTGGTACACCCAGGGCAACGCCGAGCTGCTCTCCTACCAGCTCCCCCAGACGTGGACCAATGTGGCGAACGCCTGGGAAATGACGATGGTCCAGGACTACGTGAGTATTGCGTGGCCAGTCATTGACGCTACGTATCGCTACAGTTTGTTCGAATTCGGGGCTCTAGTTGCGTCTGCGCCTTTCTACAGCGCGCATCTCGGCGGCCTGCAGAACTCGGATAGCTCGCCGTTCTCCTGAGTGTCAGGTACCCGGCAGCGGGTCAGCTCCGGAGCTGGCCCGCTGCCGGCTGACCTCCGCGGGGGCCGGTAACTCCGAGCCCCGGAAGCTGATGCCTCCCGGGGCTTCCGCATGCAATCAATCCCGAAGGAGTCACTGTGGCCATCTTCGCTACATCGGTACAGGGGACGACCGTGACCTCCTCGGTCACCCAGGTCTACTCCACGGCGGGCCTGACGAGCCCCCGCGACGTCACGCTCATGAACCAGGGGACCGCCACGATCTACGTCGGCGGTTCCCAGGTGACTGCCACCAACACGGGCGTCCCGGTCGCCTCCGGGCAGCAGCTCACCGTCGCCGGCGCCGCCCAGAACCTGTGGGCGATCACGTCGGCGGGCACTGCCACCGTCGAGGCCGGGCTCGCCTCGGTGGACGTGGTGGTGTAGCCGATGCCGTACGTGAACGTCAGCGGCACGGCCAGCACGGCCGTGTCGTACCCGGGGTCGGGCGGGAAGCAGACGCTGTTCCTGTTCAACGCCGGGCAGCAGCCCGCCTACCTGGGGACGGGCCCGGGGGTGTCGTCAGCCACCGGGTTCCCGCTCACTGCCGGGAACCGGGTTGACGTGACGAACGCAGCCGGCACGGTGTACGCCACCGCGGGCGGCAACCAGGTCACGCCGTACGGGACCGCGAACGCGGCGACGTCGGTCGCCGGGTCGGTGATCACGGTCGCGTCGGCCGGGACGGCGTTCACCGCCGGGATGACGATCGTGATCGAGCCGGGCACGCCCCGGCAGGAGGTCACGAGTGTCGCGTCGAGCAACGCCGGGACGGTGAACACGTCCCCGCCGATGACGTTCGCGCACGGGTCGGCGGCGACGTTCTCCCAGTACTCGCCGCTGGCGACGACGCTGCAGGTGATCCGGGGTGCGGTCTAGCCGATGATCGTCACCTCGCAGGCGTCTGTGGCGGGCAGCGCGGTCTCGCTCGGCCGGGTCCCGGCCGGCCCGTGCACGGTGGTCATCACCAACGGCGGCGGATCGGCCCTGTTCGTCGGCGCGGGCACGACGGTGACCGTGACGTCCGGCGCCCCGGTTCCGGCCTCGGCCGTGGTGCCGCTGCCGGGGTTCCCGTCGTCGTCGCCTGTGCAGCTGTGGGGCATCACCTCCGGCGGCACGGTCACGGCGGGCCTGTTCATATCCACGGCGTCCTGAGGAGCCAGATGACCGTACAGGTACAGCTCCCGCCGGGGTGCCGCGGGCTCACGATGCAGGACGGCACGCGGTATGCGGGACGTGAGGGCGGTCACGTCACCGTGTCCGACGACCATGCCCCGTTCGTGCGCCGGCAGACAGGCGGCGATGCCGGGCTGACCGGGCACGGGTCGTTCCGTTCCTTCGCCGGGACGCGGGAGGGCCGGTGGTGCCCGGAATGCCGGTTCCTCGCGAACGCGTGGTCGCTGACGTGCCCGAAATGCGAGCGGCGCGGAATCACGACCGCCACGGTCCCGGAGGGCGACATGCCCGCCAGGACTAGGGCCGCGCTTCCCTCGGCGTGCGCCCCGGTTTTCCCGGTGCATTAGACGACAGGCCGGCATGCGCTTGCGCGCCAAGCCTGGAACGCCGGCATGGAGCCACGCACCCCTGCTCACGTAACCAGAACAGCCGAAAGGATCTTGTTCCTATGACAATTCACGCGCGGAGTGACATCTGCGCCGTCACGATCTCTGTCGCGCATGGCGGGTGCGGATCAGCGCATCACCGACCGGCAAACGACGGGAACCCCGCGAAAACGTGGGCACTGACCTGCGCGCCGTGCGAGAAGCATCTCCGCAGCGACCCTCACTGGGCCGGAAGTGCCTCCGAAGTGCCGGAGACTTTCGATGAGTCCAAGGGCCGGGAGGACTTCGAGCGGCGCGGCGCAGCTGACCGTGACACCGTGCTGGCTGCGGCTCTCGCGAAGCTCGCCGGCGTGGATCTCCCGCCGGCTCTGCGCGGGCTGATCGGCAGCACCGGGCCGTCTGGAGCGGTCACCTGCCCGTCCGGGCACAGCTGCGATCCGGGCTCTAAGTTCTGCGGAGACTGCGGGGCAGCCCTGGACGCAGCCGTCCTCACCTGTCCCTCCGGTCACGAGGTCACGCGCGGCATGAAGTTCTGCGGCGAGTGCGGCAGCCCCGTAGCCGCGGCAGCGCTCCCGCCTGCTGCTGCGCCGGAGCCGATGGACGCAGAGGTGGCCGCCGCCGCGAAGCCGCGGCTGAAGGACATGCGGGCCGGCGACCTCCGGGACATGGCCCGCGCTCGCGGGCTGGACGAGTCGGGGACCCGCGCCGAGCTGCTTGCCCGCCTGCGTGCCGCCGCCTGACGTGCCCGGGGACGTCGGCAGCGCGCTCCGCCCGGCGGCCAGGGTGACCCCGTGACCGCTTACACGCTGTTCGGGCAGTCCGGCGGCGGGAGCCTGGCCGCCGACACGAACACGTACACCATGGGCGTGCAGTTCTCGGTCTCCCAGTCCGGCTGCACCCTGACCGGCATGTGGTTCTTCTCGGCGTCAGGCGCCGGGTCCCTCCCGGAGACCATCGCCCTGTTCGCAGTATCGGGCGGGACGCTCGTGCACAGCGAGTCAGCGACGTGGGCCGGCGCGGCCGGGAGCGGCTGGGTGCGGGCGTCGTTCAGCAGCCCGCCGTCCCTCACCGTGAGCACGAACTATGTCGCCGCTGTATTCGATTCTGGTGGCTTCAACTGGTACAGCGGCACGCACAACTACTGGGACACAGGCGCCGGCTCGGGCGGCATCACTAACGGGCCGCTGTCCGCGCCGAACAACGCCGGTGCAGCGCACGGCCAGGACGCATTCGACAACTCCGGGCCGCTGGCGTTCCCCACCACCAGCTTCCAGGCCACCAACTACTGGATGGACCCCGAGGTCACCGTCACGGCCGCGACGGCAGGGAGGCCTCCCCTGATCGCCGGCCAGGCCGTACAGCGCGCAGCCGCCTGGTAACACCCTCTCAGACCGGAAGGACCCGGCATGCTCTACACCGCCTGGACCAACGCCGACGTGGCCCTCACTGCGGCGACCGCCAAGACCGCACTGTACATCATCCCCCCGGCCGGGTTCGGCTACCAGCTGTGCGTGGTGGAAATCGGCGTCGAGTTCGAGGGTGCGGTCCAGGGTACCGACTGCCTGACCGAGCTCGTCGAGTCCACCGCCGCCACCGCCGGTACCTCCGGTGCTTCCGGGTCGGCCAAGCAGCTGCGCGGCGCACGCGCCATCTCCCCGACCGCCGCGGTCACCTCGACCGGCCTGGGCCTGACGATCAACCAGGCGTACAGCGCGGAGCCGACCGTCCTGACTCCTATGTACGCCCCGTTCAAGATCCCCAACGGGCAGTCCTATATCTGGCAGTTCCCGCTCGACACCGGCCCGGAGTTCCCGGCGCCGGGCGGCGGCACGGGCGCGATGGGCCTTCGGCTCACCTCACCGACCTCGGTGAACGCCCGCTGCCACATCACCTTTGCAGTAGGTTACCGATAACGCTTAATCCCACGTTACATCCGCACATGGTAGCGTCTACACATGGGCATGATCGTTGGGCAGGTCTTCGGCCGCTGGACCGTACTGGAAGACAGCGGCGGAGCGAAGGTAGCATGCCGTTGCGCCTGCGGCACGGAGCGCGGCGTAAGCAGGTATTCCCTGGCCACAGGCCATTCCAGGTCGTGCGGATGCTACAGCCGGGAAGCTGCGAGCGCGCGGGCTCGCGCACAGGTCAAGCATCCGGTGAGCAAAGGTGACACGTTCGGGCGCTGGCTGGTTCTCGACGCCTCCGACCGTGCCGCAGTCAAAGTCCGCTGTGAGTGCGGCGAGATGCGAGCGGTACCCGCCTCGCATCTGGTCCTGGGCGCGTCAAGGTCCTGCGGGTGCTGGAAGGCAGAGGAACTGTCGCTGCAGCCGCATGGGACGAAGCACGGGATGGGCCGCCACCCGCTGTACAGCACCTGGCATCACATGGTCCGGCGGTGTACGGACCCCGGCGACAGAGCCTGGCATAACTACGGTTTCCGAGACATCAGGATCTACGGCCCGTGGTTCGATGTCGCACGGTTCATCGAGTACATCGAGCATGAGCTCGGCCCGCGGCCAGATGGCCTGACGATCGACCGGATCAACAACGACGGGCACTACGAGCCGGGAAATGTCCGGTGGGCGACACGCGCGGAGCAGAACCGCAACCAGCGCCGGCGGCAGTGACCTGCCGGCGCTGACCTCCTGACCTGGGAGGGCCGATGGCACGCCAGGGCCGCGCTTTCCCGTCGCGCAGCATCATCATCCGCCCTGCCGGGACTATTCCCGCCGGGCCGGCGCCGCTCATCGTCCGCTCCCCGTCGCCCCGGCCACATGCCCGGTCAGTCGTCACCTTCCCGGCCGCCCCGGCCATCCCGTCCGGCCCGCGCCCGCTGATCGTCCGTGCGCCATCGCCGCACCCGCTGCCCAGGTCGCTCACGACAAGGCCGCCGCAGGCGATACCGTCAGGCTTCCGTCCGCTCACGGCGCGCGCCCCGTCGCCGCGCCCCCTCGCACGGTCCTTCCTCACCGGACCGGGCCATCCGGTTCCTGCCCCGCCGGGGCGCCCCCTGCTCGTCCAGGTGCGCGGCCCGGTACCGCGTCAGCGCACGTTCACGGTCCGGATCCCGTCTCCGGCGCCCGCACCGCCCGGTGCAGGCCCGGCCCTGGGCATCGGCGCGGCGCAGCTCAGGTGGTCTGCCGGACCCGCCCGCAACCAGTAGGCCCTGCGGGGGGTGGGGATGCCCTCCGTCAGCCAGTCCGTGCTGTCCACCCAGTTCCTCATGGTCCCGGTCACCACCAGGTCCCCGTCCCCGTACAACCCGACCGCCGACCTGGTGCAGTTCGCGTTCCCGCCGCTGACCATCCCGGCGACCTCCCCGGCCGTCTGGTACACGGGCAGCTGGGTGACTTTCCCGGGGCCGTCCTACTGGGCCGAGTGCCTCGTCGGGCCGGTGAACGGCGGGGTGCCGCTCGCCGCCGGGTCGTACCAGGTCTGGGTGAAGATCACCGACAGCCCTGAGGTGCCCGCACTGCTGTGCCCGACCACGCTGGTCATCACGTCGCCCTGACCGGGCCGCGCCCGCGAGGGGGGTGACGATCCTCTTGTCGGTGCTGTATCCAGCAGGCCAGACACCGTACTGCACGGTGCCGGAGCTGCTGTCGGCACCGACATTAGACGGGCATCAGCTGGGGGAGCATCCCGCCCGGCAAGGACGCCACCGACCAGCAGAGACAGGCGGAGCAGACCAACATCCTGCTCCGCGCGACGTCCCGTGCTGACGGCTACTGCAACCAGGTTCTCCGCGCGACGTCCGACCAGGAGACGGTGCAGGGACCGGACTACTACCTGACCGTCCAGCCGGGCACCGGCAACGCGAAGGTGATCCTGTCCCGCTGGCCGGTCCTGACGGTCACCGGCATCCAGGTGAGCCCGAACACCTTCCCCCGCCAGTGGACGTCGCTGCCGGCCGGGATGTGGGACCCGGTACGTCCGGTCATCGGCATGTACGGGTCAGCCGCGCCGTCTGCGTCCGGCGAGGGCGGCCAGGCGGTGATATTCGGCGCCGGCTACGTGAACTGGTGCAACGGCAGGAACGGGTTCGCGGCCCGGGTCTCGTACGTGAACGGGTGGCCGCACACGTCGCTGACCCAGGCTGCCGCCGCCGGCGCGAGCACGCTGGCCGTCGATGACTGCACCGGGTGGGCCATCACCAGCGAGTCCGGGTTCACCGGGGCGGCAGGGACCGTGTACGAGTCGGGGGCGCAGGAGACAGTCCAGGTGACGGCGGCGAGTGCCGCCTCGGGGCCGGGCACGCTCACGCTGGCCTCTCCGCTGGCCTACCAGCACGCGGCCGGGGTGATGGTGACGACGCTGCCGCAGTCGGTCATCGACGCGGTCATCCTGTTCTCCGCGGCGCAGGCGCTCCAGCGCGGCGCCACGTCCACGACCGTCCACGCGATACCGGGCGGCCCGGGAGGAGGCGGCTCGATCGGCACCATCAGGGAGTACATCGCCGCCGGGCAGGCACTCCTCCACCCGTTCCGCCGCACTATCTGAGCCGGCCGGCAGGGTGGTGCACGGTGCCGATCGCGAGCGTCTCCGCCTACATCCGGGGGCTGCTGGACAGCCTGCCGATGCCGTCATCGCTGCCGCCGATGCGCAGCTACATCACCCCGCCGGACCCTAACACCGAGGCCACCATCCCGACCGCCTACGTGTGGCCGTCCGAGATCGACGAATCCCGCGACTCGAAGACAGGCGGGACCATACCCCGCAACACCGGCCCCGGCACCCCGTCCGGCAGCAAGCCGCTCGCCCACGACATAGACGTCTTCATCGTCTACATGCTGCCTAACGACGACCCGCAGGCCGACTCGCTGTTCCCCGGCATCGTCGATGCCGCCATGGCGGCGCTGCGGACCAGCGCGGACAACGCGATCATCACCGACCCGTGGACTGGTGCCCAGTCGCAGCTGTTCGGCGTCGGCGAGGTCATGCGGGGCCGGATCGTGGTCCGGGCGATGGCTGACCAGGCATTCAATCGTTACGACTGCCTGCTCTCGTGCCCTGTGCGTGAGCTGATCCAGGCGTGACACATGACGGCTCCGCGCTGCGTCCCGGTGAGGGGTGATGCCTGTGCTGTGCCGTTACTCCGGTGCTGACCAGCGGCACTACCCGGACTATCTCGACTCCGCTGCCGGGCGGACCCTGACGGCGGACCCAGGCGGCATCTACGACGTCGCCGTGGCGTCCGGCCGGAACCCGGGTCTCCTGCTGCCGCCCGGTGACGGCCGCTGGGTCCCCGCACCTCCGGCCCAGGCGGGCCGGCCGTCTCGAACCGCCGCCCGGCAGGCAGCCGCTGCCAGGGTGCCAGCCGCCACCCCGTACGAGGAGGACTAGATGCCCATCGGCGGACCGGCCGTCGCGCCCAGCAACAGGTCATGGCTCGGGGTCGCCCGCGAGCTGACCGCAGGCACCGCGCTGCTGCCGACCAACACGATCCCGCAGGAAGCCCGCTCGTTCGCGCCCGAGGACACCCCCAGGTTCCTGCCTGACGAGGCAATCCGCGGATCACTGGCGCTCCGGTACGGCAACGTGCTCGGGCCGGAAGACGCCACGTTCTCCTTCGGCGGCCCCGCGTTCCTGGACACCTACGGGTTCCTTCTCGACAACATCTTCGGGGACCTGTCCACCGTGGGGTCTTCCCCCGCTAACGGGACATCCCTGAACGGCGCGCTGGCTGTTGGGGGCACGGTCGCGGTCCTGACGGGCGGCACCACCACCACCTACCCGAACGGCGGCACCGTCCAGATCGACTCCGGGGGAGTCTCCGAGGTCGTCATCCTCTCCCAGGCGTGGACCGGGGGGACCATAGCGTTCACCGGCGACCCTCTCCGGTTCGCGCACGCCAACGGCGCCACGGTGACAACCGTCACCAGCCCTTTCACCCACACGTTTGCGATGCTGAACTCGGCGCTCGGGTACGGCGGCATCACCGGGTCACAGCCACCCACCCACACGCTGACGGACAACACCAACCTCAACTTCGCAGGCAGCCCCGGGACGAACACGTCCGGTGCCCGTGCCTACCCGTTCGCGTGCGTCTCCCAGTTCGACCTGACCCTCAACAGCGAGCAGCTCGTCTCGGCCAGGTTCCAGGGCAACAGCTTCCTGTCCCTCCCGGCGACGGCCGCCCCGACCAACACGGTGTCGACATCGCTGCCGGTCGCCGCGTGGCAGGCGTCGGTCTACATCGGCGGGACCGCCGCAGGCAACCAGGTCACGACGATCGGGGAACTGGCGATCTCCGTGAAACGGAAGCTGCAGGTCATCTGGACGCTCCAGGGCAACGCCAACCCGGCTGTCATCGCCCGCGGGGACCTGGACATCACGGGCACCCTGAACTTCACCGACCCTACGGACGAGACGCCGCTGAGCTACATGCTCAACAACACCCAGCCGCTCGTGTACGTAGTGCTCGACAACGGCCTCACCGGGGCCAGCCACCTCAAGGTCACGTTCCGGTGCAGCCAGGCGTCATTCACCAAGGCGAAGCCGGAACGGGGCCAGATGCTGATGGCCTTCGCGAACCAGTGGGAGAGCATAGCCACGAGCGCGGACACGGGCGGCTCAGGCGGCCTGGGGCCAGGTGTGTTCACCCTGCTCAACTCGACTCCGACGTATTAACAGCAGTCAGGGGGGCGTAACGCCGGGAACGTGCTGCCTGCCGGGTCGCTATCCGCTGTGTACGGGGCTTCCCTGCTTCGCGCACCATGTCTTCACGGCGTTCTCTGCTTTCCCGAGCGCCTCGAAGTAGCCCGGCTCCGCGGGGCTGGAGTCTCCCGCGTCGCGCCACTGCTGCACGAGCGCCTGGAGGTGCGGGTCGGCGTTATAGGCGGCGTCCGTCACGAAGTCGTCCGTGCTGAGGGGCTGCCCGTACTGGGATGCGTAGCTGGCTTCAATGGCGGGCGGGACGCCGCCGTTCAGCGCGTCGGAGAACGCGGTGCAGGCGTTCGCGTCGTCGTACGCGGTGACTGTGCGGGATGCTCCTCCCCCTGGTGCGCGGGACTGTCCCGCTGCAGCGGCCTGGCGGGCGGCCGAGCATCCGGCCAGCAGGACAGCGGCAGCTCCCAGCGCGATGACTGCCGCCCGCCATGTACCCATACGGCCCTCCGTGCGTCACTGCCGATAATCGCACAGCAGACCGCACACCGGGCACCGCTGAATCCTCCCGGAGCCCCGACTGTGACCATCCCGCGACAATGCGCTTCACGGGCGGGACCCGGGCTGCGCAGATCAACTCGTCAGACAGGAGTTCCATGCCACGTGCCGAGCTTCCCAGCGGTCACTGGGTTGACTACCGGGACAAGCTGATGGTCGCTGACCGGTTCGCTGTCCAGGACGCGCTCTCAGTCACCTACGAGACGCGGCCGGACGGCACCGAGACCCGCAGGCAGGCGGGCGCGGTGATGGAGCAGATGCGGGTCGCGCTGCTGAAGCAGATCATCACCGCATGGTCATTCCCCGGCGTCCCGGTGCCGGCGCAGAACATCGCGGACGCGGAAGAGTGCCTCGGGTCGGTGCTGGACCTCGACGACTACTACGCGCTGGCCGCTGAAGTCGAGCCGCTGTTCGAGGCCGTGACGGCTGCCCCAAAAACCGTCGCGAGGAAGACGGCGCCAGCGGAGCCGGCGGCCGGCGGAGAGCCCGCGGCCGCGGTCGGCGGGGAGCCAGGGACAGGGATGTAGAGGACCTGGCGTCATGGCTGTTCACCCGCGGACAGCGGGGCGGCCTGCCGCCGGGGATGCCGCGGTGGATGCTGGACGTCGACACGTTCATGACGGCCTATCCCGGGCTGACGCCCGAAGACGTCAAGAGCATGGATCTCGACAGTTTCGACTGGCTGCCGGTGGTGCGCGAGGCGAAGGCTAGAGCGGAGCAGTGGCGTGCCGCAGCGGGCGACGGCCCCCAGTTCGCCCGGCACGGTCCCGGCGGTGGCTGACCGCGTTCTCCCCGTCCTGTACCTGATGGCGCCGATGACCCTGTACTGGACGGCGGAGCTTGCTGCCGCCAGGGAGTACCCGTTCAGCGACCTGACCGGCTGCCCGGTGGAGGTCCGCTGCGCCGAGGGCATGTTCCCCGACACCAGGTCATGGCAGGAGGCGTGGCCGTACTGGCGGGAACATGCCGCCTTCGGGGTGTTCCTGGACCATCTCGGCGGGTGGGTACCGCGCGGCGTCGCCGCCGAGGTGACCGATCTCACGGCAATGGGGAAGCCTGTGTGGTGGTGGCACGGCGGCCAGCCGGCCCGTGATTTCCGGTTCGGGCCGGGCCGTCCCGGCGACTGGCGGTACTGCTACCGGAGCGTCCACCTTCCCGGGGAGCAGGAGGCGCCGTGACTCCGGAGGAGAACATCGCGTACTGGCGGCACGTCAGGGACCGGGCGTCACGAGGCGCCGCAGCGGCAGCCGAGGCGATGGCCCGGTACATCGCGGAGCGGACCGCACGCGATACCCTGCAGCGCTCGTCACACGCGGCCGGCCAGTACTACAAGGCGGAAGACGGGGCACCCCCAGCGTCCGCGTCAGGGACCCTCGCCGGGTCGATGCGGTACAGCCGGGGCTCCGGCGCCCTGCGGGCGCGGGCCAGGGTGTGGAACGACGCCCCCCACGCGAAGCTCCTGGAGTGGGGCTGCGTCGTCGAGCCGTCGCAGGGCGCGGTGATGCACTGGGTGGACTCGGGCGGGTCCTGGTATCACGCGAGGCTGGTCGTCGACGCGCACCCGTTCCTGGGGCCGACGCTCGATGAGGCCGTCAGGGATGGCGGCCTCCGTGATGCGGCACTGGAGGGCTTCAGGCCGTACGACCCGTAGAGCCGCTTTCCCCCGCAGGTGCGACGGTGCCGGGGCGGGGTGAGCCGTGCCGGGCAACCTCCCCGACGTCGAGCAGTCCTTCACCGCTGACGCTACCGGGTATGTCGGCCCTGTCGAGGACATGATCGCGGCCAACATCGCGTTCAGCGCGTCAGTCGACAGGGATGTGCTCGCCGCGGTCCGCAGGATCGACCAGGGGTTCCGGAGCCTCCCGGACGCGAAGGAGATCCGGGTCACCGCCGACGTGACCGGGGCGCTCGCAGACATCGCTGCTGTCCGTTCAGCGCTGGGCACCCTGCCGGCCTCGCGGGAAGTCACGGTCAGGGTCCGGTACGTGACTGAAGGTACCCCGCCTGAGGGGGGTGCACGGGTCACCGCGGCGCGGGCGGCACTGGGCGGCGATCCGGGGAACGCGGCGGAGATGACCCGCCTGCTGAACGAGCAGGCAGACGCGGCAGACCGGGCGGCAGCCGCGCTGGGGGCGTACTCGGCCCTGCGCGGCAGGATGCGGATCTCCGACGCCACGATCGACTCGGTCGGGCGCCTCACCGCGGCGCTGAACGACCTGAACGCGGCGTCCGCCGGCGCGGCGGTGCCGCTCGCCGTGGCTTCTGCCCTCCGCGGTTCCGGCGGCAGCCAGGCGGCGTCCGCTGCCGCTGCCGCCGCCATCGGGTCGGCCCTGGCTGGTGCCGGCACGGGCGGCCAGGCAGGTTCCGGCGCCACTGCCGCCGCTGTCGCTGCTGCTCTCGGTGCTGCCGGCGGCCCAGGCGGCGGCGGCGGTGCCGGCGGGGGGTTCGTCCCGTGGGCCGGCGGCGGCTGGCCGGCGGTGCGGTTCTGGGGGATGATGGCCGCCGAGATCTCCTCCACCTTCATACCGGCGCTGGTCGCGGCGGGGTCGGCGGCGCTGGTCGGCGCGCAGGGGTTCGAGCAGCTCCGGACCCGCGCCCAGGCTGTCTACACGGTCTCGGAAGCGCTCGGCCCGGCCCTGAACCAGTCCCTGGGCGGGTTCCTGGCGGGCGGGAAATACGGGAACGCGCTGCAGGCCGCGCAGACCGCAGCTGAAGGCGGCGTGTACGGGCTGGCGGGAGCCGGGATCGCGCTGGTGCAGTCCGGGACCGGGCAGGGCCTGATCGGCCAGGGCACCTCGGCGCTGGCGATGCTGGACCGGGCGGCGGCGGCCACGGTGCTGAACATGACCGGCGGCGGGAAAGGCCAGCGGATCACGGACCTGCTCGGCGGCGGCACCGGGTACCTGCGGCAGTTCGGCGACATCGGCGCGAACCTGGGGAACGTCCTGCTGAACCTCGGCCCGGACCTGCCCGGCGTCGGCGCCGGCCTGCTGTCGGGGCTGACCGGGGCGACCGGGGCGCTGTCAGCGGTCACGGGCGGCCTTCCCGGCCCGGCGCTCCAGGGATTCCTGTCGTATGAGGCGCTGTCACGGTGGGGGCCGGCGCTGCTCGGCGGCCAGGGGCTGATCGGCCGCATGCTCGGGCTCAAGGGGATCGGCGGTCTCGGCGGCCTGATCGGCAGGGCCGGAGAGGGGATCGCTGCCCGCGGGCTCGGCGGCGCGCTCGGCGACGTCGGCCTCGGCATAGCCGGGTTCGGTGATGCGCTCGGCGCGGCGACCGGTCCTGAGGTCGCGGTCCCCGGCGCCGAGCTGATGCTGGAATGGAGCCTGCTGAACAAGGGCTGGAACTCCCAGGCTGCGCTGCAGACGGTCGCGGGACTCCAGCAGCAGGTCGCCGGAGCGGGGTTCACAGGCGCGTGGCAGCCGCTCGGCCAGGCGATCACCAAGGTCACGGGCCTGGCCGCTGCCACGGCTGCTCCCCCGGGATTCGAGGACGGCGTCTCCCCCATGGTCCGCGGATCCAGGTTCGGGGCCGTCGAGGAAGGGCTGTACAGGCAGGCGCACGGCACGTACGTGCAGGCCGGTGCCGGGTTCACTGCCCAGTTCTCTGACTTGCTGAAGTCGGGCCCGCAGCTGATGAGCCTGATGCACGACGCGAAACTCAGCACCGTCTCGATGGCCGACGCGTTCCAGATCGCGCAGAACTCCCTGGTGAACCTGTCGGGCGCGTTCGACAGCACCGGGAAGTTCACCGGCACCGCGAGGCAGCAGATCATCGACTACCTCAAGGTCATCGGGCCGATGACCCAGTCCGGCGGCGCGTTCGGCGCCGCGGTGGCCGGCCAGCAGGTCATGTCGTCCGGGCAGATGAAGAACCTGCAGCAGGTCAACCAGGCGATGGACGCCATGACCCAGATCATGTCCGGCGGCCCGGCCGGCGAGGCCACACTCGCCGGGATGCTCGGCGGGTCACCGGTCACCACCCGCCGCGGCGGGTACACGCTGAACGCGCCGCCCGCATACTCGCAGATGGCGCAGGATCTCACCTCGTTCACGTCGGCGTCCGGGTCCGCGGCGTGGCGGTCGTTCGCCGGGCCGCAGGGACTGATCTCCGCCGAGCAGTCCAACCTGGACCAGCTCCGCACCGCGCTCACCCTCGGCGCCCTCACCCAGCCGCAGGCAGCCGGGCTGGCCGGGTACCAGATCCAGCAGCTCCTGCCCCTCGCGCAGAAGTCTCCGGCGGCACTGGCGATGCTGATGCAGCAGGGGAAGCAGATGGGCATCGGCAGCTACTACGACCCTTCCCGGTCTCAGGCCGCGAACTACCGCAGCATGGTCTCGGGCCTCGCGAAGACCGCCTACACGCCGAAGCAGGTGGCCGCCGCGGAGACCGGGCAGACGATAGCCCTCGCGGACCTCCCTGCGGTAGCGCAGCAGTTCAGCCAGTCCCTGGCCGCACAGGTCGCCAGCCAGCAGGTCGCGAGCGCCGGGGCCGCGTTCCTGCAGCTCCAGGGGTCCGTCAAGGGCACCTCGTTCAGCAAGGGGGCCCTCAGCCAGCTGATCACCCAGATGCAGGGCGCCGGGCTCGCGGGCGGCGGCACCATCACCAGCGTGCTCAACTCGCTCCTGTCGAAAGGCGGCATCTCGCAGGCCGCCATCAAGGCGATCGACGTGCAGGTCAAAGCGGACACGTCCCAGGCGGCCGCGAAGATAAACGCGCTCAA